GTCCAGTGGCCTCCCAGATGAGAATGAGTCTCATTACCGCCCGGTACTTAGCAAGCTAATAGTCACGGCATGTTATCGTTACACACCGTGACTATTTCAACTTTAATTATTACGCAACTTTTAATTTCTCAATATATTGTTGCGGGCTGCAACTATATTCTGCGCGTTCTTCTTCGGTCATACTTTCCCAACATAATTTCAAGCGATCAGCTAGGAACTGATAATCATTATCATCGTCGAGAGATTCATCGATAAAGGTTTCACCTATCAATGCCACGCCGATTGATAGAATATCGTTAACGGCTTGCGCGTCCAGCGTTTTAAACCCGTATGATGCCGCCGCTGATAGCACGCCTTTATGATCGTCAATCATTGTAAAATCAGCGTTCGGATATAGCTGTTTAAATAGCTCAAAGTAATAAGATTTATAAACTGCGTCTTTGCTGTGGTATATTTCGCTAACTTTATCAGCCTCAAAATATTTGTGCAGTGTATCGCGGGAAAACACGCGGATATTGCTATTTCCACGCCCTCGCAATCCTTGTTTGCGCAAGAAATAGTAATCCGACTTGCTCATCAATCGAGCGGTGCAAATAATGTTTAAAGTATTTGCGTCATTCATGCACTGGCGCATATATTCAACCAATGGCAATAAAGTATCTTGCATTATTAAATGATGTTTGCAGGCTTCATTTTTATACTTATTTAAATCTAAATTGCCCTCACTATCAAAGCAAGGCGCTACACGATGGAAAGAATTAATGATAGTGCCGTCTAAATCCCAAATCATGACGCGGGAAATATGCGGGAAATTACGGAAAGAATTAATAATAGCTTTATTCATTTGTTACGTTCTCCATTAAAGGGATTAGATTAATTCAGCATTGCCCGCTATTTATCAGCGGGCAATAATAAATCAACTATTAAAGACCATAAGCCAACGCATCAGCAATAAAACTAATATCTTCGCCGGATACATGGGAACGAATACCCGCGCAGGTATATACCTTTGCGCTCGCTAGGTGATCATCGAGGCAAGCGGGGCAAGGCGCGACAACTGCAAAGGCAAGGCCGGATTTTACGGCGTCGATGATAATCGTTTCCTGCTTCACCGTATCAACATAAACACCTGCGGCCTTAATGTAACTACTTGCGCGGCCTTGCGTATAGGCAAAGGTAGTAACCTGCAAAGCGTCATTAAAGTCTAGTAATTCATCAATAACGTGCCCCGCCTCGACGTGGTAACGTTCACCATTAGAATAAACCAAAACAATTGAGGATTGAGCGCGATCGAAAGGAATATTTTGCTTTTTCATATTTATAAAACTCCAATTAATTTAATAAGGGATTTAATTTATTTGTTAGCTTCAAGACTTACAACAAAAGCGAGATTTGTTTCTTTCCATACGTCAGGAATATCATTTGCCTGTATATGATCTTTCGCTTCATAATCAGTCTCAAAAGAACAAAAACCATCGGACTCAATTATATAAGTGTGGCCGTTTAATTCATTTTGATAAATATAACAATTATTATCTTTTAAATTGCGGTATACAGTGCCGCGCAATATAGTATCAATCGACCATGTATCGGCGGTGTTTTTAACGTTGGGAAGATTAATTTTAATAGCCATTTAATTTAGCTCCTGTAATAGCGGCTATATTTCAAGCCGCTAGGGTAATAATTTAATTACGCAAAGAATTTACCATTCTTAAAGTCAATCAAAGTGCGCTGACCGTTTGCGTATGTAATTAAATGGGTTTGCGTCCAGCTTGACGCGCCAACGTTGTAACCCATATCCAGACTACCTGCTACGCCAGCGGTATATACGCCGCCGTAAATGCTTGCCGTATGAGTATGACCAGTGTTTAACTTGCCCAATTTCTTAAACTGCTTAGGATTGCCACGGCTGCCGTTTATGCCGTTGTGACCGTGTACGCCGCATTCAATGCCTGCAATTTTAAACGATTGGTCAGTGGTCAGGAAAATGGCGTTAAATTCACAACCTGCTACCTTACGCAAGGCATAATCTAGCACGTTGAAAGTATCGTCCTGCTTTGCAATAGCCGCATAGATTGCAGCGTTTAGGCTGTGATATAGTTCGGCGTTTGCTGGATCGTCTTTGATGTTAGCATTTCGATCATCCAGCCAACGGGATAACGCCAAATCGTGATTTGATTCAACAATGATTGTTTGAGAAAAATCACGCTCCATTGATTCCAGCACGCGCCCCGTATCGATAAGATCATCAATAACCTTATCACGTCCGGCGGCGTACTGTTTCGCTAGGAATACACCAGAAGCGCGGTTATGATGATTGCGGGATGTAAAATCATGCACATCATGTACAAACTGATATTTCGGTTTGAGAATATCCACAAGCCCATAAGTATCACCATGACCCCAAGACGCTTGAGCGCAAGCCTCATCTAGTTTTTCTGCATGAATATCGCCATACTGCAAGCCTAAAACATGCCCCGACGTTTCAAAACATCCCGAAGGAGTGGCGCAAATATTCAAATCGTAAAACATGCCGCTTTCGTCCATTGTTTCAAGCTGGCGAACAAAAAACTCCCCGTCGTCGTCGAACTCAACAATAAGCGCGCCAAAATTATGAAGTGCTTCCGCTTTCTGTCCTGCTTTCTGCTGAATGTAGTTTTTGAGCGTTGCCGTTCCGGTTGAATACATACGGCGCACTACTTCACCTTTTAAAGCTGGCACGCTTTCGGCGGTGATTTTAGCGTGACCAATTGCCAGACCCTCGATATTTAAAGCCGTTGCAGTTTCTGCAAATCCAGAAAGCGGATAATCTGCGGTTGGCAAAACATTAATTTCAGCCATGAAAGCGAAACGGCGGTTATTTAAAAACACGTTTTTGCTGCAAATATATTTATCGAAAGCGGGATCATATTTGATCCCATCAGCACCTTCCCCATTTTGGAATCCGTTTTTATTATAAATATACTTAGAAACAAGCAAATCAGCGCCGATAAATTTAGCATATTGCTCCAGCGCGGCTAAAAAGTTTTTATGCGGGAAAGTATTATTTTGAATCGACGTAATAATAAAACGTTTACCTTGTTTTACTTCCCACTGTTCCACGGTACTAGAAACAATCCCAGCCGCTTCGGGGCGCTCATCGTTTTTAATGGCTTTTGCTACTTTTGCCGCTTTCGGTTTCGCTGGTTTATTTGCTTCCAGCCAGTCGCAGATAGCGGTGGAGTGTTTAGTAGTATCGTATACCGCTTTCGAAATATCGTCACAAACTTCCAATTTAGTGGCGCGCAGGCGTTTACCGTAGAAATTGAAATCAGCGGCCATTTTCAGGATAACGGTTTGTTTTTCTGCGGAAATAATCATAGTAATAAAACTCCATTAAAGGGATTAAATTCAATTTTGGCAATATTGCCAAATATAACGCCTCCAATAATAGGCGTTATAATTTGCAACATTAATTTAAAGGCACTAGGCTAGAACTAACACCACAAGCAACGGCGGCAATAAAACAAATCAGACCTAAACGCTTTGCCAATTTAGATTTGCGTTTAAAATAATACGAATCTAAATCATTTTGAAAATAAGCGAACAATAACGAGGCCGCCATAATAAACAAGCCTAGAATTAAGGATTCAGTAGGAAAGAAAATCATTTTTAAAACTCCTGATTTAAGGGAAGAAAATAACTATCGCTAAACAGTTATATTATTGCCCCCTCACTAGAAGGGGGCAAGATATAACTATTATTCCCCTGCGGCCTGTTTCACTTCATCGGCAACGCCTAACAATTGCGCTACAGCGTCCAGTGTTTCCAATTTTGCACTTTCAAGGCTTGCCAGATCGTCGGCGTCTTTGATAATGCCGGAATCGATAGCGTGTTTTGCAATAACGCGCACATAGTGAGCCTTGCGGATTGAACTACCGCCGCCAACTTTGCGCGGCTTGTCGCTTTTTTGATAGGCTTTTGCACTGGTCAATTTTGACCGAACGGATACGGGGGAGGCCGCGCCTACTGCTTTTGCAATCTCTTTCAGGCCGTCGCTATTTGCAAAATCTAAACCGTTTTCGTTGATTAATTGCTGATACATGGAAACAGCTTTTTGAGTGTTTTCTTCATTCCATGCAAATTTTGCGGTTTTAGCGTTAGTCATGATATAAACTCCTGTTTGTTTAATTTAAGGGATTAGATTAACTTAATGTTAATCGTTATATCCCCCTGAAATAAGGGGGATATAAAGTTAACACTAGATTATAAAACAGCTTCCCATTTTTCGTTACGTTGAACAACCTTTACAACGTCGCCGGATTTAACGCGAACGCTAAAAACGGGTTTGCCGTTGTTACTACGTTCCGTTTCAGCGTATACCGCGTCGATTGTATCAAACGGCATAAGCGCCGCGCCTTTAATACGTTCGGCTTTTCCGGTTAATTCATCCGTTTTAGTAACGAAAGGAATGAAGACGGATTGACCAATTTTAGGCGCGGTAATAACGTTTTGCATAGTATAAACTCCAAGTTATTTAGGGGATTGTTCCGCATTACCTGCTAGAAAGTAGCAGGTAATAAGTAACAATCCGCTCGCCAATATAATCAATTTAAAGAACTCCACGTAGGCCGCTATATCCCAGTTAGGGGGCGGGACACATTATGGTAAGTGCCGACCGTCAAATTTTATCAAGTTATCGCTCTTGTCGAACTGGGTACATCTTAAAGCCTATCGGCTAGGGTGTCAAACAATTTTTTGAGATTTTTTATGATTTTCTTTCAGGTCAATCATAATATTTCGCCAGATCATTTCTAAACCTTGCTGGCGACCTTTCTTGTACTGCGTGAATCGATATTTTACCGATCTTTGCGCTACTGTCAACAAATTTTTTGTTTTGCTATCTAGTGCCTTGCTAGGCTTGCCAGTGATCAATAAAGTTTGTTTCATATCGTCGATTCCTTATAATGAATAAGTTTACCGCCGATAGGCTTTAAGATGTACCCAATTTTTAAAGAGCGCGGCGGTAAACTTCCCGCCGTGTAGTTCGTCATTGCCGCCCTACGTGATAAATAATAGGGGATTCCCGAAAATGGCGCAACCCTATTTTTGTAAAGAAACGTAAAGACAAAATTCACCGCACCACGTCCGGCGACGGCCTAAAATTAAAAGAAACGGGCGCGCGAATACCACAAAACAGAGCAGATAGGCAAGTAATTTTTTCATTTATATTTGCTTTGCCCTACTTGACAAAATCTAAAAAGCTCGTGGTAGCGATAAACGGCCTATCCCCTTATGATGGGATGGCTAAAAACTTTATTGCGTTCTGGAGCGTTTTAGGCGCATTCTAGCCTTGTTGATAACTTATCCCCAAAAGCAAAAATGAAATTTTCCTAGTTATCCACTTGACTTTTATTTTCCAGTGGATAACTACTTATTTTATGAAATAAATTAATTGACTTTTATTTGCTAGTGTGTATTGGAAGAATAGCAGACTAATAATTGCTAGGATGATAATCATGCTGGTGGATTGTAACGGATTAAATTATTAGCAGACTATTAATCACGGAAAATCTCATTAGCCAACTAACTATTACATAATATATAATATACATATAAATTAATGAGAAATAATAATTATAATAAATAATAACTACAGTAAATAATAACTATAAGAAACCATCGGCCTAAGTGAGAACCACTATCATTTAAGTTATCCACAATGTTATCCACAGCACAAAAAGATTTGACACGATAGGCGGCGATATAAGGACTTTTGCACAGACTTATCCACAGGTTATTCTACTGTATAAATATACAGGGTAAAAAGGTAGTGTTAACGACTGCAATCAATTTTAAGCGGCCTAAATCGCATTCTAACGAGCTAAACGCTGCAAGGTAATATTAAAGCAAAGCCTCAATGCGTCGGCCTGGTGGCTTCACCGTGTTTTGCTCTTTACTACACCGCTGCGCGGTTAGCATAAAATTAGGCGCTAGGCAAGGAATAAAAAACATTTTCTTTTTTCTTGCCCCTAGTGAACAAATATCTATATCATTCACTCACCGATTAACGAGGGAGGCCGAACAAATGAGGCTTTTTAAACCTGATAATGCCACCGTTTTAAAAGGTGCATTGCGCAACCTGCTGGACGGTAGCAAGTCAACCAGCATTAAACATTTTATTAACAAGGTTGAAACTATTCATCAAAACTTTTTTGATGAGTATGACGCCTATGATATGGATAGTTTTCTACCGTTATATAAGCAAGGGGCAACGCTAGTTTTATATAATCGGGATTGCCATATCTTTACAGGCAGGGGAGCGGGGCCGGATACCGATTTTATTGTTGCGCAGGGTAATAATATTGTTGCGTATCATAGCAATTCAGGCCGTCAATCATTTAATATAAATGGTTTTGAGCTTATTGGACTTGATCTGATAAATGGACTTTCTAGCATTGAGGGATTTTTAGATGTTATCTGGAAGTATTTACCTGCTGGATGGTATAAGCCGGATAATGACGGATCTCAATATACCGCTATAATGGCTTTTGATGGCGACGGTAATTTTTTGTTACCCTCGGAATTATACCCGTATGTATATGATGGCGACGTCGAAAGTGCGGGATTCTCTTTCGAAAGAGAAGAAAGTATTTACGTTGAAAATCAGGCTGTAAGTTCTAACACTCAAACTACTGAAAACAAAGGAAAAAACACCATGACCAAGATTGCTAACATCGTTGCCGCTAATAAATCCGCTGTTGTAAACGCTGCAAAACTGGAAGCGGGTAAAATTGCACTAACTCAAATCACGAAAGTAGCGGCTAAAAAAGCACCGTTTATGATTAAAGGTTATATTGATACGCCGATTGGTCGTGTAGTGATCGCTAACCTGCTGAGTGTAGCGGTTGACCAGTACGCCCCGACTAACCAAAAGGCGAAAGCGGTAGCAGGGGCGGCAATGGAAGCGGCAATGTTGGAAATGGTACAGAGTTTCAATATTGCTGAAATGATTGATGAAATGGTGAAAGGTATTGATATTTCTACTTTTACTACTAACACCGAAAGCGAGTAATAATATTTAGCGGGGATTGTTTCCCCGCTTTACTATTCCCTTGTTAATTAATAGGAGGCTAATTAATGGCTGATGAAAAATATGGCTTCTCACTAGGGGAAGTGAACACGGCAAAACATGATATGATCATTTTGGTCGATTGTCATACTGGCTATTGCGGGGAAGGTTGGACGGAAGAACATTTTGTTCCCGCTGGTTGTGATCTGGACGCTTTCGCTCATGAAATGGCTATTGATAACGCTTCTCGTTTCGGTAGTGATGGTTATGAGGACGAGGAATCGGGCGAATGGTATGAAAATGAAAACGTATATGCAAGCCTTTATCATTATCAATTGAGTAAATCCGGCGCGTATGTAAACGGCGGCGATCCTATTAATTCCGTCATGAAATTAATTATTAAATATGGTGGCGCGGAAATAATTGGCAATAAAGCGGTAATATACGCAAACCGATTAAAACAGCTTGTTTATATTCCTGATAGTACCCGATGGGATGAATATGCTATCTTGCATGACGAACTGAAACGATGTTTCAATGTTGAATCCTTACAGGTAGTTTAGTGTAAAGTTTTGTAAAGGTCGCCTTTTATGGCGGCCTTTTTTGTTATAATGCCTTTACACCAAAACGGTGGATTGAAAATTTTCCCAAAAATTTGGAGGCTTAAAATGGTTGCTTATTCTTCTGCTAGTCATCTGTTTACCGCTCAAGGCTGGGTGTCTAACCGCGTCATCATTCATGACATGGTGCAGGAGTTCGGCATTGCTAAAACTTATAACACCATCCAAGAACTATACAACGCCGATAAAATCGATCAGCAAACGGCTGGCTTTTTGCTGGATACCCTGAAAGCGGAACACTGTACCAAAAAACAAGCGGCAAAAATTGTTTTAATGTAATTAATAACGGGGCGTTACTTTCGCCCCACTAACTAGGGGAGTATTACAAATGGTTATTTTTCGAGCTATTCTGGCGGGTATCTTGGGCGCTATTTTGACTCTTTTCGCCACCGCTTATGGTATTCAGGATTCCTACTGCGGTCTAGTAAATACAAAACCAATGGTTACTATTGGTGCTGGCATTGCTGTATTTTCTTATCTGCTGGGCTGCATGACTAGTAAAGGAGAATAAAAATGATCCGCAACGTTTCTCTTGCACGTTCGAAAGGCTTTAAGCTGGTGGATGTTAACACGTTCGAGCGGGAAGATTGTAAAATCGAATATGTAGCACGTAACAAAAATGCCTTTCGTGTTACCGAGAAAAAATTTGATAAGCGCGGCAACGTGATCGCTGAAACGGTTAAACACTTTGCCACCTTTTACGCTGCGTTTCGTGGGGTACTATGAAAAGCGTTATCGTTATTGCCCTTGCAATGGTTGGCGGTTTTACCGCCACCTTATTCAAAAATGACCCCATTTCGTTGGGGATCTTTATGTTATTATCTGGCTATCTAATTGGGAGGCTGTCAAATGGTTATTTATGAGGGCAATCGTTTTGTTGCTAATTGCCGCCCAGCATTATTAGCAAACTATTTGAATCAGCTTTCACCAGCTTATAAGGGCGTTATTAATATTTATGAGGGCAAGGCGCATTATAAAATCAATGCGGTCGTTGCCCGTGAACTAGCATTTCAATTTTTAACTTTTGCATCTTGTGACGTTCAAGTTATGGGTGAAGCATTAATTGCAGAAAATGAAGATGATTTTATTAATATTTTCCGCAAAGTATGCACTGAGCGCCTGATAATGAAAGGCGCGTATATTCAATCCACTGCGGATAGTATTGAAACAGCGTTTCGAAAGGTGGCGCAATGAGTGAAATTACTTGGAATATGTTGCTAAAGGTTAAACGGGTAAAATTAACACAGGATTTATGGGGAGTAGGTAAAATAGGGGATGTATTCAATGTATTTAAAGACGCTCATCATAGATTTATAAGAAGAAATAATAATACTGGCACAGCGTTTTATTTAATTGATTTAATCAAATTATATGGTGAGGATATTTTCGAGCTAGAATATGAGTAACTATATAATTTTGGTGTATTGCAATGAGATTATATAGTAACGGAGCGTTATTATGAGCAATAAAATTGTTGTAACCAAAATCAGTACAATGGTTGATGTTTTTTACGTGCCCGATACGCCTGAGAATCGGCAAGCGGTCGAGCGTGGCGATTATGATAAAGTGATTTATGATCACGATGGGTATTATCAGCATTTGGTGGATTCCTACGGGGAGGAGGAAAAAATCACGCATCGACTACCAGACTAATAATCACGGGGCGCAACTATCAGGAAGTGCCCCCAATTCTCAAATGAGAATGATTCTCATTTGACCGCGCCCGCGATGGTTAGCCTGCTAATGATTAGGGTGTTACGTGTAGCCTTGTGTGATCGTTAGCGGGCTAACTAATTTTCAAGCCTCCTCCAATTTTGCCCTTGTTTTAGTATCCCCACCAAAATTAAACGCGTTAGAATGCGATCTAGGACGTTTTAGCGGTATATTAGAATTATCCACTGCGTAGGAATACTGTGTATTTATACAGTAGGATAAGCTGTGGATAAGTCTGTTAATAACGCCTCAAAATGGCTAGGATTTTGTCAAGTCAAATCGTGCTGTTAATAAGTCTGTGGATAACTTAAATAATAGTGTTTCTCACTTCCATTCTTAAATGCGAATCATTATCATTTGTATTTCACTATCTAACTAATAATCATTCCACTTTTTAAATGAGAATCGTTTCACTTCCTGAATAATTTTCGTTTCACTTTCTAAATGCGAATTATTATCATTCTCATTCCGCTTTTTAAATGAGAATGATTCTTATTATCATTCGTATTTAGCGCAGGGCAATTGCCCTGCGCTTTTGTGCAAATCCGACATTGCTCCACGGGTGTTACGTGCGGGCGTGTATGTGCGAATCCGACAATTTTTGGTAGTGTGCAAATCCGACCCGAAAAATTTTTATAGTGTGCGAATCCGACAATGAATTTTCCCAAAAACTCCAGCAATCTCGAACTGCGTTCGAATCCTGTGGGGTATGTGCAAATCCGACATGGTTTTTCTAGGATTAAGATGTGCGAAACCGACAAGATTTTTGTGACTCCGATTGGAGGATGTGTAATTGTGTGAGTTTGGAGAGAAGTTGAGAGAGCGAGAGAAAATTAGGGGAGAAGCTAGAGGGGCGCATGTTTGGTGCGAGGCACCCGATTTGCGGGGATTTTGGGGAAGAGTTGAGATAATTTGGGTTAATTGGGCTTGGGGCGAGATAAAGTAAAATTTTATTAGCAAAATGGGGCAAAATAGCTTGACAAGTGAAAATTTCTGTGGCTCTAAAAACTCAGGCAATCATGGGCCTTCGGCCCGAAATAATGCTGCCATTTTCAGGAGATTATATATTCCTAAAAACTTAGGCAATTGTGCAAATCCGACCATAAATTTCTAGAAATACAATGTGCAAATCCGACAATAAAATCCGAAAATGTGTTTTCAAAAAATGTCTCCTAGAAATAACCGCCCCCCCCATAACCGCCCTGTATTAACCGCCTAGTATATGTTCCTAGAAACTTAGGAGAACCGCCCACTAGAAGTGTGGTATTTCGTGAGAACTCTGGGGTTTCTAGGAAAGTGTATGTGATCCTAGAGATGGAGAGCGGCAACAGGTGTATCATCTTGAATGTAAATTATGTGGACAAAAGTTTTACCTTTTATTTAAATAAAAGATCCCCCAATCTCGTAAGTCTGCTGCTCTAGGCGTTCAAGATCTGTATGCTAATCCCGTGAAAACTGCTGCAGAATACATCCTAACGCCAGGGGCGCTGGTGTACTCTTCGAGTTGGGATAGCAATAATCTTGTTGCCTAGAGCTAAAAACAGAAGTTGTTTTTAATCTATGAGATTATTATAACATGTGCCTTAATGAGTTGTCAAGAAGATTTTGTTAACGTTTATTCCTTCCGCTTGTATTTGAGAACGATACCCTTCGAGACCATGAAGAGGAAAGTTGCAAGATAGGAATGTGGGGATTTTAGCGCATCATAATCTACAGTTCCGAAAGAACCTTCGCCAAATACCTCAGAGTTCTCAAATGTAGGAAGTAAACGTGCCAATCCGACAGCTCCTATAATCTTAAAGAATTGATCCCAGTCATTTAACATTGCTTTATGCGCAGACTGTAAGATTAATGGCATCTCTAAGTTCTTTTCGAGACATAGATGAACCTGCGCAATCGTAGAAGCAATCCCTAGCAACACTTCATCTTTTGTATAAGGGAATCCAGTATCTTTTCTTTGGAGTCTAGGAAGATGATCATATTCACAACGTTTAGGTGGGATGAACTTTTCCTCAGGATATAATTCTAATGCAACTCTAACGTTTCCCTCTTTAAATACTGGAAGTTCCTGATCTGCAAAGACATGATATGAATCTGCCTTGAACCCTACAATCTTATCACCAACAGAATTGATGATCTTTCTCATTGCAATATAAGAAGGGGATAGAGTTACGAATTTTTCTTCTTTATTATATTTAACAACTCCAGCTTCTGTATAAGCTGCGGGATGAAACTCAGAACAGAATGCTACTGCATGAGCTTCATCAGGAGTTAGTTCAGAAACACATTTGCCGTCTGCATTCTTAGCCAGCTTAATAATAGTCTTTAAATTCTCACTAATACTCATATTAAGCCTCCTGAACTTTGTCTTCCGGATAGAAATCTTCTAGTGAATTGTAGTGAGCAGTAAAGAACTCAAAACTTAAGTAATCAGCAGTATTCTGGATGTAACGCAGTTCATTAATAAAAGACTCTTTGAAGATCTTACGATTAGGTTTGAGCTTTATGATTTCTTCTACCAAAATCTCTAGGATCTTTTTTGCATCTTCAACCTGAGGTACAGCTAAGGCTTGAGATTCATAGATTACTTCATCCACTCCATTAGTAACTAAAGATACTTCTATGATTATTCCCTCCTCTTCTGGATGGACTCTATTTGCATCCAGCTCACGAATGATAACACGAGTTTGACTAGTTATTTGACGATTTAATGCGATTGTGTAATGTAACATAATTTCTCCTAATATGCCTCCCCTGTTAAAAGGTCTGGAGAGGCGTAGACCTATAAATTAGTTAACGATCTTTATTGATCTTTTTTACTCTCGTTAATAGCAGCTCCCAACGCTTCAAAGATAGCATCACTTACACTCCCAGGCTTAAGATTATTAAAGTGAGTAACATAGATGGGACTTCTAAAACCCTTAGCATCCGCAGGTGCTACGCTTCGCATATCAGATTCAAAAGCTTCTTGAGTATGTTTCAACTGTACAGAAGGGCCGTAATCTTCCGCAAACTTATATGACTGCGTACTACTTACCACACCCCCACAAGGAACATTGTGCATATCCGACATTAATCTTTTATCGGAGTTATTCAGCATTGAGATTGTCCCTGACTGCCACGGATCTCTAATAGTCACTGGAGTACTAGGGCGGTTCACCTCAGTCTTCACAAGTTTGTACCCTGCATCGATTAATGCGTTAATTAGATTATCAGCTGGGATGCGAGCCTTACCAAAAATCTTACGAGCATCTTCGAGCTTACCTTCAAAATCTTTACACGCGCTAAGGTCGGTGTGCGCAAATGTTAGCTTCATAGATTTAAATTGTACAGTAGCAGTTAAATCTTTAAAGCTATAATCCCATGTGTTCAGTTCATGATCTGGCACTACTTGAATAGATTGTTGCGCATTAAAAGTCATTATTTATTCTCCAGTTTGTCTAACAGTTTATGGGCTGCTAGATTATATTGTTTGAGTTCACGATTAAGGATTTGGTTTTCACACTTTAACTCTAGATTCTTGTTGTTAAGAATATTGCAGATTAGTAGAAGTGCTAGTATTAGTAACAGAGAACCTACGAGCATTAAAAGAAAAAGAGTTTCCATTATTTTATCTCCATTCTTAACTTTGAAAACTTATTATACCAAACTATATGATTATCGTCAATTACAAATTTATGATAACATGCTGGTACGGTATAAGTTCCATAATCCGTGACACGCTGCACAACCTTGTGTGCGCACAGTCGACAACCATGCCCTTCTAAATGAGATCTAGCAGTTTGCCAGTAATAACCCTCATGATCTGGACAATAGATCTCGACTTGCTGTTGCATTGTTTTGTAATTTACACGCTCATATCCAAAGAAAGCTCCATGAACTGCAACAGCTTTCTTGATAAATATAAGGTTTAGTGCTTCTTGTTGAAAGTCGGGATGTAGCTGTTTAATCTTAGTTCTATTAATAGATCCATCCGATTTGATAAACCTATTTATTGGGAAGTTGTTAGCTTCCTCGATTAGTAATTCATTTACTTTTTCTCTCATAATATACACAAAAGGCCAGAACAATTAAGCCCTGGCCTCTAGAATTAATGAAGTTGTTTACCACTTCTTAAAATAGTGGCCGTTTCCATAAGGTTTAACGTTGTATCGCGCTTTTTGATTTGTTTGTCGAGTTCATCGGTACGTTTGCCAATGTAAGCGTTAATAGCCATATTCATAGCTGAGGCGAGGTCTTCTTTGGTTATCTCTTCATCATCTAAAGCTAATTTAGCCAAAGAATCGAAAGTACTAGAAAGTCCTATAAGATCAGAAGCTTCACCGGCCAAAATAGGGTTAACATTATCTATTGTTACTTCTAACATGGAGTTAACAATATCTTCACCGTCTACTAGACCAGATTCAATATTACTCTCCCATTCCTTCATCTGCTCCAGCAATGGATTTTTCTTTTCTGTCATGGTAGAGGTTTCCTGTGTCAGTTGGTAAGAAGGACGATTGAGCTTTAGGTGGATGTTGTTTAGCAATCCAGTTAAGAATCAGTACACGACTAGGAACAATATCAGTGTTGTGCCAGAAATCATGAACCCATTGACGAGCATCCTCAAACTTACCAAATTTATATGCTTTCTTAAACAATTCAAACCCAAAACAATCTGGTGTAAAGTCTACTTCACGATATTGAACTACTTTAGAACCAGTTAGATCTTGGATCGCTGCATTAATTTCTGTATGCGAGAATTTTGTTTCGTGAAACTTATTAAAGAATCGGTAGTTGAAGCGTCCGTTCGTTTCGACAAACAACTGGATGAAGAGATCGTTAAATTGGTTATCAAACCAGTAATTCTGTAGTTGTTGTAGTGCTGTCATTTACGAACTCCGTTAATTGCCACGATGATGCCTTCGTACATAAAAGGAAGTAGTCCAGAAGTGTAGAAGATATTTTCTGTTATTCCTAGATGTCGAAAAAATATATTAAATAATGCTATTAGAAATACAATCTGAGGCAGTAATACAAAATACTCAGTTACAATCTTTGGTGCCTGATAAACAAGACGTTTTATCATTGTTTTTAAGTCTCCTTATTACTTTGGCCTGCTCCACAATAATAAAAACTGCAAGCACTAATAGTGCTAATAGCCCCGCAGTAATTGGTACTAAATCAATCATGGGAGACGCCATACGTAATTAGCTGTCTGTAGGATCTTAGGTGTGTCATCACTATACATTACTACAGACTTTGGTGAATAGCTATCAGCTAGTTCTTTACGAATCATTTCACACTCTTCACCAGTATCAATATTTTTAACTATCACTTTCATATTAAGTGGTGTTAATACAGAAAGTGGTTTCCAGGAGTCCTCAATCTCAATTCCTACCTTTTTCTCAATTATCATGAGAACTTCTAATGTATCATCCGGAATACTAATATTATTATTCACAAACTGTAATATCTCATGTAAGGTATTTAATTCATTAAAATTAAGCTTCATCTTTAAGAATATCCTCTACCATATCACAAGACTGTTGCAATTCATCAGCAATACGTTTAATATCGGTTTTTGTTACTTTACCAACTAACATCACCAGTAACATAGAAAAGATAATAAGTGGAACTGGAATAATAAATAATGCTACCTTAACAACATTCTTTGGCGTCCATGTATGGTATTTAGTGACTAGTACACCAACCACAATCAAATAAAATGCGAGAATAAACATCATCATTTTTTAATCTCCGTAATTATCTGTGCACGCATTACTTTATTAGGTAATTTTGTATTCCCAGCTATTGCTTCAATATTGTTTAGTTTTTCTTTTAGAATATCTGAGCGTCTCTGTGCTAGTTCAATATCTTGTTCTTGTTCTATTAAGCGGCCGTGAAGTCCACTATTAGTAATAAGCATACTCTCCATATTTTTTCGTATGCTTACAATACCAATAATCCCACCTATAGCTACTAGTGTCATAAGCACTAGCAATCCAATGAGAATTTCTGTAATCATTTATTTAATTCCTCTAAAGTAGGTAAGGGTTTTGTATGATCAAAAGTTTCTATAACAGCAGTAGGCCCATGTAATTCTAACCGTAGCTCGTTAGCTCTTTTAACCGCTAATTCTAAATCTAGGTAATCAAAGAGTCCGCCATACACAGGTTTTTTATTAATATCTTTATTTTGTACTTGCCATTTTTGGGCAGCTTTATGCCAAGAGATCCCTAAATAACCTGAGTTACTATAGCTAGTTCTATTTTTGTTATTTTCACTAGAAGTAATATCTCTCAGGTTATCCCATCTATTATCCCATGTAATCCTATTTTTATGGTCAACTTCTTCGGGAATTTTACCCTCCATGTACAAAAAGGCCAGTCGGTGAGCTTTATACCTTTCCCTATCGATACCTATGATAATATATCCATCTTTATCTGATGTTCCAGCTACAGAGCCTGCCTTAGCTCGGCCTCTGCTCACTCTCCTAATAAATTCGCCCGTTTCCGGGCGGTATTCAAATAGTTCTTTTAATCTTTCTTGTGTTAGCATTTTTTCTTTAATTGCTTAACTTCACGCTCAAAGCTAGCTGCTCGGCGTTCTGCCACTGCTTGATGCTCCTTAGCAAAGCGTGCCTCTTGTTTTGCTAAGTTAAAGGCCATAGCGTTCTTGTTAAGGGAATCATACATCTTCTTCATTGCTGGAATAGACATTTTCATCAGTTGCCCCTCAAATCCTTGCATATCGAGGAGAATCGCTAATACATTGGCCATCTCAGTCTTAGTAAGGTTAGAGGCGTCGAAGTCTTTAGTCATGTTTTCCATTAGAATTTCCTCTCTCATTAATTTATGAACTTATTATACAGAATTTTAAGGCTTAAAGCAACTGAATTTTTTAATTACTTACCAATCGTTAACAACGCCGGAGAACTCAGAAGCAAAAACTTTTTCAAATTTCTCTGCAATTTCAGGATGATCTTTGCAAATCAGCTCAATACAGGCTTCTGGAGTCATTCCTTCATCTTCAGGATCACCATAGTATTTATCCCAAAGATCATCAGGAATGATATGCTCCGCCAAATCTTGGAAAGAGATTAACTGATAACGTTCTGCCTCCTCAGCGACAAGAATTTCGCACAGATCTTTATCTATATCGCTACGATAATCCGCAATTAATAGGGCATTGCAAGCATGACATTCCCAGACCATCAAACGTTCAGAGATGGGGTTAGACTTATCTTGAACGTAAGACTGGAACAAGGTTCGGAAAGTCGCCTTAACTTGTTCAAACTTATCTGCTGCTGCGAAAACTAGAGCTTTATCAACTTTGTTCATTTTTATTCCTTCTCATCAATTTATAAAGTAATTATACAGAAACTTAAGCATTTTAGCAAATAAAACTTTTAATTAAAATGCCTAATCCTGTACCAATAGCAATACAAATGATTATAAGTATTGCTATCGCTTGTACGATTCGTTTAATAATAGCCTCAGCTATATACTTAGACATCTAACATCCAACTAGTTTTATCATGAGAGGTGTACTTACCACTCATGATGTCTTCCAGACGTACTGGTGATTTTGCATACTCGACACAAACGTTAATATAACGAGGATCCCCCATTAGCTCAAAGTGAGTATGCCCATGTAAGTTCTTCTTACCTCTCAGCTCCCCATGGTGTATTGGGGCATGGGAAAGCCAGAAGTTTTTATACTTAACTAGTGATTGTACGTTATCTACAATCCCTATTAAGTCTTTGAAAGATAATCCTTCTCGTTCTAAGTCGTGGTTTCCCAAAACTAACGTAGTTCTAACATTGCCAAAGAGTTTTTCGAACTTCTCCAAACCATTTCTAGATACAAATGCGTCTCCTAAAATATAGAATACTGTACGCTTATCTTTCACGGATGTAATAGTATCCATAATAAATTCGTCATGCTCTTCCATAGTAGAGAAGATTGGTCTGAATTTAGTAATATTTGCATGCCCCAAGTGGAGATCACTCCAAAAGCGAACTTTCATTAAAGAATCCTCTGTACACCGCAGCTATCTTCCCGGAGTGTAGTAAATGTGGTGATTTTGCCGGTTTCATCATTAACTTGCGCAACCGTCAACTGCCCGTTGAAAACACCGCCAGTATCAAGATAAACACGGTTTTTATAGAGAAGTGGGTAAGGAACCCCAGTATGTCCGTGAAATACGAAATCTACCCCTTTAACCTCTGGCACTTCTACCATGTATTTTTCTTTAAATCCTGCATAACGCTGGAAATACGGGTGTTCCTCACCGTTTTTGGACAAGTAGAAGCCTATTTCTTGGATTACATCTCGATCCCATAAATATGGCTCAATATGGTATCCAGGATGATCATGTGGGTCTTCCTTAGCTGCTTCTACTTGTGCAATAAGATTATCCCATACTGGGGTTTCTACTTCATTACCGCATTCTTTGTATGTAAAAGGTACACCACCGTGAACAACACCAAATTTCTTACCACGATGTCTAACAGTTAGGAATATTGGCATTTTTTCAGCCATATCTTCGGCAATATTTTTAATGGTGTCTGCATCCAGCTCATTCATAGCCCACATACCACCGTTATACATCCAATTAGCCCAATCTCCTACAATCATAAATTGGTCATGATTACCACGGACACTGATAAAACGTGGATTATACAAGAATTTGGCTAAAACTTGTAAGTTTTGTGTGCCTCGATCAATTAAGTCACCAACACATACTACACAATCTTTTTTGCTATTATACCCAGCTAATTTCAACGCATCTTCTAGTAAATCGTTGCATCCATGAATATCACCAACGAAAAACAGGTTGGCGTCATCTGGCACTACTAGAGTTTTATGTACATTAAATTCTTTTTTCATAATTATTCCCAAATAACAGTTAAAATAGTTGTGCCATAATCATTAGATAGTTGGAGAGTATAACCTTCTTTATATAGAGCTTTTATAGCTTCATAACTAATTTCATCACGATTAAACTGTACAAAAGAACCCCCAATCTCCACAGAAGAAACTATTCTCTTTTTAACGTATTTATATGGTTTCTTTCTACTCTTAAGGAGTGTAGCTCTATTTATCCTGGCTAAACGTTTTGCTTGTTCCGCTAACATTTAATTATCTCCAGTGGTTAGTATGCTTTTCAGCTTCCTCATCGTTAGGCTCAAAGACAACATGGCAGTCAACTGCTTCCCAAAAAGCCTCACGGATTAAAGAGTTTTTAACTGAAATGTCCAATTCTCCCCACTCTTCTAAAGTCTCTAGGTCTGTATCAACTTCGGTATCACAGCCAACCAACCCCAAAGAAACAACAATAGTAACGCGATCTTCACGTTGTTCGGGATAAACATCAGCATATTCCCAAGCAGCTTCTTCAACATAATATTGTTGTTCCTTTTCTGGCAGTGACTTATACTTTTCTTCTGTAATACCCATCTCAACGGCGCGAGTACCACAAACTACATTGTTATTAATAATTAGATATGCATAGTTCATCGTAATATTCCTGTTTCTTGAAGGGCAAAGAAAGCCATTAATATGACTAAAATCCATACAAAGATATGTGACATAATCATATTAATGTCTCTCTCATCAATTTATATAAGTATTATACCAAAATTTTTAGCAAAAAGCAAGTAAAATAAAAGCCTGATCAGCTAAGATCAGGCTTTGTTTATTAGTCCTCTGGATTATCATCCAGGAAATTTTTAATAGCTTCGTGCATAGTTTCTTTACGAAGCTGACGTCCAATCAGAATATGATTAGCTTCTACTCGACCATTAGGTAAGCGATCCGCCAGAACCACTACAGGAACTTGGCGCACTCCAAATTTCTGCATTAATTCTGTATTATCAGTCTCTTTATGGATTTCCAAATTATAATCACTGACTACTTTATCAAATACTGGCTCAAACATTTTGCAAGGATTGCAAGTGGAACCTTTCAATAGATATACTAATTTACTCATAGTTATTAATGGCCTCTAAGAAGTTTCTCATAGTTTTTACGGTTGCGGTGCTCAGATCAAGATTTACACCCAAACACTCGGTTAATGCTTCCTGATAAGGAGCTTTTAATCTGCCTTCTGGGACTTCTACCTTTTTATACTCTTTATTTTTGACCTTTTTAATCATAGTCTCTAGTACAAGAAGCGGTAATTTAGCACCTTCAATATCAGTACCCAAAAGTTCAGTTAAAATTTTATTAAGATCAAGACGAGTTAACTTTTTGCCCTTAGACATAGATGCACCTACCTTTGTATCAATAGATTTTTCCGCTTTCTTTTCGAGCTTTTTGTACTCAGGAGAGTCATGATCACGGAGTGCAATGTTTAGCTCGTAATGTGGTATACGAAAATGTTCCGCCATTTGAGTATAGAAACGATCAGACATAATATATACCTCTCTTAACTAATTTATGTATATATTATATAATAACTAGGGCTAAAAGTCAACTACTTTTTTATCTTAATCTACTACATGTATAAATCTTTTCCTAACTAGATACATAGTTATTGGGTAAATTGAGTACATAAGTATCGGGGAGAAAAGGGTGAAATACGCTGTAACTCCCCCAGCTAACATCAAAGGTATTAATGCTAGAGTAAGGGCCATAAGAATCATGCCGAATGAAACAGCCAAAGCTATGGATATAGGATTCTCTAGTTCCATCCATAACCAACAATATTTCGTATCTCTATGGCAATTGCATTTACAAACGCCGAATGAACCCATAATTATATACTCTAGTCCGTGAATAACCTTTATTAATAAGCTATTTCGGGTAGTTAATGCAATGATAGTAAAGACTATCATTAAAACGAATACTACTAGACTTATCTTCCAGATACCTAGCAGCATCATAGTGAATAGTTCTGCAAACATGGCTTTCTCCTATCTTCAAAAATTATTAAAGCCCCCTTTGCCTAAAAAGGCGGGAATATTCCCGCCTCAGTTATTAATTAAACTAGTTCGACATGACCGCCATCATAGGTACCACGTTTTATTTCATCGTGATAATCTCCCGAAGCATTCCAATCAGCACCAAAGCGAAGTTTAATGCCTAGTTCTTTACCCGCTTGTTCAAAAGCCTTTTTAACTGCCCAAAATGCTTCTAAATCATTCCAATCAATTTTGCCATTAATGTATGGAGCAAAATCAAGGGCATCCCCAGTAATATGCTTGCTTTTACTAGGATCTTTTAAAAATGAAGTACCATTAGCAATATTCTGGGCACTTTGTGCTACTGTACGAATACCCTGTACGATCGTGAAATCATATGGAGATAATTCTAAAGCTCTACGAGCTACTTTTTGTAGCTCTGGCTTAACGGTAGCTAATTGTTTTTCGCTATTTTTACCAAATTTAAAACTCATATTGATCTACCTAAAGATCTCTGTTGTGGGGAACAGAGCTTTGTTAAATACTCGTTAAATTTCTCAGAATCGGCTGCATCTACAGGATTATCTTTCCAAGCAATACCAATATATCCAGCATAGATATTGTTTAGATTGAAATACGGACAAGTGTATATGTAATTAAAAGTAACGTTCTTAAACGCAGGTATATTTAACCCCATGTATTTATTTACTTTTACACTTAAATCCGATGCGTAGTTGAAGCCGTCTAAGTGACGTCTATATAGCTCAGACGTTTTATTTACCGCTTTATCAGCCAAGTCAGCCCTATCTAATTGCGCATTGCTTTCCCATGCAATAATGTTAGAATAATCATTAACGGCATCGGGTTTATACTTGACGACAAAAACAGCATCCGCACCCGTTTGGGAGAAAAGCACCATGCTCTTTTCTCTAGCTACGTTAGGAAAATTACTTATCCTTTGAGTTTGAACATCCTGTAGAACCGCAGACGTGGAGAAAGTCTTTAAGAAAGACATCACCTCGCTAGTATTACTAACAAATAAGAAAATAATGACAGCAACTAAGATAGTTAGCAGACGTTTAAGAAGCGACGCTGGATCTTTCGCTTCTTGGAGCAGTACCGTTAATAATTGTAAGAACTTTTCCAATTGTAACCTCCTCTAACCAGTACCATTATACTAATTTTGGAGGAAAATTACAATGTGTTTTTAAAGATCACTTCTGGAGCATAAAATTTTGTCGTTGTCAAGAAGAATTTTAGATAAAAGAAAAGCCAGGGTCGTTAAACCCTGGCTTAAAACTACTTACTCTTCGTTGTGCTCCTCGAATTGAGGTAATTGGGCTTTATTATATTGCTCAGATCGATATTTTGCCAGGATTTCAATACGCTTATGGATTTCTTTGCTATCTAGATAGATATTTTTGTTGTCTTTTACCATCTCGTCGATTTCATCTATTGAGAAGAATGGATAGTAGACATCTAGCATCATATCTTCTACAAACTTGTTGTAGGATTCATAGGCTTTCTTGATTTCTTGACCTTTCTCACAGAACCCGCCAGAGAACGTGTGTCCCATTAGCGTAGCATGTGGATGTACTACCCATCCATGACAGGATAGGAAAATTGTGCAGTAAGCAGAAGCACTAGGACCAATCAGGTGTCCTATAACTGTTCCACGGCAATTAGCAATTAAGTTAGATAACTGTGCAGCAGTATCAACATAACCACCCGGGCCATTAATCATCAGATTAATTTCGTCGTCCTCATTTGCCTGCATAAGTACCATTGATAAATCACGGTATTCATCAGGCGGACCTAATTCTTCATCAAAGAAAAAGGTATACTCGTTAGATTGGCGAATGGAGTGAAACAGGTTAGTCTTTTCTTCTTTTTTATTAGTCATAGCGATCCTTGATTATCCAACTAGTGGTTCTAGCTCTAAGTCACAGAAGTTATAAACTTCTAGTTTAAGGTTATTGATACCATCGAATTTATTAACTAATTCATGAGTAATATATTTTGCAGGAATACCACTTTCAGATGGATGATCTGATTTAATAGTGAACTTCTGCTCAGCGGGTACTACATTTACTATCAAAGAATCCATATCTAAATGGTTTGTTTCTCTGAGTAACTCTCCTTCATTGGGGAATCTAACATCTGTTATTACGGCGACATCTGGGTCGTCTTTAGCGATGGATTGCTCCAGAATTATGAGCCAAATGCGTTCATGCACCAGCTGCCTTCCTAGCTCTGTCCCTACGAGCTGTAACATTTTTCTCGGAGAAATAAATAAACTATAAAGTCCGTCTTCTTTATTCTCTGAGATAAGTTGTTGAGGATTAAGATATTTTTCCTCAAAAATAGGCCAAACGTACGAGAAGTCTTCAAACTTATCGATACCGTACTTAAACCACACATCCCTGGCTCGCTCCAATTGAGATTGTGTGACCGTAAACCATTGGTCAATCTCTTTTCCTCTGCGCTCTCCTAGAAACTCTGGAGTTACACCGAGGATTACGGATGCAAGTTCATAAACGGGCTTAGCAAAACTGTAACGACGGGGTAAACACGTTGGATACGTGTCATTACACCAATCGATAATTAATTTTGCAACGGTATCTTTTCCCGAACCAGCTTCACCATGTAAACCGACTAATACTGACATTAATCTTTCCTATTTGTAATGGGTGGATAGTAAACTAAGCAACGTTTTTCTTGTAAATCTTGACGATAGAAGCAGACCATACCAGTCAGTCGTGAAATGTAAGAGTAAACTGCTTCCTCACATTTTGCTTTTGCATTCCAATCTTTGTATGGTATAACAACTACTACGCCGTCTTCTCCATTTGTAGCTAATTTCTTTTCAAACCTAAAATTAAAGCTACAAGGTTGAAGTCCTTTAGGCCAGTCTACATGAGCTTGCTTTAACTCATGAGATGGCTCTGGTTTTATTTCTTCTGCACAGCCTGTGATTGTGATTGTGGCTGCGAGCAGTACTCCAAGTTTCCAGTTAAACATGCTAATCTTTCCTCGAACTCTTTATTCTGCTTTTTAGCAATTAATGTTACCAATCCAGGCTTTGCAGCGATAACATCTTGACGACTAAGAGCTTTATCTAGCTGCTTAATCTTTTTGTCTAGATCTGCTTGCGAAATATTATTCATTGTGAAATACTGGTTCATTCGAGTCTCCCGAAGTTCGCTCTCAGCTTTCACCTTATTAAGGGAAGTTTCTAGAGAAGAGATCTTTTTAGCAGCTACTGCAAGATCTCCCGCTAAAGTCTCCACTTTATCTACTAAGTGATAAGCACCGAACCCGATGCCTATCGCTAGACCTGCTCCCAGGATATACATCTTGTTATTCCAAACTAAGTCTACAAACCATTTCCGCATTAGCCTGTACTCGCAAACTCACCATGGAGTTCTTTGAGTTTGGTATCCCGCCATTTTATAGCCTCTTCCAAACTCTTAAGTGTTTTCGAAACTTGCTTACCATGTTTGGTAATTCTTACTTGGTAAGTCCCATTTGTTTTTCTATGGATATTTTTAACGCCTAAATGGTTATCACTTCTTACTTTTTGGTTACAAGCATTATCAGATCTTGTAGCAGGTCTTAGATTCTCAAATCTATCATTAGTTGAGTCTTTGTCCTTGTGATCAACTATTTCAGGCCATTCTCCAGTATGCCATGCATAGATTAATCTATGTGCCCCTATAGCTATGGAACCATTATATAGTTCAACTACTCTATGCCCTGTACTTTGTCTAGATCCTGCTACTGTTCCGGCGAATATCTTATTAAAATGTTCGTCCCCTTCCCTGGGTTTCCAGATAAGATTACCATCTTCTTGGTAATCGAACATTCTTCTTAGCTCTTCCTTACTGATCATCTTTTCATATTCCTAAAAGAAGTAACAGTATCAAATCCATGTGCAGCTAAGCGATCCTTATCGGAAATCGTAATAGTATTTGGTTCACCGGTTCCTAACACGCCCCAGATATATTGCTCGATCATCTGGTGTAAACGGTATAAGTTACTTTCAATTTCCTGCCACGGAATACCGGACTGATGGAAACGAATGTTAGTCTGAATTACGAAGTTACGAACATCATCATTATCGTTCTTTTTAATACCTTTCACATATGCAATCGGTACACGCAGTTCGGATAAGATACGTTCTGCTTTAGGTTTTGCTTCAGCGAGCAAATCACGCATTGTTTCACGAACATCTCCGCGATTCTTATCCATTAAATAAGAGCGGGCATGCAATCCCATCTCTTCCATTTTATCGAACATAGTGTCGAGGTTGAACGTTTTGAAGCTAAATGCCGGATGCCAGCAGTACAGCTCGTGTAACCAGTAAACTTCACCTGCAACAAATAGTGGGTTTACAAAATATTCGAAATCACCACGAAAAGATAGCGAGCCATCACGAAATACCTGGCGAGTATGCACAATGTTCTTTTCTGCATCATCGGTTACTTTAACCAGCAACTCTTCAGTTTTACGCTCCCAAACACGATCTGGGTCGAACAAACTGTTCTGCAAATCATACACATCGGCGAACTTAGAAATAATCCTCATATTTAATCCTCTTGCCTCAATCTATAAACATATTATACAAAAGTTTGGGCATCTAAGCAACTAAAATTTTATTATAAAAATAGCCCAGTCGCAAAAGTGCAGGCTGGGCTTTGTCATTATTTGCTTTTGCTAGTAAGTTGACTTAGTGTCAATCTTATGTAATATTAGTTTTTCTAGCTTTGTGCAGTACCCCTGCATTTCTCCACAATTTGATGTCAGCAACTGTTTCCTTATATGGAGCAATGGTGGAACCAATTGGGCCAGCAACTAATAGTCCAAAGAACCCTACAATACGCATATAGAACAAACATTCTTTGGCTGTCATATTATTTACTGCTTTTTTCTGTCTTTCATCTTTAAACTCATGTTCTTGATCATCAATACGCAGATACTTAACAAACCATTCAGCAGAATATTCATCCAAATGTCTAATAATAGCTATTGCATATCCAGCACCGATTAAAAACCAGGTTGTAACAAGAATTAGTAATATAGTCATATTATCTCCAGTTAGGGCTAGCAGCCACCTCACCACTTACCGCACTAAGGGGCACGACTCCCTTATCCGTAACAGTTGCAGGTGACGCAACTCGGTCCTACGCGAGTTCTTTAGGTATTCTGCATTTCAGCTTTAAATTTTTTCATATTACGAGTTTTTCTATAAAAGAAAAACACAGATGTTGGGCCTAGAAGAATATCCACAATAAATATCATAGATCTAGCACATCTGAGTAATGTTTTATCATCAAGAGGAGGCAGATCTAACGGTCGAGTTTTATGTATAACGTATAATATTACATCTTTATTCTTAGAAATATACAGATCATCAACCAAGCTGTAAATAGCTACTATAGATCCAATGACGAACCAAAGAGCAAATGGAGAGATAATCATTTCAGATCCTTTTCATTAATTAGAATATTAGTAAACAGTGGAGTAACTCCTAGACTCATAGTGGGTCCAAACGTATTCAGGGCTACCCACAATTGCATAGTAATCATCCCATCTTTAATCTCTGGATCTTTATATTCTTCGATACGTTTTTTGGCAAAGGCAACTACATCTGGATTATTTTTATTTTCCTGAATATAGTCATGCCAAAACTGGGTATTCTCACTACGTAGGAATGTTAAAACATCCTTAGTTGCTGGAATCTGCACCGTGCTATTGATGTTTAGTCTTTTCACGTTCTTCTCTCCTACGTTTACTTTCTTTCATCATATGAGCTGCTACAACTTCATGGTAGTAGTCATTAATGTTACCTTCTGGTAAGAAATGCTTAATAGTCTCTAGCTGACAAATAACTCGATGAAGATGGTTATTTGGTAGACACAATTTTATACCTGCAACAAATCCAGAGAAGCCTGGAACACTGAACATGGGTTGGGCTTCTACTCTACCTTCAGAGTTGATATTAAGCTCAATTGAGATACCCATTTTCATACTATAAAGCTGGCAATATTCTCCATTACCAGACCTTGACCAAACAGTGAAATCCTCATCAATTTGATCTTGGATTTCTGTAATTGCAAATTTAATTCTAGGGTCTAAATTATTCATCTTCACCTTCAAAGTCGCAATCATAACGACAAGTAAAAGAACTGGAGCTATTAGTACGTTGAGTGGTTATTTCACCGCGTTTGCTAATAGTAACGGCTGGAGTAGAGAAGTTTTTATTAGTATAGATTTCTACTTTACCATTACGTTCCTTAACATCACGAACTTTACCATACTCGGTAATAATTCCGTTCTGTTGAACTTTAACATTACCATTTTTCATAGAAACTTTGGTAGATGCCAGAGAACCGAAACTAACTGCGGAGATCATCAGTGCAATAATAAACTTATTCATCTTCATCCTCCCCACTACAATCACGACATACATCATAATCGTTGAAAGAACGTTCGTGAGCTTCACACCACCAAGAACAAGAATCGCAGAGAAACATTTCGGTTTTCTCCAGTGCTTGGCCTAAAAGATCATCAGCTTCCTCAGTAGTAATCTTCAATCCGCACACATCTGCCACACGTTCTTTAATTAAACGACCTGCTTCGTGGTAAGACATACAGGTTCCCGCAACATTATGTTCAAGAACATGAACAGCACAGTCTAGACGAGTTTTCATTTCAAACCTCTCTCATCAATTTATAAACATATTATAGCAAGAAAAGAGAGGTTTAGCAAATGAATTATTTCAGAATTTAGTCATAGCACCACCATAATCCACGCTTACGCATGTCATGATCGCGATTATAATCATAATTTTCTGGATCTTTCATCACGCGGTGGAGTTCTTGACGATTTCCTTGACGAACCATTTTATTAGAATGCCACTTAACATTCTTACTAATAGAATTCCAGTTATAACCATCCTTTTTCTCATTACGAATGGTTGCTTCCTTCATTTCTTTCTTGATGTCGTCCCAAGATTTGGCATAAATAACACGAATCCAGTAGCCATTTTCTTTGAGGAAAGAATATTCTTGAGAGAATTGTTCTTTAGACTTCCACCACTGATCACCAGATTGTTTACGATAAGTACGGCTCATATTACCTCCATTAAGTCTTTTAAATTAACCTAATGTGGATGAATTTTATTATACATATATTATGTACCTTTATACAGAAAAACCCCAGACTACTTATTCAATAGCTGGGGTTTGTTATTAATTACAGATCAGGGCGTTCATCTTCGAACGCCACGAAGCCATCAAATTCATCATTTGAAATACCACCAGTATAGGTGATGTCCGCAATCATCGCTTCCATTTTCCGGATCTCCGAGGTTTTCATGCCTGCTTTGCTATTCTTATAGTATTTGCGAGGGTTCCCACACATCCAACAAGAACAGATGCAAGGAGTAGTAGTGACAATACCTAACCGCTTAGGGCTTTCTTCATGTGGAAAGACTGTCCAATACTTCTTGCGGTTGTTCTTCACACGTTGCCGGTGATGACGTCTTAATGCTCGATCCACACATTTCTCCTAAAACTTGGGAGATAAATGGAGTTTGCTCGACTACCTTGCGTAGTTCGGAGAAACCGTATCCAAACCCCATTACATCGCCTGAGTAAATGTACGACTAATAACGTCGTTCTGTTGTTCACGAGTCAGTGCATTAAATCGAACAGCGTAGCCAGAGACACGGATGGTCAACTGAGGATATTTTTCAGGATGTTTCTGCGCATCCAAAAGCTGATCACGGCTTAACACATTGACATTTAGGTGCTGACCACCTTCGATTTGAGGGGCGACTTCCACTTTGACTTCACGGAAGGCTTCGGGATCGAATTGTGGTGTGATACCTTCTAGATCTTCAACTAGAACTTTCTGTTTAAGTTCACCATTGTCGGAGTATAGCTGAATAATCTGATTTTCATGAACAAGGTTAATTACGCCAGATTTAAGATTTTGATATGCTTTCATTAGATCTCCCCGATGTTAGAATTTGGCTCAGCTCTTTATTCTTTATACTTTCCCATAGTATACGGAAACTGTCTTACCAGTTTGGTTCATGACGTATGCTACTTCATCTTCTTTTAAAAAGATGGCTTGATCTACTCCAACTATAGCCAATCTCTTATTTCTAGGATTAAAGCTTACGCTTTTGACCGTATGGATATGTTCACCATTCTTGGCTGACATTATTTTAATTGTTAACATAGCTGCTCCTAAATTTAGCTATCTCTAGCTATTTTAATGGTAGTTAGTAGTGGATTTGAACCACTGTAGTCGCTCCGTATGAAGGAGGTGCATAACCACTCTGCCAACTAACTGTTATGTTTTACTAGACTAAGTAAGTATTCTTTATACTCTTTAGACCAATTAGCTTTTTTAAACTTTCCTGGACGCATAGTCTTAATTCCTAAATTTGGTACTCCGGGAGGGATTTAAACCCCCGATCTCTCGGTTATCAGCCGAGTGCTTTAGATCGCTAAGCTACCGAAGCATTAATATTTAATTGCAGAACGTTTACCATTTCTAGGCGCACCTGGAAGTCGTGCACGTTCTGCCATTCTTCGCTTAATCTTTGAGATATTTTCTAGTATTTGTTCTTCAGGCTTAATACCTGAAACACTACACCACTGATTACCATCCCATGCGGTAATGATCATAACACCATTACCCATAATCTTTTCTGTGAAAGTAATTCTCATTATAGCAACTCGTCTAAGCAAGAGGTATATTTAAGTTTACCATCTTTATCTACTTTGATTTCGACTTCCGCTCGTGGTACTTGACGAACTACACCATGAATCATCTTATAGCGAATGCCTTTAGCTGGTTCACGATCTTTTGGAAATACTTGCTTAACCGTTACTACCTTGAAACCCTCACGCGGTGTTAACACTACTACTTGATCACCTTCTTTGATTTTCCAAGAAGATGGAAATTCATATGTATAGCGTTGACCACCAGTTTGGAACACAACAGAAAGATAACGTTTCATTTGGTTTCCCTCTCATTAATTTATATAAATATTATAACAAGAAATAAGAGAGAAAGCAAATGAATTTTTAATAAAGTTTAGTCACTTCATAAACTATACTACGAGATTCTTTATTACGTTGTATTAAATTAGCATATGCTTCTTCAGCTTCATTTTTAGTATTAAAGTCTATAACGTGAGAGGTATTAGCTCTATTTGATTGGCTATACCAGATAACTACTAGGAGTTTAAACATACTAGTCCTTAAATTGGTGCTGGGCACAGGATTCGAACCTGCAACGGGATTACTCCTCCTGATTACAAATCAGGTGCATTCAACCATTCTGCCAACCCAGCAGAACCCGTTATTTCAACGGGATTTCTTTTTCAATAACAGGAGACTTATCAGTCATGACTGCCATTGCCATTTGTTGTAGAAACTCAAAGGTGAAGGCTACACGTTCTTCACCAATCTCTACTTCTACACGTTTCTTTTGTTTATCGATCTTGACTTTTAGGTTATCAGCCATCTTCGGGTTCTCGTTGCTGCGCTACTTCTAGCCAGTCTGGTAGAAGAAACTTTGTACGAAATTCTTCGTAAGTTTCTTTGGGATAAAAGCTAAAACCTCCTTTCTCGTCATTCAGGATAACAGAGCCGTCAGTTTGTTCGTATGCTCGGTATGTTTCTCCAATAACAATAACTCGTTTATCGGTACTTTTATTACGAAATTCAAAAACGTGCATAACGTTTCCTTAAAGTTGGAGCGGCTAGAGGGAATCGAACCCTACTCAGCGAGGCTTGGAAGGCCTGCGACACAACCCGTGTGCTTAACCGCTTATTGTTTGGCTGGAGAAGGAGGAATCGAACCTACCATTAACGGAGTCAAAGGCCGTTGTGCTAACCGTTACACTACTCTCCAATTATTTGGCTGGAGTGCCTGGGATCGAACCAGGAACCTTCGGAGTCAGAGGCCGACGATCTGCCAATTGATCTACACTCCAATAACCCTTTACTCTACAGGAACCGTGGCGATTGGTTCTGGATCTTCTAAACGTTTGCCTTCATGATCTACTCGAATAACTCCGCATCCTTCGCAAATCACAACAGCACCGTAGCCTTCTTTAACTTCAGCTTCTGTAATCAAACCAGAAAGATCACCAGTATCTCTGCCCCACATATCAATGGAGCATTGTTTGCAGAAATCAGCCATATTTTATTTCCTATTTAAGTTAATTTGGGGTGGCTAGTGGAATTCGAATCCACATAGGCCTGATTCACAATCAGGATCATTAACCAATTATGATATAGCCACAATTGAAAACTCGCAGGGTTAGCGAAACCTTCCTCAATTAGCATGTTCTAGAATACTAATCAAGTTATCTCCTATTGCACGCAGCTCAAGACGAGTACGAATTTTCAATTGTGGCGGCTCTCCGAAACTCTTCTACCCTAGCCTTAGCAGCTTACTCCCGAACGCATGTCGGGGAAGTCTTACTAAGAGCATCAAATAGCACCGTTACACTTTGAGCCATAGATATATCAAGAAGCAGAAGGACTTGAACCTTCACGAGATAGACCATTTATCTCAGCCGCTTTATGAGGTATGTTGCAAGGAGTGGATGTTCCTTATAAACCTTTTAGGCAGCCCCGTCTACCGATTCCGGCATACTTCAAGAATTATTTAAAACTTGTAACCTTCAGGAACCTTATCTTTAACACCGTCATATTTAGCCTGAATGTAGTAGTCAGGTACATGATCTTTCGGCAGATTCTTATTAGTATCATGAACTTCAGCTCTAGCTTCTTCTTCAGAATCAAAACCACGATACCAGATTTCACCACCCCAACCACGTTCGCTTTCGGTATACTTAACAATGTGTTTCATAAGGTTTTCCTTATTAGTTGGAGGTAGGTAAGGGGATCGAACCCTTACACCGTATCACTACGATCAACCGATTTCAAGTCGGAGTCCAGCGCCAGCCATTGGATTGACCTACCATATAAGTTGTTTGGCGGAAGAGGAGAGATTTGAACTCTCAAGCCGTTTTACCAGTCAGCCACTTTCCAAGCGGTTTTCGTCACCAATTCGATTTGCTCTTCCAATAATAAGATGATGCCTCTATCACACCAGGCAGTTACGCCTCGCTGGGATTCGAACCCATTAAAACAGCTCAACCGAGATAGTAGGTTTAATTTACTCTGACCATCAAATTTGGTGCGTGACAAGGGATTCGAACCCTCAAAACCCGACTTCTAAGGACGGTATGTATGCCAATTCCATCAATCACGCATGTTTGGTGGAGAATAACGGAATCGAACCGTTCTGATGTCCTCGGTGCAAGCGAGGTGTCCACTCCATGCAGACCCATTCCCCAAATTCTTTAGTTTACTAAGGCTATTAGCTCGGCGTAACTACAGCACCTTCGCTTCAAGCGGAAGGAACCGCGTCATCTCGCAAACCCGATACACTATTCAGTTGCCGCTGAATCTAGTGGACTAATCTAGAACTTCTCCCGAATCGTAGGGATCGTGCTTTTTGGCAGCCAGTCCTAGGTCGAGCTAATACCTTAGTGAACTATGATGAGGATTTCTCCTCATCAATTTATATAAATATTATAACAAGAAATTAAGCATCAAGCAAGTACATTTTTAGCGATTTCTTGTAGTTCCTTTACATCACGAACGTAAAGGTAATCAGAGCTTCCAGAGTGCATACTTTGCATAACCACACCTTCATCTGGTGCATTATCCTTCAGAGTAATTCCTAACCAGAACTCGGCAAAACTAGGTGTTACCTCACCTTGACTTGCCTTGAACACATCATATTCTGTAATTTCTTGACCAGTAGATAAACCCAAATAGGCAGAACTAAGATCAATCTCTTTATGAGACTCATAAAATTCCGACAGATCTTTTTCCATATCCCAGCCATGCTGTAACGCGAACTCCATTGTCACATGACCGAAATAACCTTGAATCTTGCTTGATAATTGCATTTGCAATTCCTTACTTTGAGTTAATTGGTACTCGGTGATAGAATCGAACTATCGCAACCGCCGTGTAAAGACGGGGTTCTCCCATTAAACTAACCGAGCAATTTGGTAGACCGCCTGGGACTCGAACCCAGAACCTTCCGATTAAAAGTCGGATGCTACTAAACCTATTGAGCTAGCGATCTATTAGTAACCATTATATACTTCTTTAATAGAGTGAACTTTCAAGTAAGGGTGATTAGTATTAAATTCTACCATTACTTCATCCCAATTTTTACCATAATGAGCAAGTAAGGATTTTGATGTATTCTTACCTGAACGTTTGTCACTTACTACTAATCGAAATACTTTCATTTCGAAATCCTCTATTAAAATGGAAGCGGGTGTAGGAATCGAACCTACCTCTTTCTAGCTTATGAGACTAGCGATCTCTACCAGAGATCTAACCCGCAATTGTTTGGTCAGTGCGGCAGGACTCGAACCTGCGACCCGAAGCATCCAAGGCTCCCACGCTACCAACTGCGCTACGCACTGTTAATTTTGTTAACTCACTTTATAAAATATATTATACAGATAATTAAGCAGAATAGCAAATGAATTTTTAATAAATTTACTTATTGTGTAGGCCACCTGGAGGCTATCAACCCCACGGCTGACAAAGAAGTTTGCGAGACCTCTCTTAAATGCCAGAATAGACCCGCCGATCTACCGGAACCTACATAATAAGTAAACTTTATAGTGTCATTCTAGACAGGACTCGAACCTGTTATCACTTGTGCGGACTTACGAGAACCATTCTTTCACTCGAATCGAACGAGCTTCTGCCCTCGCCAAGCTGGTTTCCCCATCAACCACGCTAGAATGTTTGATTGTTTTCAGTGCAAGAGTCCGAGTCTTGGACACGACCGCTTCGCAAGTACATAGGCAGCTTATCATGAGTCGGCACTTCCGAATTGCTAGCTCCGTGTTCTGCACTGAAATTTTGTTAATTTAATAGTAAAGTACGATCTACTTCACCATTAATTGTTCGGCATTCTTCTGGGATTGCTGGGGTGGCCTTGTATTCCCACCACTCAGAACCATCATATTCACCACGTTCTAACCAAGTCCCATCAGTAAACCACACGTTACCATAAAGCAATTGCCCACCATAACCAGAATCATATTTAAAGTCTAGATTATTTAGAAAATCTTCAATATCTTTTTCTGTATAACCTACTGGTAATACCCAAACTTCTTTGTTCCCATAATAACCGAATTCTATCTTAATACACTTAACTTCAGACTTAGTATTCTTTAGGGCAAGTAACAATTCTTCTTTAGCATTAATCATAGCATATTTCCCGTGCTAGTTTAATTTGGCGCGACCGATGGGATTCGAACCCACATTCTCTCCCGTGACAGGGGAGTACCATTACCAAGCCAGCCCCGGTCGCATAATTCATTTACTCAGCTTTGAGTTTTTCAATAGCTGCATTAAGTTCCTTAAGAAACTCTTTTCGTACATTAAGACGATTAAGACTTACTAGTATATCATGTTTAAGTTCTTCGATGTATTTCTTCTCAACTTCAATATTGTTGATAGTGCTATCACGATGAACTTCTAGCTGCGCAATTACATTCTTGGACATGCTTGTTTCCTCAGTTATTAATGAAAATGGTATCTGTGTCTGAATTCGATGTCAGCAATGATAGCTGGTTGGCTACCGGTTTACTTAACTCTACACAGAATTTGGCGGGCCGTGTAGGATTCGAACCTACGTTGTCTTTCGACATGGATTAACAGTCCACCGCCAAACCGCTTGGCTAACGACCCTAAATTTATATTGCTGACTAGGATTTTCACCTAGACGGAGTTAGCACCGTAGCGTGTAGCGGCATACCTCTCCAAACCGTGCCTCATCTTTCAATTACGGAGACAGTGTTCCTACGCGTGCCTGAATTGATTTAACAATTCTTTCAGCAAATTGGACGACCGCATGAGATTTGAACTCACATAAAAAGGATTTGCAATCCTTCGCCTAAGCCATTCAGCCAACGGTCGATTTATCTTGTTCTGTCATGTTGCTTCTCCAGTTCAATTTATGTAATTATTATACAGAACTTTTGGAAACTAAGCAACTACATTTTTTAAGAATTTGATGCCTTTCTTTTTCTTCTTATATTTCCATGTTAAGGGATTCTGTCGATTATGAACGCTTGAGATCTTCGTCTCGTCAAAGTTCTTCAATATCATGTAATCACAAGATAATTGTTCTAGTGGAATGTGATCACCGTCAAAAGCGTATACATAAGGCTGTTGACTAGCACGATAATGATAGACTTTGTTAATTCTACGTTTCAGCGACTTATCAGCGCAGTAAATAAAGAAGTTTTCAGGATGCATCAGCAGCTCCTTCAATTTGGTGCACCCTGTTCGAATCGAACGAACCTCTCAAGCTCTTCAGGCAAGCGCTAATCCATCTCAGCTAAAGGTGCAAATTTTGGCAAACCTACTAGGACTCGAACCTAGACCGTACGGTTTTGGAGACCGACATGCTGTCCAGTAACACTCTAGGAATGCAGAAATTGGCGTCCTGTGCGGGGATCGAACCCGCAAATCCTACCTTGAAAGGGTAGTGACTTTACCAGTTTGTCTAACAGGACTTAAATTGGTGGGGAAAGATGGAGTCGAACCACCCGAGTCGCAATGACAACTGATTTACAGTCAGCTCTGCTACCACTTACAGAATATTTCCCCATATTTAGAAGTATTCAAAAAATTCTAATTTAAACACTTTTAAATATGTTTCCAAATTAGATAAATATTATACCAAGTTTTAAGGCACTGAGCAAGTCAAATTTTAAAGAACTTGCTCAGTGCTGTATTAGTTAGTCGAACTTAGGAGTGACAGTTAAGGAAAACGGAAGTTCGAAAACTTCTTCCCCCTCATCACTAACAGTAATTACACGACCTTTAAGTTCAGACATTGAAATATCAATATCAGCTTTTGCATCTGGAGCCATGCCAGCTTCAATACATTTAGCTTTAATTTCCGGCAGAAGTTCTACATCGTAGAAATAAAGCCATTCAATCTCACCTTCCCAGCCTTCCCAGGATTTACAGATTGCACTTTCAATACCAGCTGCTATAACACGATTTTGCATTCGTTAACTCCTTCATCAATTTATATAACTATTATATCAGAAATTTAAAGCAAAAGGCAAGTACATTTTTAAAAATTCTGTTTGGAGGAGCTAAACTCCAGATTCTTCAGCCAAGTCTAGACTAATAAGAGATATAGCCATAATTGCCGCTCCATGCTCTTTTTCTCCAGTCTCTTTAGCTAGAGTTATAATGTCAAGAAATTGCTTATGAAAATCTGCAACCTCTTGAGTTATACCTGCCTCAGCAATCATGCCTTTAAGCATGAAACGTTGCGCTGTAATTTCAGGATTAGCCATATTGTTTCTCCAGTTTCATCTTTAATAGTCTACAAATAAAATCAATGTCTTCATCCGTGCCTAGATCTCTGTCTTCAAGAGTTGCCTTGAAGTTTTTAGTCAATTCCATGAGAATAACTTCTCTAGAACGACGTGTTGGCGGAGGTGGATGTCTATACATCTTATTTCCTTAATTTGGTAGGGGTGGTGGGATTCGAACCCACAAAACCTGAATTTTAAGTCCAGTACCTATGCCAATTCGATTACACCCCCGTGTAGTTTAGTCAATTACTTTTGAGGCTTCAAGGTAGTCGATATAGTGTACGTTTTCTACCGTAATCATATAATCCGCCACTTTATCCATAGCTTGGGCTTCAGAGGTAGCTCTGGCTAACCTATATCCTTTTTTATATTCATCCGGGTATTCTCTATCTTGAATAAACACAACATAAACTATATATAGATCCATTTGTGACCTCTATTTAATTGGTGGCTCCCCGAGGATTCGAACCTACGTACCTTCCGGTTATGAGCCGGGTGCTCATACCATATGAGCTTGAGAACCAAAATCTGGCGGAAGAAGTGGGAATCGAACCCACAAGGCTATATTTCAAACCGACAGATTAGCAATCTGCTGCAATACCGTTATGCTATTCTTCCGAATTTATAAGATATATTATATTAGAAATTTAGCTTCATAGCAAGAAAATTTTTCAAGTTTTCGGTAGACATCTCATCCACATCTACAGGAGAAACAAAGCCGTTTAATTTTCTAGCAAATTTTTCACCATCGGGATCATTGTCCCCGACAGCTACCAATTTAAAAGGTAGTAATTTCAGTTGCTTTAATAACGCTTTTCCTGGAGAAGAACCCAACATTGCCAGGGCTGGATAACCCGCATTATGTAACGCAACTGCCTTAAATACAGATTCAGCAATCAATACTACTTTTTCATCTCCATTGAGAGTTTCTAGTCCCCATACACACTGTGTAGTAGAGTAGGTAAAATATTTAGCCTCAAAGGGGCATTTACCATGCCCTTTTGGAGCAGAAGGATTATACGTCTGATAGCCCCTCAACATCCCAGAGAAGTCATACAATGGGACTGTTAGCCACCCTTCCGGGCTTAACCAGCAATGATATTTATCTGTATCAAATCCTCTAGATAAGAGGTGCTGTGTTAGCTCATCAACATTCATATCTGATTCCTCTCTCAAATTTATAGATATATTATACAGAGAATTTAGCATTCAAGCAATCAAAATTTTTAATTTTTTAGAGAAAAATCATAGGGCACTTAAGGGTAGCGGATAAGTGGTGAGGACCAAAATTTGTGACCCCACTAAAAATCCGGGGGCAATTTTTAAAGACCCCTTGACATTTTCGCTGGGGTAGTGTAAAGTATATGTTATGGATGAGTGATCAAAGAGACACACATTTTCTATATACTAGGAGGTGTCAAAAAATGACAGAAGAAGTAGCTAAGAGTCCTGAGACCGTCGCTAGCGTTGCAGCAGAACTGCACCGTCACGAGGAATCAGATAAGAAAAAGTGGGAGAAGGTCAGAGCCTACGAAGAGAAACATCGTGAACACGATGAAGATGATGAAGAAGATGACGATGATGAGTATTGTCATAAATATGGAAAACGTAAAATGCAAGAACCAGTAAACGTATTCACTAGTGGCTTCCCTGGCCTAATGGGTGGTTACCCAGCAAACGCAGGTGCTTTTGGTGGTGAAGGTATGGGTCTATTCGGAGCTATCCTAATCGGTGCTCTATTAACAGGCGGATTCGGTGGTTTCGGTGGATTCGGTGGACGTGGTGTAGTTGGTGATGGTACCGCAGTTGATGCAGTACTTCAGAACCAAGATACCGCTAGTATTCTAGCAGCTATTAACACTACTCGTACAGAAGCTAATCAGGGTACTGGAGCTGTTTTAAGCGCAGTTAACAATGGTTTTAGCCAGACATCCCAAAACCAGAGCCGTGATACTCAGTCTGTACTAACTACGATCTATGGTACAGGTGCTAATCTGTCTAATCAGATCTGTCAGGAAACTCGCAACGTTATTCAGGGTCAGTTCGATCTTTCTCGCCAGATTGATCAATCTTTCGCAGCTAACCAGATAGCTCGTGCGCAAGATAAGTTTGATTCTGCACAGATCGCTTTCCAGCAGACTTTACAAACTAATAACCAGTTTGCCGCTGTTCAGGCTCAGATGTGTGCTAACCAGAACTCTCTGGAACGTCAGATCGCTGAATGTTGCTGTGAACTTCAGACTGCGATCGCTGGTGTAACTACTGCGCGTATCCAGGATGAGTTAGACGCATGTCGCCTACGTGAAGCAATCGCTGCGGGTAGCGGTGCTAACGGTCAGGTAATTAATCAAATCGCTTTAAGTCTTGGTGCTATCACTCAGACTCTGGCTGGTCTGCAGGCTAAACTGCCGGCTTAATATTAAGGGGAGGAGCCCATTATGAGTAAATATGGTTTTGTAAATAACGGACTTAATCAAAGTATGGGCTCCCAGCAGCCCATTCCGGGTCTAGATAACCCCTACTTACAACAATTGCAACAGCGTTTAGCAGAAGCGCAACAGATGCAGCAACAACTCCAGCAAAACCCTGGAAGTGTGAGTCCTATGCAAATGATGCAGCAAATGAATGGGCAGTCGCAAATGCCCCAACAAATGCAGCAACAGATGCAGCAACAGATGCCGCAGCAGCAAGTTCAGCAACAAACCCAACAACCGCAGGTTTCTGCGGAAGGACAGGCAGTACTAGCCCTTTTCGAAGACTTCGCAAAGACAGAGGATGGGAAGCAGCTTGTATCACTTATGGGTAAGTTTAATAGCTTCTGCCAAAGCCAAGTTGCAAAAGCTCAAAATGGTGGTAATAACTCCTAAGGAGGAATTATGTGTTGCAGAAAATCTGTTTCGTGCTGCCCAATGCCTGTAGCACGTTGTTGCTCTTCAGCAATGTTTACACAAATACCGGCGTTCAATCCGTTTGCCTTTAAGCCTACTCTTATCCTGCCCCCTAGAGTAGATTTTCAGTCAAGGTTGGCCTCCCGTATGGGTGGTTGCTGTAATAAGAGTATATGGTTCTAAAGAACCAAACAATAAAGCCCCTAGTCGAAAGACTTAGGGGCTTTTCTTTTATCTTAAATACAGAAAAACCCTGCGCTCTTCAGGGAACGCAGGGCTTACTTCAGATGTTACATGCGGGTATTATTTATTACGCATATCCATGATCATTTGACCATCGTAGCCAGTACCTACCACAGTCTGGGGTACACCACCTTGATATTTCTGAGCACGAATCATTTCGACTTCCAGTTGCTTCCAGCGAATCATCTCAGGAGTAATGGTACGTTGTAATGCGGCGTTAGCTTCAGCTTCTTTCTTAGCTGCGTATAGTTTAGCATCTGCGTCACGTTCATTGGCAATAGCTTGGTTGTTGCGGGCTTCACGATCTGCTTCTGCTTGTTTAACTTTTTGCTGTGCTTCCTGCTCAACACGAGCTAATTCAGCTTTAGCAGCATTAACCTGTTCTTCACGAACTTTGGTATTCTGTACCTGTTCCATGATTACCGGTGGCAAAGTAATATCCTGAAGGAACACCTGCTTAACTGTGTAACCATATGGGCGTGCGTACTCTTCAACTTCCTGTTGAATTGCAGTTTGCAATTGAGCCTGAATTTTAGCATCAAACAAATCTTGTGCTTTAGGTACAGACTTACCAAACTCACGAATAGTAGACAGTAATTTTTCAGTTACATATTTGTCTAACGCTTGATCCTGAGTACCTGCATTAATACGGTTAATCGGTGCCTTAGAACCATCAAACTGCAACATAACAGTCAGGTCAACAGTGGATTTAAACTTATCCTGACTAGGAACCTGAAGTTTATCTAATTTTAGAGCAATATCTTTTGTACTAAAAGTATCGAAAGAAGCAAAAGGATTTACAATATGAAAGCCGGGTAATACTGGATTAGGGTCTACTTTACCCAGGAAAGTCTGGGTTTTAACAGTACCGTCTTGAACAACAGTATAGGAGTTAAGGGCCAGAACTAAACCTACCAAACCAACTGCAGCACCAATACCCCAACGTTTGATATTACGCATCAATTTTTGCTCATAAGTCAGTTCTTTAGTGTTTTTAGTAGCAAACATATATTTCCTTTGTTTTAGTTACAGTTAATAAAATTGGCCGAGGTGACAGGATTCGAACCTGCATAAAGGAATTTAGAAGACTCCTGCCTCTCCCTTAGACTACACCCCGTTTAAGTATTTTTAAGAACTCTCGTAAAAACTCTTAAAAATACAGACGATACCGGGAGAGTCATAAGTCTCACTCATTAAGTATTTCAAGACAAAATACGGTAACGTCTATTATTTTCCAGTTTAAGTCAGGGTGACTTAGTGGTTATGTCCTGCGGTATATTGAGGACTCGGTTAGGCTTGGGGTCATGACTTCCCGCCTTTTGCTGCTACTCAACAGGAGTTATCGCGAATTACCTGTGATATTGTGCACCATTAGTGACATCTCTCATGTCAGCATTTCCCACTTTGTGGATAGCTTGAAAAACTACTCCGATATGGAGGAAGAACTTCACTATCCTAGAATACCTTCTAAAGTTCTTCTTTAGCCTGGACATAGTTAAATCGTAATAAAACTATTCAGCAGACTGGTTGGTTAGTCTGGAACCAACTACCGCGTGGTTTAGGCAGTGCGCAACTAACCTCGGAAGCTTTTACATTAAAAGCACCAGTTATCCAGTTCTTACCGACCGTAGGATTCGAACCTACATCTTCCACCAGTTACGGCTTGATAATACCAATTATATTAGGACGGCAGTGTTACTACATAAGTGATTTCCACACCCCACTATTTATAAATTAGAGAAGAGTTTAGGGGAGAGGTTTCAGACGCCTCATTTTACACGTTCTAGCCACTAACCGGGATTGCCGCCCCCTGTGTACTAGTTTTACAACTAACCCACCGACTCTATTCAATGCGCTCCGGTTGGGATTCTGCACTCAGCGTAATCGGCTCGCTGTTCCCTAATTTATGAATATATTATACAGAATTTAAATGCATTTAGCAAATAAATTTTTAATTAAATTCGCCAGCAATCTGAGCAGCAGTACCACCATCATAACGCCCAGGAAATTCTTCCTTAATCGCTTTCATCAGCATACCTTTTGTAATTCCAGGGTTTAGCTTAACTAATTCTGCAAAGTATTTACGAATCTCAGTATCAGATAACTGAGGAGGCAGATACTCCTGCAACCACTTATTTAGAATGTATTCATACTGAGCAGACTGCAAGCTATAACTATCAAGATCTTGACCATGAAGTTTAGCTTTCATCTGGTTAATGCTTTTTAGTTGAGCTTTGAGATAAGACACAAATTGTTCAGAAGTGATGAAATCTTTATCAATACGCTGAAGATCCCCAATTATGGTCTGATAGCTTTTAGCGACTTCTTTATCAGAACCATTAAACTTAGAATCCTGCAAAGCTCTACGCAAAACATCTAAAATATTCTCTTCCATTATTTCATTCCTAACGCTTGGTTAAAAGATTGTTCTGTCATAACTGCTGAGACTTTGGCGAAATCAAACTTTTTAGGGTTCGTAGTGATTTCAGCAACGTTAGAAGTTTTAACAGTTTTCGTAGTACGAATACCGCGAGTGTTAACACCAATAATTACAACTGATTTCATACTTCGCTTCCTCTCATTAATTTATGGAAGTATTATACGGAAATTTAAGTATTTAAGCAAGTAAATTTTTAAGTTTTAGTGACAACAGGTTTATAAAACGTATGTCCCTTAATCTTAGTTGTTTTCTTAAACTTCTTTGTCCAGTAAGGTTTATCTTTACCACTATGGAAGTATAGTGCTCCATATGTAGGATCTTGTGGTAAATCAACGTAGTATATCACTCTAGCTAAATTCTTAGCGGTTTGCCAAGCCTCATCAGTTTTATCAACTTTTGGTCTCTTAGATACCCAAGAGAACTGGTTAGACTGATATACTACTTTACAGTAGGAATCTGGGAATTTACCGGAGTTTACACGGTTTTTAGTAACATGTGCAATCGCCGTCATTCCCTTTATGCCCTCACCACGACTCTCGAAATAGATATTTTTAGCAATGCAATCTATTTCTTTTGCATCGTGCGATGCCTGACTACTAAAGCTGAAGGTAAGGGCAGCTACTAAAAGCAAAGCTGCCTTCATTCTTTTTACTCCTGCCAATCATATTCAACACGATTGGGATTTTCTTTATACCCTAAGTCAAGCAAATCATTACGCATATTTTGCTTAGCTACTGGGTTCGAGGTTACTAGTACCACTTTCTTTGGTCTCTGCCCAAATTCTAAGAGTAAACGAAGAATTTGATAACCTTCCATACCATCTACAGCCAAGTCATTATCCATATAAACGAAATGGCCTGTGGTATCAGTTTTATTCAGAAACTCTACAGCGGCTTCTGGGGTTCGAATGATAATGTCCATTCCGTGAAGATTACGCACATCATCAATCAAAATATGAAAAGTCATAATAGCCTCGTTTCATCAATTTAAAAATATATTATACATATAATTTAGTAGATTAGCAAATACATTTTTAAATTGTGAAACTAGTAAACCGATAAACAGCCTAGAGGCGCCACAGGCCATATCTTATGAGCCATGTACCTTTGATCTAGGGTTTGAATCATCAACGAATACTTTGCATCTTTTAGCTTTAGAAGTTTAGAAGTTTGAGTTCTTTAAACTTTTCAGCTTTCATACTTAAATGTTGATCTTTGAAGTTGTGTCGGTAATATCAACGACGCTTTGTTCTTACGTGTCAGCTTAAAAGGCTGGTGTAATAAACATAATCTCCAATAGATTATACTTTATAGTATGGTCAGCGGTCCTATTTAACCTCGTATTTCAACCGCTGCTGCGAGGTAAGATGCTTGGGCTTTCGTCTACCGATTTACTAGCTTTTAAATTATTACTCTACTTCAATGAAGGTAGAGGCGTTAGACTCGGACAGAACAAAGTCAACATTTGTTGCAAAGTCCTGGTATTCCTCGTCATGCTGCTTAATCAGCTTTTCCAGTTCCAGCGGATCAATCAAGAATGGAGTATTCTTGAGTTCCAGCAGGTTGAGCTGCATTTTAACTTCATCTTCGGAAGTTTTCTTATCGCGGGTAGCCATGCTATCCTGCAAACGCTCATATTTAGCATCAAACTGTGCTTTCTGCGTATTAAACTTAACCGTAGCGGCATGGAACTGCTTACGCATGTTAGCCAGCAGTTGAGCTTTAAGCTCCATAGAACGCTTAGCTTCAATTGCTTCCGCAACAGTCATTTTACGAGAACCGATCTCAACTATTGTTTCTGCATTGCTCTTAATCAGAGCAGATTTGATACTATCACGCTTAGACATCATATCCAGTAGAGACTGGAAATCAGTCTTAATACGAGTAGACAGGGCATCTATTTCGATTGCAGCGCCAACTACAACCTGGTTTTTATCCTTACCTTCACCAACAGCAATCAGGAGCTGTTGTTCAGTAGCTTTACGGATTTTAGCTTCCAGAGATTTGATAGTTGCCAGAGCGCGAGTTTTAGAAATACGAGTAGTCATTATTTGCTTCCTTATATGAAGTTTGAGATTTGAATTTGTTTAAATTTGGTCTATTACAGACCAATTGCCAGCAGAGTGCGCAGAACAGTATCGTTACTGTTATCAATTTTAGGATTAGCACGATTTAGCAGATCAAAGATTTTCTGGACACCTGATTGACGTTCAGCCATACGACGGATACCCAGATTACGAGTAGCTTTCTTACCATTTTTACGAACATTTTTAGATACTGGCATATTTGTTTTCCTTTTATTGTTTTCTCAAATTTATGAATATATTATACAGAATTTTGGGGCCGGAAGCAAATCAAATTTTCATTTTTTCGATCATAGCTGCAACACAATAGCTCTCAACTAAGGCATCGAATGCTGGGTCGTGCTTAACCGGATAGATCCCATAACGAATGGTGTCCATCTTCTCCATTTTAGCTTTTGCCCAGCTAACACCTTCAGCCTCTAGATCTTTGTAACTATAACCCGCTTGCATCCAGAGATTACGAAGAGATCGAACATTGCCCAAATTCCAGAATTTCCACGGAACTACTTCTCCATTGGTTCCAGCATGGAACGTGTTTGCAGAGTAGATAGTCATATCAAACTCTGGACCATTACCATAATACAAAGCATTTTCGCCTAGAGCCAACTCCATAATATTTTGAGCCATAGAGAAGGCAGCATAGTTTGAGCCTAATTTATTAGTGCAATGATGTTTACCATTTTGGAAGGCAATCAGTTTTGGATTACGTTCCCTCATAGCTTCCATAATGTGGATAGCAGACGGGCTATTTTTAGCTTGATCCATCCAGAATGCTAGAGTAGATGCTGTAACTTTGGCACCAGAATTAAGTTGATCTTGTACATCCAAAGTAACAAATACTAGATCAGGGTCTTTATCAATTCCATGCATAGCCACAAAAGCGAATGAAGGCATTGCTATATGAGTAGTACCACAGTCTCCTGGAGTTCCTAGAGATTCAATATCTAGCATACCAAATGGTTTTACTTTCATAACTTATCCTTTATTGTGTAGAAAACTATTAAAGAGCTGTCTCTTTAATAGACTCCCACTTCTTGGGGTCTTTAAAACCAGGAAGCATATCCTCACTGACATCCCAGTTTTCTTCTATAGAGAAGTCGGGCCATTCATTCCAGCTACCTTCTAGCTCTTCATAACAGGTGTCCATTACCTCATGACTAGAAAGTCGTGTATAATCTCTAGCGGACTTATGAGTGCTAGCACGGTTAAAATCATTCTTTGCTACAAAATTACGCATAGTTTCTCCAAATAAGAGGGGCTTTCGCCCCTATTTATCTATTACTTCGCTTTACGCTTGCGAGCTGGTTTAGCAGATTTACGAGCGGAATCACCCGTGAACTTAATGCCTACACCGTAACACAGAGCACGAACATTATCTTTACTATACTCTACGCCAAAGATATTTGGTTTAACAGAACCAAACTGTCCACGAGTATCACGCAATACATCTGCTGTTGGTTTACGCTTCTGGTTAACTGCCTTCTCATAGTCTTTCATAGACATACCATTACGAGAGAACAATTCAGCCCCAGCGTTGAAGCTCAGGGAAACTGAGACAGATTTGTGGCCGTAATTTTCTACATACATAACCATTTTGTAGGATTTACGGGTGGCATTTTTAGCTTTAGGCTTCTGACGAATAGGAGCCGGATTATTCAGTGCTTGCGCAGCCTGAGCATCGGTAGGATGCTTACGCAGGTGGCGTTCCAGACGAGCTTTGCGATTAGCCTCGGTCTGCGGGAAAGTTTTAACTGCCGGAGCTGCTTGAGTTTTTGCGTTTTTCTGCTTAGCCATTATTTGTTTTCCTTTTTGTTTATCAATTTATGAAGTATATTATACGAGAATTTGAAGCGTTTAGCAAATGAATTTTTTAAAAATTATCTACCAACCATCTTAGCTTGTTCGGCATCTGAGACATATTGATACGCTCCTTTATTATACGCTGGAGCAGTACACATTTTCTTACGCTCAATCTCTTCTTGAGCTTTTCTTTCGCGTTCAGCTAATTCTTCGTCCAGATAAACTAAACGTTGTTCTGGAGGAGGTGGAAGTCGTGTCTCTGGCTCACCAATATTAGCCTTTCTTATTTGACGAGGTGATTGTGCACGTTTTCTCAATGGTTTAAATCCTAATGAATTTGAGTTATAGATCCGCATAAAGCCCTCCTCACTTTCAATACGAATATTATACTAAATTAGAAGGCTTTAAGCAAGAAAATTTTTTAATTTATTTATCACATCTCGGCAAGTTCTTGCTCAGTAATAACTGTGTTACATAAGGCATCTACAGCTTCATTACCACTAATACCAGAATGTCCTTTAACCTTAATAAAGGTAGGGTTAGTATTATGAAAGTTGATATACTGCTGTGTTAATTTAAATGCTTCCTGCCAAAGTTCTAGATTAAGAGGAACTTCACCATCTGCTTTCTTCCAGCCTTTCCTTTGCCAAGAAAACATCCAACTTTCCATGCCATTTTTGCAATAAGCAGAGTCAGTATAGATAGCAATTGGTCTATTATCTTTTTTAACGGACCAACGTAGAGCTTCTACAATAGCTGTGAGTTCCATCTCATTATTTGTGGTTTTAGGATTATAACCAGATTTAGAGCCTAAACGATCGTCGTTATCATTATAGACAATAAAACCCCAAGCACCTGGACCTGGGTTAGACTTACAAGCACCATCTGTGTAAATGTGGAAAACCGACATTATACCTCCCAACTAATTTTAAGACCCATGTCTACAAAGGCAGCTTCTCGGTAGTATTGAGAGATATGATACCCCTTATCCGATAAGGTTTTTAGTACCGATTTAGCTGCCCCTGGCATTTCTCTAGGATTATATAGCCACCTAGCGTAAGGATTATCTCGAATAATTACTTCTGTATTTCCAGACTTAGCAGCTTCTACAATCTTTTCTTCTATAAACTTTAGAAATGCTGGTACTTCTGTTAATCCTGCAAGTTCTTGAGCTTCTTTGGCTGAAATCATTATATACCTCCAATTTATAAAATATATTATATTTAAATCTCACTAAATAAGCAAATGAAATTTAAATATAATAGCCCCGAAGGGCTATTTGAGTTAAATTATAATTAAGATTATGAGAGCATAGGTTAAGTAATGGAGTAACTGATCAAATCCTAAAGCTATCCAAAACCTGGAATCACTTATATCGTATTTACAGCATTGTGCTTTCCAGTAATCTATGATAAAGTGTAGAATTAATTCCATTATAGCTAAAGTTATAGCCATTCCTAGTGATGTGAACATAGTAAGAATTATAAAGGTTAGTCCAGCATGTACTAGAGAATGGGTTAGTAATGGAAGTTTCCATCCTATTTTGTTGGTCTTCCTTAACATGTATGGAGTTTGGAGGGGATAATCAGCCATAAAATGTTTCAAGAAGAATATAACAAATAATAATATTGTCAACATATATTATACCGTAAAGGGATATGCAATAGCAGGGTGGTGTTCGTAACCACGAACAGTAAAATCATCCTTACTTACCCAGGTCAATACATCCTCTAGAGTTCGGATATTTGGATTGATTTCTAGAGTAGGATGTGCAAAAGGTTTACGATCGAATTGCTTATGCTCCATCAAAACATTATACTGATCCTCATAGATATGAAGATTGATAATCTTCTGGCGTGCAATTCCAGGTTTAAGGCCTGTAATCTGTGCCATTAATGCTAGAAGCGTATAGCACTGAACCATGTTAAATACTTGGCCTAACAGGAAGTCATTAGATCTCTGGAAAGAGTTCAGGTATAACGTATCTCCCAAAATAGAGAACTGATGAGTGTGCATACATGGACGTAAGCAACCCTTTGAGAACTCTCCCGGATTCCAGAATGTTAGAATTTCCCCACGATCATCAATGCCCTTCTTCAGGTTATGATAAATCTTGGCTAGTTGGTCAAACATAAGACCATCGGAATTAGTCCACTGACGTCCTTGAACACCATAGACTCGTCCCATATCATCCTCACCTTTACGGTATGGATTGTCTAGCCAAGCTAAGTTTTCATTTGCATTAGCATTCCATGTGTTAACACCAATAGCGCGGAATTGTGCTGCTGAGTCATACCCACGTAGATACCCAATCATTTCCATTATTGCTTGTTTTGCAAACGCCTTACGGGTAGTAATAAGGGGAAATTCACCTGCACCTACGTTAAAAGTAAAATCTGCATCAATAATAGTTAGGCAACGAACCCCTGTTCTAGGATTCGTTACCCACTGACCTTCTGATAGAATACGTTTTCCAACTTCGATATACTGATCCATTAATAAGTAACCAATTCCTGTACAAATCGCAGGCTGTTATCACTGTTTGCGCCGGTTGCGTAAACTAAACGAGTAGATTCATAGTTGTAATCTAGAATCATATTATCCAGATGTACATCTGCCTCTAGTTTTTGATTACTAAAGATTGTTGATACAAAAGCACTTTCAATATGTCCATGAATATACATTTCGTACAGTAATGTTGCGCCACCTAAAACCACTGTCTGTTGATCTTTTAAGAATGTAGGTAATGTATCCCCAATCTTAGAAATTGGAGTGTAAATACTATGTTTAATATCATCAGGCAGAGGACGATCCGCACGAATAAAGAGGTCAGATTCTCCAATCATACGTTGCCGAACAACTTCTGGAAGTGCTAAATAAGTACCCGCACCAATGATGATGTTATCTGGATTCAACACGTCCAGTTGAGAGTAGAAAGCATCTAGTTCTTCTTTGAAGGAACCCCATGGAAGTTTACCTCGGAGGCCGAACTCCCCGTTCGGCCCAACTGCATATATTGCTGTAATCATAAGAAATCTCCAAATTCATTACCCAGATCTTTCAGAGTATCCGTAGAGGTCTCAGTTACCTGACCTACACGGTAGGCTGCACCAATCTGGATTTCTTGTGGAGCAGGCTGTAAAGAAGTGGTATCCAACCAGTTCATGATCCACGGAATAGGGTTTTTGGTGATTACTGGTAAATGACTAGGCCATTCTACACCAATGTGCATAAACGCATTACGTCCCACAAAGTACAAATACTCTTCTAGAAGTTCTGCATTCAGGCCAATCAGACTACGACCTTTGAAAATGAAGTGACCCCATTCAATTTCAGTTTTCAGAGTTTTCAGGAGCTGTGCTGGTGCTTTAGCCACTGCTTCATCCACCAGGTCTTTGTCAAACTGCTGGAACATAATCTGGATGATTGCTTTGGACATCTGAGTGTGCAGAGCTTCATCTTTAGCGATTAATTGCAGATTTTTAGCAATACCTTGCAGAATATCGTTCTCTGCTAATGCAAAGGTACATGCAAAGGATGCGTAAAACTGCATTGCTTCCAGACCATAGATCGCAAAGTAAGCGTCTAATAACTTAGCCTGAGTTTCACGTTTAACTTCAGGGAACTCAGTTTCTGGGTATGTATTGTCGCCACGATGATCGCGTACTGCAATGAAATACTGACCTAACTGGTACAGTTCATCGAATAGTTCAACAGAATCAGCGATGCGTGCGAATGCTTCTTGGTTTTTGGTTACAGAATCAATAAATTCTGCTGGATCAGTTAACACATTACGAATAATATTGCTATAAGCACGACTATGCAGATCTTCAAAATAGCTCCACTGCTTGAGCATACCTTCCAATTCTGGACGACTTACAAGCGGCATAATAGCTGCTTCAGGAGCACGACTGATAAAGGAATCAGTTTGAGTCTGCCATGCTAAGTTCAGGAGTGTAATTTCCTGAATTTCACGCGGGAGATTAGGCCATTGTTTCTTATCTGCTTCCAGACTGATTTCAGTTTCAGTCCAAAATTGAGAGCGTTGCAGAAGTGCCAGACGTTCTAGTTCTGGATGTGCTACACGTACATAATCTGCGATACCGAGAGAATCTCCCAGGAAAAGGTCAGCGTTAGTATGATCCCAATTCAGGTTTAGTAAAGTAGTCATTGATTTTCCTCTTTCTCACTATTTCAGGAATATTATAGCAAATCTGGTAGCGATTAGCAAGTAAAATTTCAAAGAAAAAGGAGACCCGAAGATCTCCTTGTTTTTATTAAATAGTACAACCACCGGATGCACAACCGGCTGCTTCTTCTCCAGCACCTCCACCATTTGCGGTATTGAAGTTAGCATAGTAGAAAGTTTTCCACCCATACTTAACAGCAGTCATGAAATCACGAACTACTACTGGGCCAGGAATGATTTCATTCTCAAACTTGGTGTAGTCATAGTACATATTCGTACTGATAGACTGACTGAAGAATTTCTGCATAGTTGCTACCCATTTGATCCACTCGATACGATCTACGTCATAAGCCAGTTTATAGCTCATTAACGTTTCCCAATCGGTTGCACCTGGAGCAATTGCAATTACTTTATTTACTGCACTACCCTTGATAGATACAATCTTACGAGGTGGTTCGATAGAGTTAGTAACACCTAATAGAACAGAAGAACTTTCTCCTGGCATCTGAGCAGTCAGAACAGAGTTACGCATACCATATTTCAGAATATCCGCACGCAGAGACTCCCAATCCATTTCTAGACCTACGGATACCAGTTCATCAACAGTTTTCTTGTACGTATCGATTACTAGAATTCCTTTAGATGGTTTAGTATGATCAAACCACTCACATGCACCCTGTTCCTTAGCCAGGCGTACAGAGGCTTTATGCAGGAAGTAAGACAGTTTTTCAGCCTCACGGTGAATCCAGTTACGGGCTTCAATACCTTCGTAAGCCAGACCTTCTGCTGCCATTGCACCTGCTGCATTCATCAGGCCAATACCAACATTACGACGTTTCTTAGCCGTATATTCCATAGTTGGGAACGGATAATCCTGAATTTCAATAATTGTATCAACGAATTTCAGGAGGATGTAGCAAGTTTTTTCCCACTCAGCCAGAGATTCCATGCGCCCAAGTACAACACCACCTAAGTTACACAGAGATACTTCACCAATATCCTCCGGCTTCATTTGATCAAGCTGCTCTTTTGTCTTGTACAGCTCTGTAATGTGATGGAACGGGCGTGTAGGCTGAGTAATTTCAACACAAAGGTTTGTCATACGGATCGGATCAAGGAAGTTACCGTGACGATTAGATTCCCCGATGTGATGAGCATACATACGTCCTGTTTCCATTCGGATACGTAGCCAAGTATCTAGGATTTCTTTTGCAGAGACTTTAGGAGCTGCTGGAACTGTTTTTCCTTCGTGGTCGATCTTTGTAAGAGATGCCACACGTTTCTCCGCTGCCACGTAGATTTCTTCAAATTTAGCCTCGTCATCACTATAAAACGCTTCATGAACTTCTGGAGCATAGAAGTATGACATTAGCGTAATATCTTCGTTTTTAAGATAACGTTTTAACAAAAGATTGTTAAAGCTCAGAGAATAATCCATCTTATCGATTTTATTCTCATCTGTAGCACGTTGCTGCTTAACCTGCATCAATTGAATGATTTCAGGGTCGAAGTATGGATAAGACACTGTGGCAGAACCACCACGAGTTTGCTGAGTATTGGCCTTTACTGAGCGGTCAATGTGTCGATAATATGGCAGTTTTCCGGAATGCGGGAATGCCCCATTTCGCACCGGATCAGCAATTGATCGACTTTCAAGATGATACCCGATTCCCGCTCTGGCTGCGACCATTTTGAAGACGATGTGCTCGGCGGTGTCGATTGAATCCAACGTGTCAGTGGAATCCACGAGGCAGCAACTAGCAAATCCACGGTCACTAGAGCGCAGACCAACCAGTGGCGGCGTAGGAACGTTAATTTTGTGGAGTGACATTGCGTTGTAGAGGTCGATTGCATCTAGAATTGTCCAGTTAGGTTGAGATAGCATCGCCATTGCCATACCCATGTAGGCAAACTGCGGAGTTTCATAAACTTCACCAGTGGCTATGTTGCGACGAGAATACTTATCAAAGAACTGCTTCAGTCCACCACTAGTAAAAAGACGGTCACGATCATGGTCGATAACCTGATTCAGAGCTTCAAATTGCTCATCGGTAATCCATGCACTCATGTCTTCCCATGCACCTACGCTAACCATGTGATCATGGAAGAAGCGTAGAGAAGGTGGTTCGAAAGAATCATAAAGGCGTTTACGCATTTGCGCAAGACGTAATTCCTTTGCTGGCACATCATATGCTGGATTATCTTTAATAAGACTTTCAGCAGCTTTAATTAATGCATCCATCAGAGTGTCGGAATCTACAACCCCTTTAGGCAGAGTTTTTTGAGCAGCCATAGTAATGGCTGACCAACTTACATCAACTGTTTTGCAACCATACTCTGCCCAACCATTGATTTTTTCAGGAGCAAAGTCTTCTACAGTACCGTCACGTTTAATTACTTTTTCAATGCGATGGCTCATTTGGCTTTCCTTTTTATAGTTATCAGGATTTAAGGAATATTCTACTTTATTATCGGTCATTAGGCAAATAAAATTTTCTGATAGAAAAGGCCCGAGTATTTTCATACCCAGGCCCTGTATATTACCAGTCTAGCTTTTTAGCTTGTTCAATTACTTTAGCTCTAGCTGCCTCTTTTAATAGAATATCTATGGAGGTGCTCAACTCGTTATAATTGAATGGTTTATTTGGATTTGAGGTTACAATTTTCCACGCTAGGGTTGTCTTAGGACTTTCTTCCCCTTCCTTACGTGTAATCATATTAGCAGCACTCAGTGAAGTACGATGTATTTTAGTTTTACGGCTCAGATGAACGACGTTTCCCATATTACACCTTCCCCATGTCTTTAAAAATATCATAGAATGCTTTAGACTCAACAGAACGAACGTTATCAATCAATTCGATCATTGAGAATGGGGCATTTTCGTATTTTTCATAGACTTCCATAAGGAGTGCTAGACCTGAGTCACCTTTAATGTCTTTCTGAGCTATATCTCCGCAGATAATTAAACGGCAGTCTTGTCCTACACGAGTTAGGAGACAAATCATTGCCTCAACGGAAATATTCTGAGCTTCATCGACAATTACATAGGAGTTGTTGAAAGTTCTGCCACGAGCATGTTCGACAGCCAAAAATTTAATTTTTTGACGTTCGACATATCCTTTATACGCATGATCGCCGATGGCCCATTTCATACCATCAGCTATTGGCTCCAACCAAGGCTCTAGCTTTTCCGCTAGATCACCAGGAAGCATACCAAGAGACTTACCTAGAGGTTCATTAGGACGTACGAGGATCACTTGCTCAATATCTGAGTGAATGTCTACGAGTTCCTGAGCTGCAAGAACGGACGGAATAAAGGTTTTACCAGTACCTGGCTCACCGATACCCACAGTCACTGTGTTGTTCTTGATCATATTGATATATGATTTTTGCTCGCGGTTTTTACCTACTAGGGATTTAGCAACTGGGTTAGCGTAATCAGTAGAAAAATCAGCCTGAATTACGTTGTTCTCATATTTGTTGCCACGCTTTCTTGAACCATTGCGGTTCTCTCTTTTTTGACGTGCTTTTCCCATAAATAACACTCCTATAGTGTACTTCGCTAACAGAGGATCAACAAAAAGATCTTGTTTATCAACTTACAAATATATTATACCAATATATACAGTAAAAAGCAACTACAATTTTAAATAAGCCTATGATATTGCATTTAAATAAAAAATTTGCTTGCTTTTAACGTGAGATGTGTGATACTAGATAATCATTTTATATCGCGTGCACGAGTGCGTGATTATACAATTTTTAATAGAAATTGGCAAATAAAATTTTTTGACTCAGATCATGTTACAGAACCTTATAGTAAAATATTGTTGACATCCGCCCTCGAATGAGTTATAATAGTAGTCTTAGTTAGAGAAGGAGAGTATAATGAATCGCAATGAAGAACTAAAGTATAAAGAAATGCAGGCGTTAATTAGAAACTGCAAAGAGATTATCGAAGGGTCAGCAGATGAAGAGCTGCTGTTTAATAATGCCAATAAACCCTCAGAACGTTTCCCTACACAAAGGGATATGCTTGCAGGTGAATTGAGTAAGTATCTGATTCTAGAAGAAATGCCAATTCAGATTCGAAATGCTCACATGATTGGGGATATTCATTTCCATGATGCTGATTATGCTGCATTAGGCATGACTAACTGTTGTCTGGTAGCTCTGGAAGATATGTTGAAGAATGGTATGAAGGTTGGTAATGCTGAAATTAGCACTCCAAACTCTATCACTACTGCGGCGGCTATTACTGCTCAGATTATCACTCAGGTTAGCTCCCATCAGTATGGTGGTACTTCTGTAGATCGCCTTGATGAAGTATTAGCCCCTTATGTTCGTAAATCCTATGACAAAAATCATGCGTTTGCAAAACGTTGGACTAAGGATGAAGCCAAAGCATCCGTAATGGCTACGGAGATGACTGAAAAAGAAGTCTATGATGCCTGTCAAGGTCTGGAGTATGAAATCAATACGATGTTCAACTCTAATGGTCAGAGTCCATTTATTACCTTTGGTTTTGGTCTAGGAACTTCTTGGGAAGCACGTCTAGTACAGAAAGCAATACTGAAAGTACGCATGGATGGTTTAGGTATCAATAAACGTACAGCTATCTTCCCGAAACTGGTATTTGTACTTCGTGATGGTGTTAACATGAAACCGGGAGATGTTAATTATGACATCAAGAAGTTAGCTATGAAATGTACTGCTGAACGTATGTATCCAGATTATATCAGCTATGACAAGGTTGTAGAAGTTACTGGAGACTACAAAGTTTCTATGGGCTGCCGTTCATTCCTAGCTGCTACAGAAGATGGTGAAACTGCCGGTCGTAATAACTTAGGTGTTGTTTCTGTAAACTTGCCTAGAATTGCTATCGAAGCTGAAGGAAATATTGACCTATTCTTTGATTTGCTTGAGCTACGTGTAGATACAGCGTTAAAAGCGTTGGAGTGGAGAGTTGATCGCTTAAAATACATTCAAGCCAAAGCCGCACCCATCCTCTATATGTCAGGAGCCTTTGGGTTACGCTTGGGGCCTGAGGAATATGTATTCGATCATTTCTATAACCGTGCTTCTGTATCTCTAGGGTATATTGGCTGCCATGAAATGCTACAGTTCATGTTTGGCAAAGATGTAGATACAATGTCCGAGACCTGCATCAAGTTTGTTCAGCGTGTATTGCAGTACATGCGGGATAGGGTCGATCAGAAGAAGGAAGAAACTAAATTAGGTTATAGCCTGTATGCTACACCATCAGAATCCCTATGTGACCGTTTTTGTCGTCTAGACCGTGAATATTTCCCGGAGCATGAAGATATTCTGTCCAAAGGATACTACACTAACTCTCACCACCTTGATGTGGAACGTAAAGTTGCTCCTAACGTGAAATTTGATTATGAGTCTAACTTTACTCCGATTGCTTCTGGTGGGTGCATTTCCTATGTAGAACTACCGGATATGAAACGATTCCCAGATGCACTGGAATGGGTTATTAATTATGCTGCTAGTAAGGTTCATTACTTCGGTATTAATACTCCAGTGGATTCTTGTGGTAAATGTGGATTCTTAGGTGAAACAATAGCATCCGAAGATGGATTTAAGTGCCCTATCTGTGGTAATCATGACCCCGAAACTCTTGAAGTAACTCGTCGAGTTTGTGGGTATCTTGGAAATCCGGGTGCTCGTCCATTTAACCCCGGCAAACAGCACGAGGTGATGGGCAGAGTGAAACATCAGGATATTCGAGCTAAATAAGCTAATCAGCCGGGTTGCTAGTCGACCTGGCTTTTATTTTATTTGCTTTCAGCCAAAAATTTATATATAATAGATTTATAAATTTGAGAGGAGAAAGCTATGAGCGAATTGCTTCCTAAAGTAGATGTCTCCCATCTTGGAGAGCCTAGTGAAGAACGTAAGGCTCTAGATTGGTTGGGCGGATTTGATTATCGTCGTGTTGTTGCAACATGGAATGATAAGAAAGTTAAGAAGTTTCGGGTACATTATGTAGGTAAAGACAAGTGGCTCTGGATTGATTATGAAGAATCGAAGGGGTCTACTAAGGCTGTGAAAATTTATCGTATGTATGGGTATTATTATGCTCACTGTGATAAGAATGAATTTACAGTACAGAACTAAGGAACAAGAATGAAAAACGTAAAACATCTTAAATATCGCTTAATTTACAACGGACGTATGGAAACAGAAGATCTGGCCCAATTAGCTATTAATTCTAATGAGGTTACAGTGCGTGCGCTGGCAATTGAAAAGTTGCGTGCCTCTTATGAAAATCGTGTTATGGAACTAGAGGAGAAACTGTATGGCATTCTCGAAGCCGATGCTACCAGATAAGGGGTTAAACGCCGCTTTGGAAAATGCATTAATGCAGCAGTGGGAAACGGGCTATAAGGATGGTGTTGAATCCTGTGCTACTATGCTAGAAGTTATTGCTAATACCTTAATGGAGAAAGGCAATAAAGAATTAGCTGAGCTATTAGACAGTATTGGGCAAAACTTCAGAGAACAGGTGAGAAGTGCGTAGATTAATTATTATTAGTGGTGCAGGTTTGAGTGTTGAAAGTGGTGTACGAGCTTTTCGTACTGATACTGCTAGCGGTAAAGCATTGTGGGATGATTATGATCTAGAAGAAGTATGTAATATTCATGCCTTTCGTGGTAATTTTTATCATAAAACCCATATGTTTTACAACAAGCGTCGTGAAGAGCTAAAAACTGTTGAACCCAATCTTGCACATTTGCGTATTGGTGAATGGTATAAACAATATCCAGGTCAAGTAGTAAACTTGACTACCAACGTTGATGACCTTATTGAGCGTGCTGGCGTTCCACATAGTGACATTCTGCACATTCACGGATATTTAAAAGAGGTTGTTGTAGCTGATAGCTACAATAGTAGCAATAAACGGATTATTGATGTAGGATACAATTCTATTGACCTAGATGATTATAAATGGGTTAAACCTAATGTAATCTTCTTTGGGGAGCATGCTCCTGCATACGCAGAAATGTATAATGTTTTTGATGGTATTACCAGTCAAGATATGATCATTGTGGTTGGTTGCTCTAACCAAGTAATTAACTTCTACTGGGAATTATTTCCTGTTCTTAATTTGACTGCTGCGAAACTTATGGTTGTTAACTACTATGATAGTGCCCTAGCGGCGGAACCGGGCTATCAAGGTATGACTCGTAGTGAGATGTACCAGCTAGAAGAACGTGGTATCCCCTACTGGAGTAAAGGTGCGGTAGATGCTTTTAGTGACCCTAATTTTATTGCTCGTGTAGAAGCTCATTTAGAGGGTAGACCTTATGTGTCAGGAAATAAGTAATACTCCAATTATTTTTCTAGATATTGATGGGGTGCTCAATTCGAGCATCTCCCACCATCATGCACCTGATAATGAAAAGATTTTCTTTGGAAGTGACTGGGTTTTCAAACCGCTTCTCAAGGCTTTTCAGGATTTTATTCGTCCTTCTCCGATAATGATTGTTGGAGTATCATCTTGGTTCTCTGTCAGAAATGAGATGGAGAACGTTCAGATTATGACCGGATTAGGTCTTATCGATCGTTTTCTTGGTACAACGGATTTTACTGGGGGTGGATTATCTAGGGGTAATTCTGTTCTTCGCTTCGTTGAAAAGCATAAGCTCAAACATTGGTGTGTGCTTGATGATGCGGGTGCTATGATGTATCAGTATCCAACGGTTATAGTCAACGGTAGGACTGGGATAAATCTTCAAGATCTAAAAGCTGTTAGCTATATGCTAGAATTTAGCCCAGATCTTGAAATGTGTAAATCCTTACAACAATTTAAGGTGTAAATATGTTCAATAATGTATTCTCTAAAGAAGCTAACCCAATTTTGGTTAACTTTTGGCGTACTCTCCCAGCTAGCCTGTATAATGAGGCTATTAACTCTTTGAAAATATGGTGTGAGAATAACGAAATCTCCTTTGCTTTTAAAGATGATATTGATGAGGCCCCCTGTATTGGTTTAATTGTTCAGGTAGAGGAGGGTCTTGAAGAGATTGTCGGCTGGAAAGAGTTAGATGAAATGGGCTTAGTTTTTGCGTTAAACTATAAGCTGTTTATGCCTAACAAACACCGTATTGCTATTAATTATAAAACAGGTGAATCTCCCGGTTTTCAGGTTAATGAACGTTACGGTTGGTCTTACTCACCGGAAGAAGTGAATGAGGGTATCCAAAAACTTCGCCGTTTCGGGTATATGATCCCAGGTTTAACTGCTTAAGGAGGCAGAATGGAACAAGTATATTGGCGTCAGATTGATCCTAGTTTGGTGAAACGTGCGGAGAAGCTGCTACAACGTTGGTTGGGGGTAAGACAAGCCTCCTTCACTTTTCCGGAGCAGCAAACGGATGATCCCTGTGTTGGTGTTTTCCTATCCGGCTATGCGGGGGAATGGGAATTGGATTGGAATGAATTGTCTGCTATAGGTTTAATTGTTGCCCTAAACTTCTCTTTGTTCCATCCACGTGGTTTGGCCATATGTCGTGTGCCTGGTGACGGTTGTTCGCCCCATCTTTTACAGGTGAAAGATGACATTTGGGAGTACACTCCAGATATTCTCGCAGAAGCTAAAGAACAATTAAATCGTGTTGGGATCTATGTTCCGGGATTAAATGATGAATGATTTTTATTAGCTGAACTCTGATTACCGAGTCATTTTGGCTCGGTTTTATCCGTACTCAAGACCAATGATAGCACCATCCGGAAAATTTTACTTGCAGGATGCCCAAAATCTTGATATAATATTTATATTGAATTGAGAGACATTAGTAAAAATTGATTTTGCTAATTTTTCTTGTTTACAATCCGCGATACGGAACAGTTAGGCTGCCCCATTAAGGGTTGTTTTAACTATTACTAGTGTTTATATTGCATTAGTTAATCTTCAATTAAGTGATCTGTGTACCCTGAATTCGGAAAGGTAAATCCAAACCGTGCATATTTAGCTCGTTATATAGGCAGAGCTTTATATGGGGGTGCGAACGAAAAGAGCAGCGAATGGCGGCACGTACAGTAGTCACCTACCAATAGGATAGTGAGGACAAATAGAATCGGCTTAGCGGCCAATGACCTAGGTTCTATTCTGTATATGAGCGAAGAGAGCACAGCACTGAGATATGATAACTTATTCATATTGTTTGATGATAATTGATGTTTACGTAAATAGTAGTAATAGTTGTTCTATTCTTTCTGAATAGTCCTAAAGAAAAGATTTCGATTAATCAACACAGGAGTATTGTTGTGTTTTCTATCCTCCAAGGTCACGCCGGGTTTTCTCGTGATTTAGCAACAGGTATTTGGCGAGAAATCAAAGCGGAAGATTATACCTTTGCCAAACGATTCTCGAAAGAGCATCCAGAAGGTAAACCAGCTTCTATGCCCTTCAAATTTGATGTAATAGAAGAGCACGACCCACAAAGCCTTGCCGAAATGTTACCACTTATGAGACGTTTAACGTCTGACCCTCATATCGTTGCGATACGAGGTCGATGTCTTGCACCTAAAAATAATGTGCGACGTAAGAAAGGTAACTTTAATGTATCCAATCCTAGCAATATTATTGCTATGGATGTGGATGGTATCCTAGATACCGGTGGGTACGACAAGTTTAATCTTGTAGGTATGGCCCGCCACATTATTAAGATGTTGAATAGTATTAGTGAGGACATGTTTCCTCTTGATGCAGGGTTTATTGCTCATGCATCGTCTTCGGCTGGCCTAAAACCAGGTATCCGAATGCACTTAATGCTAGAATCTAACGTCAAGGTAACTCAAGGTCAGTTAAAGTTCTTATTTACGTCTATCAATGATAGTAGTAAGCAAAAATTCGGTTTTGATATTGCCGACTTAGCTTATTATTCATCTGTCCAGCTTCACTATTTTGCCGACCCTTTATTTAGTGATGGTATTGTTGATCCGTTTAAAGCGGAGAGTAAGCCACGTCTGGTATATGTTAAGGGTTCGAAGGTAAATTTGCCTAATAATCTGGTTGACTATGAAACAACTAGAGGTGAGTTTAAGGAGGAGTTTTACTCTTTACTCGATCAAATTAAAGGCAAAAAGATTGCTTCTGATAAAGTAGAAGAAACCATCAGCGAATTGGAAGAAGCTGAGGATGGGGTATACTTGCGTATTATCCCCAAACTATACCATAGAGCTTTGGAGGATGGTGTTGATTTTGCATGGCTAGAACGTGAAATTAAACCCGCTTTGTCTGAATATATTGCAACTAAAGATAACAGTCGTAATATTCAAGATTACTTTAATAACGGTCGTAAGCAGGCTCTCAAAGCGTTTGTTAATAATTCTAAACGTGAGATCCCATTAAATCTGAAGGGTGTTCCACTCAAGAAATTAGAAGTGGATTCTCCACCAGAAGTTCCATACCTGAAGATTAACATTGTGCCCCCAAAAGGCCATATAACATTTGTTAAGGCAAGTCTTGGTACTGGTAAAACTACGGCAGTAACTAAATGGCTGGACGCAGGTGTTCTTCCTGGCAACTTTTTAGCAGTTACAAATACTAGAGCGCTGGTATCTTCAAATGCTAAGAAATTTAGCGCAGGACAATATGATAAGTCTGTAGATATGCTCAACTTTAAACGTGGAGCTATTGATCGTATGTCTACAACTATTCACTCTTTGCATAAGTTCAAAAGTTTTATTGGTCAAATAGACACCATCTTTATTGATGAATGTGACGCTGTAATGAATGATCTATTATTCGCCCCAGTTGTTAAACAACGTCGCGAATGTATTCAAGTTCTACGTGACATCCTCATGACAGCTAAAACTGTAATTCTATCAGATGGTGATATTAGTGCCGAAACTATTGAAGCATATGGTTCTCTAATTGATTTTGATAAACCAGTAGCATTTTATAATCATCATCGTAAAATGCTGTCAAAAGCTCATGCTTATGAGTTCCCTGATGAATCCAGTATTTGGGTTGCACTTCAGACTTCTCTAGAGATGGGTGAGAAATCTATCTTAGTATCTGACTGTGGGCCGGATGAGCTGAATGAGAAGGGCATGGCATTGCGTCGTAATACAGGTGCGTTAGTTAAGGAAATCCACTCAAATTCTACATCGGATGTAGATATTCGACGTATTCTGGATTACACAACTAATGAGCTAATTGATCAACAAATTGATTGCTTATTATGTAGTCCATCAGTAACTAGTGGTGTTGACTTCAACTATTTTGATAACGTATTCGTTATTACTAGAACCAGCAACCAAGCGCCAAACATGCGTTTTCAAGCAATCAGGCGCGACCGTGGCGCTCAGAACATTTATTATTTTATTGATAAATCTACGAGTGGATTCTCCGCAGGTTCTGAGCAATATAACATTGATGAAGGTTGGCTGGAGTTAGCACAGCAATTATACGCACGTCGTAGAGAGCTGGAATCTAGGAACTATACTAGTACTTTACGTTATTACTTGCTTGATCAGGGTGCAACTATTGATATTTTCAGTGAAAGCTGGGGAACTATCGAAGGTGCTGGGAAGGAATATACGGAAGAGCGAATCAAAGCTATTTTATATTCAACCCCTGATTATTGTGCTCCACGCCATGCTGATGCGTATGAAGCTAAACTACTTCTTGTTCGCTATTATCATCTTGAGTCTATTAAAGATGTAACAGTTGAGCATGTTGAACAGTATATTAAGGATAAACCGAATGATCGAGCTGCATTCTTTCATAAGATGCACGAGATGTTCTGGGAAGATATTAAGAAGTGTTCAAATGTCACTATCAAACCATTCATAGAAGCTCTGAAAGGTAAGAAGAAAGATTTCTTCCTTAAAACAGGTCAGAGTGCTAACCCAAAATATGCCAGAATGTATCTTGGTATGATGGGTATTGGTAAGGATATGAACACGGAGAATATTGTAGACTGGTACAGAACCTATTGTAAAATCGAGTGTATGCCAATCCCGTATAAGTTTATGACTGATGAGGAGAAACATATGCATGATGAAGCAATGGCAGAGCTAGGTGCTAGAAATGACAGTGAAGAATAAAAAATGGGAAACAAGGAAGTTCCCAGTAAAAGAACGTAAAGTTCCTGTTTACGACACTTCGGAAAAGCTATGTAGGGTGGTACCGCATAGATTAGCTGGCATCCCTAACATATCCGAGTGGTTACTTAAACAACGGAAAAATAACGTGTCTCTTCGCATCGGCTTTGAGTTAGATAAAGTCTATGCTGAACTTGCTTCTTTGCTCAAGGAATCGTAAAAATTTATTTGCATAGTGCAAAAAATTTCTGTATAATAGATTCATAAATTTGAGAGAGGAGTTTAAATATGGCTGGTTCTCGTAGAAAGAAACATATCCATGAAATCCCGGATGAAGTCTTTAAAAAGGTTATAGAGCATCTGGAGAACGGGGGTACTAAGAAAGCAGCATGTGAAATGCTAGGCGTATCATCCAATCCAACGATGGAAAGGATGATTGAAGAATGGCAAGACCGCCAGATTCAAGTTGCCGAAATGAAGAAAAAGAAACGTGGCACACTTATTGAAGGCATCGAGTTAGCTAACGTTATTGAGCAGTATTTATCTGGTGATTCTTTTGAAGAGATTGCCGATCGTAATTATCGCTCTGTAGCAATGGTTAAATCTGTCTTGGAACGCCATGGTGCTCTACTTCGTTTGAACGATATTGTAGATCCATTGAATCCTCCAATTATTCCTGATGATGCTGTAGCAGAAGAATTTGCAGTTGGTGAGCTTGTTTGGGTTCCTGGATACCAGTGTATCGGTGAAATCAAAAAAGCAATGGATAACCCTGTTGGTTGCTACCGTGTATGGCTCCTATCAGAAGGCAAACAACAGAACGTCCATTATATGAATTACGAGCTGGCTTCTGTTAAACATCTGGAAAAGTTAGGGGTTGACGTAAAATCTCTAGGGTACAAGTGGACTCGCGAAGAAATTATTACGTTGATTAACGAAGCTGTTAAGGCTGCCCTGAAACTTGATAAAGAAAAAGGAAAACGCCGTGAGTAAGCTAACAGATTTGCTTAAAGATGGTGAAACAAAAACCGTGTATCGTAAAAGTTGGGATAACGATAATAACGGTTTAGTATTATTAACTTTGGATACTGATTCGGATGTAGTTACCCAACATACCTGGGTAGCTGGTAATTATCCCTATAGTGAGGTTGTTACGTTAACAGTATGCGAAGCTATTGCCGACGATTGGGAGATTGCCAGCATTGATGATATGCTCGCTGTTGGCCTGGTGGAGTAACTACAGAAAAATTTCAGTTGCTTAATCCTATAATTCTTGATATAATATTCTCATAGTTTGAAAGAACTATTCTGTTTAATTCTTAATTAAGGAAATATAAAATATGACTACTCCAACTCAGTGGACTGATGAACTGTTCGAAAAAATGTCTTCCGAATACGTTGCTCGTATGGAGCAATTCCCAGAGGATGAACGTCCGGGTGTTAGCATGGAAATTGTTAGCGAAATTGCCCAGGAAAATGGTGTAACTCCGAACGGTTTTCGTATGAAGCTAACTAAAGCAGGTGTGTATATTAAGAAAGCTGCTGGCTCCGCTGCTAAATCTAGCGCATCTACTGGAGAAAAAGCTTCCGGTGGTTCTCGTACCTCCAAAGCCCAAGCTCATGCCGATCTTCGTTCAGCATTCTCTGATGCTGGCTTAGCACCAGATTTTCTGGATGATGCAATTATCGACAAACTGACCGGTAAAGCAGCCGCTCATCTGGCAGAAGCAATCCGAGCTATCACTAAGTAATTTTTAGATAAATCCACCAACAAAAGGAACACAGTTATGACCAAAGCTGAAATTATCGCACAATGTGAAAAATTTGGTGAGTTTTATCTTCATTACGAGAAACTTCGTCAGAAAGGAACCACGTACCTTCAGGGTACGATGGAATTTGATCCAGCCCAAGATAAATATCTGGCTGAGCGTATTAAACGTGAACGTATTCGTAAAGCGAAAGATGATGAGATCCTTGTCTTCTCTCGTACTAATGATAGCTTCCGTTTTATTCCTGTCGAGAAAGTCCGTCGTGTGACTAGCCTCCAATCAGAGTTAGATCGTGCTTCTCCAGTAGGCCGATAAGAAACCAATTAGCCCCTATATGGGGCTTTTTGTGTATTTGGGATATGTAAATGAGCGAACAGGTAAATCAAAACTATGAAGGACACGTTGATGACCAGTCCATCATACTTTGGGAGAAGGAGGGAGAACAAGTAAGATTAACAGTATCTGAATTTCGTGGGAATCTATACATGGGTATTCGTTACTGGCTTCTTGATATTAATGATGAGTGGTTTCCAACGAAATCTGGCTTCTCTTTTCCTTACACCCTAGAAACAACATCACAGCTTTTCTATGCGTTTACACAGATTCTTAGCGAATCTGAGGTTTTACATGAAGTACAGAAACGAGCTGAAGAACTCAAAGCCAAGAATGCCTAGTTCTTGGCTTTTTCTTTATAAATGTATTTGCTTTCAACTCAGTTTTGTTATATAATATTTATATAAGTTGATGAGAGGATCAATTATGAACATAACACTTCCAAAAATTCAAGCAAAGTTAAACCTAGTATCAACTGCTAGAAATAACTATCTAGATAACTTTGGTGGAATCAACGATAAAGCGTACAAAGATGCGTGGTTGAAAGAAGCGCAAGAGTTAGCCGATCTCACTACTCAGTATAATAAAGAACTACAGGTAGAAATGAATGACTAATGTAAAAGACTTTATTAAACGTTGTCAAGAAGCATATTACCAGGGAATGTCTTTAATCTCTGACGAAGAATATGATCGTCTGATTAAAAGATTTCCGTTAGAAGAAGAGATCGGGCCTAAGGGTGATATTCCACATCTGTATCGTATGTATTCTTTACAGAAAGTTTATTATAATCGCGGAGATAAACCTCCATTTAATCCATTAGGTCAGGTAGAAACTGATAAGTTAGATGGTTGTGCGATTTCTCTGTTATATATTAATGGAGAATTTGTTCAAGCACTAACTCGTGGTAATGGTATTCTAGGGAATGATGTCACAAGCAACGTAAGATTGCTGAACATCCCTAAAAAGATTTCCCAAAAAGTACCTACTCAAATCACTGGTGAAGTTCTAATTACAAAAGAAGTAGAAAATAAACGTAACTTTGCCTCTGGTGCTATTAACCTAAAAGATAGTGATGATTTCATACAACGTATCGGAGAAGGTGGTTTAATCTTCGTTGCATATGGTATCCAGTGTTCTGCTGAATCTGTAGGTATTACAGAAACGTATTTAAAAGATATGCTTTGGCTAGAGAATGAGAACTTCTTAACAGTTGTTAATGTGCGTTCCTTCTTTAAATGGATTCCGACGGATGGTAAAGTTGTTCGTATTAATGACAACAACAAATTTTTCCGAGAAGGCTGGACTAATAAATTTCCTCGTGGAGCATTCGCTATTAAAGAGGATGAAGAAGGCGAGATTACAACTCTTACTAAAGTTGAGTGGCAGGTAGGGGCTTCTGGTAAAGTAACTCCAGTTGGTTATTTCGAACCGGTAATTATTGATGATGCTACAATTGTTAAAGCGACTCTTAATAACGTTGATTATATTAACTCTCTCGATCTAGAGATCGGTTGCCAGATTCGAGTAATTCGTGCTGGTGGTGTAATCCCGTGCATAGTAGAGCGAGTATACGATTAATACATAACCCTTTGCTACCCATCTACCATATCGGAATTATAAAGTGGTTATTGACATTTTCGCCGCTTAGGTATATACTATTATCATTCAGTTGAGGGATAGAAAGTTATGGCGAGGGTAAGCAAAGTTAGTTAAAATTGTAGTTGCTAAATGCTTAAATACTTGCTATAATATTTATATAAATTGATAAGGAAGAAATTTGATGAAAATCGAAATTCCAACACAATGTCCCTCTTGTGGTTCTAAGCTAGATCTTGTCAACGGACAATTATTCTGTAGGAATAAGTCCAACTGTCCAGCGCAATCAAGTAAGTTAATTGAGAACTTCTGTACAAAAATGAAGTTAAAGGGCTTTGGCCCAAAAACTATTGAGAAGCTGGAGCTGACGAAGATTTCAGAACTGTTTTACCTAACCGAAGAAAATTTGGTTAGAGCCGTGGGTAGCAAGGTTGCCGCTAAGTTAATTAGCGAATTAAATACTAAAGTTCGCGGAGACATTGACTTTGGTTCAGTTCTCGGTTCTTTAGGAATCCCTCTAATTGGAGAGGTTGCAGCAAAGAAATTATCCCAAAATTGCACTAGCTTCCACGATGTGAAGGCTGACGGCAAGGCTGGAGAAAATTATAAAGCCTGGCTAAATTCCCCACAAGGCAAGGATGTTATCGAACTACCGTGGAAATTCTCAACTGGTGCAAAAGCTAATATCATCATTACAGATGAATTAGTTGCCCAGCCAAATGGAATCGCGGTATGTATTACCGGATCTTTGCAAGATTTTGCAAATAGAACGGATGCAACAAACTATTTAGAAAGTCTAGGGTATACGGTTAAGAAATCCGTTACTAAAGACGTCAAATACCTAATCTGTGAGGATGAATCAAAACGTTCTTCCTCATCTTATAAGAAAGCCGAAACGAATGGGATAGAAATCCTGTCGATTAAAGAACTATTGGAGAAAAATAATAATGTCTAAACTGAACTGGAACGTAGAAGGTGTAACCGAGTCTCTGAAAGCAAAAGCCACTGCTCTGGGTGTTGCTGTAATCTCCCAAGAACAAGTAGCTGCTATCGCTGCTGAACTGGCTGCTGAAACTGGCAAAGATGTTACTGCTCGCTCTGTTGGCTCTAAACTGCGTAAAGAAGGTTTTGAAGTACAGAAAGCTAACGAAGTACAGAAATCTCCGTGGACTCCTGAGCAGGAAGCTGAACTGGTTGATTTCCTGAACGCTCATGCTGGTCAGTATACCTATGCTGAAATCGCTGCTGCTGTAGCTGGTGGTCAGTTCGGTGCTAAACAGGTACAGGGTAAGATCCTGAGTCTGGAAATGACCGCTTCTGTTAAACCAACTGAAAAAGCTGCTGCTGTTCGTTCCTTCACTCCGGATGAAGAAACTGATTTTGTTAATCAGGTTGTTGCTGGTGCTACTATTGAAGCTATCGCTGCTCACTTCGGTCGTAATATCAAGCAGATCCGTGGTAAAGCTCTGAGCCTGCTTCGTGAAGGTCGTATTGCTGCTATGCCGGTACAGGAAACTTCAAGTGCTAAAACTCGTGAAGATCTGTTAGAAGGTCTGGATCTGGTTAACATGACTGTTGCTGAGATCGCTGAGAAAACTGGTAAGTCTGAGCGTGGTGTTAAATCTATGCTGTCTCGTCGTGGTCTGGTTGCTAAGGACTATGATGGTGCCGCTAAGCGTGCTAAACTGGATGCAAAAGCTGCGGCTGCTGAATAATCTGGTAAATTAAACCTAAGGGGAGGGGGCTATGCTCCTTCCCCTTTTTGCATTTAGAAGGCACGAAAGCGTGCAAAGGAGAATGACCTTGTTTAACGTGCAAGCTGTAGTGTTGAAGATGCTTCTAGCTTCTGAACAGAAGCAAATAGCATTGGAAACATTCTCAAAACTGCATAAAGATCATTTTAATGACGCTTTCTCCTCAATTTACCAAGCCGTCCAGAATTATTATAAAAAATATAACACAATGCCGTCCATTGACGCACTTATGCTTGAAGCTAATAGGAACGCCCGCCTTTCTCAAGCTCTAGTCGTCTTAGCTAACACTCAAATTCCAGAAGTGAGCATGGAACAGGCACTTGAAGTCCTAGAAGCCGAATATACACAGGATTTATTCCTGAAACTTCTAGAAACAGATGTGCTTCAAGATTTAACAATGCTGGATCAGGGAGAAATTCTCAACCGAGTTGCCTCCCTTCACTTAAAATTAGAAGAGAAAGTAACGAATACTGGAAAAGTATTCAACGCAGATAACATGCGTATTTTCCAGAGAGAAGAAGATACCAAACTGAACTTAATCGCTCTTGGTATTTGTAATGAGTTCGACGCTCAAATTGGTTTAGCTCGCACAGAAACGTTACTGCTTGGTGGTTGGCGTGGTACTGGTAAATCCATTATCTGTTCAAACATACAGGTTCAGCAATATTTGAATGGAGATATTGCTCCATACTTCTCAATTGAGATGAAAGAACACGAAGTATTTAGACGTAATCTAGCCATGTTAGCAGGTGTATCAGCACTAGCAATGCGTAATAATACTCTAGAAGGTGCAGCTCTGTTGAGATTAGCCAGAACTAGAGCTAGAATGTTTAATGGTGGTGAAGAGCTTTTCGATAACTTCGTTAAACAGTACACAATGGCTAAGATGAGTGATTTCTACGATATGGAGAGTAAGCTAATAGAGGGGTATGAACTACACACTCCTATGATTATTGTTTATGACCCTGAACTGTCCATTACAACAGTTGACGTAGAATTAAATAAATTAGTTGCTAGATATGGTGATAAAGTTACAGTAGCTTTACTGGACTATATTAACCAAACCCGACTTCCAGACTCTAAAACCATTGATATGTATGACTGGAAAGAACAGATGGTTGTCAGCTCGTCTTTCAAATCTATCTGCCAGAAACATAACGTGGCTGGTGTAGCTCCTTACCAGATCGATCAAGATGGTAGAACACGTATGTCAAAGGGGATTCTTGATTCCGCAGACATGGCTGCTAATCTTAATGCTGCAAAAGCTGATAATGGTCAAGGTGCTATTATGTTTGACTTCGTTAAGACTCGTTCTTCTGATAGCGTGAAGTTTATGCCTAAAATGAACTGGGAAACTCTGCGAATGGATAACACTACCAACCTAGCAATGGAAGATATATCTCAAATGGAAGCTGAGTTCGTTATCCCTATTGAGAAGGATAAGCCGGCTCAACCTAAACGTGCTAAGAAAGACAAAGCTGAAAATTCAACAGGTGAACAGGCCAGCGATATATGAGTAGAATAACAGAACTACTTGATCTGAAAGGCATTGAATATAAAGACACAGGTGGGGACATCCTCATCTGTTGTCTCAATCCAGATCATGACGATAAACACCCAAGTTTGCGTATTGATCCTGAAACAGGTATTATGCACTGCTTGAGTTGTGGCTTCGGTAAAGGTATACCGAGCATTTACCATTATTTTAATGAGACTCAGTACCGACAGTCCCCAAGACTATCGCAGGTACGTAAAAAGATTTCAGAGATTAGGAATGGATCTACGAATCTTGCAATTCCTGAATCTGCTTACCTTTTCGAAGGTGATTTCCGAGGTATAAGTTCTAAGACCTTGAAGAAATATTTTGCTTTCCAACACCAAGCAGACTGGGAAGGCAGAATTGTATTCCCAATCACAGATGCTGTTGGACGCAATATCCTATTTTTGGGTCGTTCTATAAACAGTTCTGCCCCTCCTAAATACTTAGTAAAACCAAAACAAGTTTCACCACCGATTTTCCCTGTACGATATAATACTCCAGTTCTTATTCTAGTTGAAGGTATCTTTGATATGCTGAACCTAGAGGATAATGGTATAGACTATGCTTCTTGCTGCTTTGGTACACATCAGTTCACTTCAGATAACATTGCAGATAAGTTCAGTCCTTATATTATTGCTGGTGTAAAAGTTGTTGTTATCTTACTAGATAATGATGCTTCTGGTAATAAAGCTGCACAAGCATTGGCTAAGCTAATTCGTACAAAAACGCGTTTAACACCTGTAGTTGCTAACTTCCTCCTGCCTGAAGGTAAAGATCCAGGTGATTTAAACAAAGATGAAATTGATATGTTAGCAAAACGTATTGAAATTTTAGTTGCTGAATCGCTTAAAGATTTGGTATAATATATTGGTAAGTTAGAGAAGAAACACTGAAGTTATACTTACTTACCAAGAGGAGATTAAATTTGAAAATCGCAGTAGTTGATAAAGCTCTAAATAACACTCGTTACGATAAACATTTCCAGCTATACGGCGAGGAAGTCGATGTATTCCATATGTGTAACGAGAAGTTATCTGGTCGTTTGCTTAAAAAGCATATTACTATCGGGACTCCGGAAAACCCATTTGACCCGAATGATTATGATTTTGTTATACTGGTAGGTGCCGAACCTTTCCTGTACTTTGCGGGTAAGAAAGGTATTGGTGATTATACCGGTAAACGTGTAGAGTATAATGGATATGCTAACTGGATTGCTAGTATCAGCCCAGCCCAGTTACACTTTAAGCCTGAAATGAAGCCAGTTTTTGATGCAACAGTAGAGAATATCCACGATATTATCAATGGTCGTGAGAAGATTGCAAAAGCTGGTGATTACCGTCCTATTACTGACCCTGACGAGGCGGAAGAATATATCAAGATGGTATATAATATGGTTATCGGACCTGTCGCATTCGACTCCGAAACCTCAGCACTATACTGTCGAGATGGTTATCTGCTTGGTGTTTCTATGTCTCACCAAGAATATCAGGGTGTGTATATTGATTCTGATTGCCTCACAGAAGTTGCAGTATATTATCTCCAGAAAATTCTGGATAGTGAAAACCACACTATTGTTTTTCACAACTTGAAGTTTGATATGCACTTTTATAAGTACCACCTGGGACTTACTTTTGATAAAGCACATAAAGAACGCAGGCTCCATGATACAATGTTGCAGCATTATGTTCTAGATGAGCGTCGTGGTACTCATGGCTTGAAATCTCTAGCAATGAAGTATACCGATATGGGTGACTATGACTTTGAACTAGATAAGTTCAAGGAGGATTACTGCAAAGCACATAAAATCAAGAAAGAAGATTTCACCTATGATTTAATTCCGTTTGATATTATGTGGCCTTACGCTGCAAAAGATACCGATGCCACCATACGTTTGCACAACTTCTTCTTACCTAAAATTGAGAAGAACGAAAAACTTTGCAGTCTGTATTATGATGTTTTGATGCCTGGTTGTGTATTTCTCCAGCGTGTTGAGGATCGTGGTGTACCAATTTCTATTGATCGCTTGAAAGAAGCACAGTACCAGTTAACCCATAATCTGAATAAAGCTCGTGAAAAGCTGTATACTTATCCAGAAGTCGTTCAACTAGAGAAAGATCAGAACGAGGCGTTTAACCCAAACTCTGTTAAGCAGCTACGTGTTCTTCTGTTTGATTATGTTGGCTTAACTCCAACAGGTAAATTGACGGATACTGGAGCAGACTCTACAGATGCAGAAGCTCTAAACGAATTGTCTACGCAGCATCCAATTGCTAAGACTCTGCTAGAGATTCGTAAGCTGACTAAGCTGATCTCTACTTACGTTGAGAAGATTCTTCTGAGCATTGATGCTGATGGTTGCATTCGTACTGGCTTCCACGAACACATGACTACTTCTGGTCGTTTGAGTTCTTCTGGTAAACTGAACCTACAACAGTTACCTCGTGATGAATCTATTATCAAGGGTTGTGTAGTAGCTCCTCCTGGGTATCGTGTAATTGCATGGGACTTAACAACTGCGGAAGTTTATTATGCTGCTGTTCTATCTGGGGATAGAAATATGCAACAAGTATTTATCAACATGAGAAATGAACCTGATAAATACCCTGATTTCCACTCTAACATCGCGCACATGGTATTTAAACTCCAATGCGAGCCTCGTGATGTTAAAAAGTTATTCCCAGCTCTGCGTCAAGCAGCTAAAGCAATCACCTTCGGTATTTTGTACGGTTCTGGTCCGGCTAAAGTAGCTCATTCTGTTAACGAAGCTCTTTTGGAACAGGCTGCTAAGACAGGCGAACCGTTTGTAGAATGTACGGTTGCAGATGCTAAAGAGTACATTGAAACGTACTTCGGTCAGTTCCCGCAGCTTAAGCGTTGGATTGATAAATGTCACGACCAGATCAAGAATCATGGATTTATCTATAGTCACTTTGGTCGTAAACGTCGTCTGCATAATATCCACTCCGAAGACCGTGGTGTTCAGGGTGAGGAAATTCGTTCTGGATTTAACGCAATCATTCAGTCTGCTTCTTCTGATAGTCTCCTTTTAGGGGCTGTAGATGCAGATAATGAGATCATTTCTCTTGGCCTAGAACAAGAGATGAAGATTGTTATGCTGGTTCATGACTCCGTAGTTGCTATTGTTCGTGAGGATTTGATCGACCAATACAATGAAATCCTGATTCGTAATATTCAGAAAGACCGTGGTATCAGTATTCCTGGTTGTCCGATTGGTATTGATTCTGATTCTGAAGCTGGAGGTTCTCGTGACTACTCTTGTGGTAAGATGAAGAAGCAACATCCATCAATCGCTTGTATTGATGATGATGAATATACTCGTTATGTCAAGGGTGTATTACTTGATGCAGAGTTCGAGTATAAGAAACTAGCTGCAATGGATAAAGAGCATCCAGATCATAGCAAATACAAGGATGATAAGTTTATTGCTGTATGTAAAGATTTGGATAACGTGAGAAGGATTCTCGGTGCTTGATTTCAAATTGCCCGTATATGCTTTACGGGCGTTTGTATCAATTGAGCAAGAAGGTGATTATTCCGTAATTACAACAAGATATAATAAATATGTGCTAGATAACAGGAAGTTGCCTGGCACGTTTTCTCAACGTAGACTTATTCTATTTGAGAAACGGAAAGAATTACCCTACAAGCTCTATCCTATTAGAGGTAGAATATCAATGTTGTCTCAATTAGTTGGGTCAAAGCGTAGCCAATTTATAGATTCTGATGGAAATCTTATTAACTGGAAGAAAACTACGTTCTATGATGTTGTCACCTCTAAAGTTTTGCATTCAGCTAGAATTTATAACGGAAAATACCAATGCTATGTAGCTAAAGTTCCATACCCATTTGTATTATCCTATGTTCCAGCTTATATAAGCTATATTCTGGTAAATAATAGCCCTGTTATTTACCAAGTCCATCAAGAGGAGCCTGAAATTCCTAGACTTAGAATAAAATTATGAAGGTTGTTATATCTAATAAAGCCTATTTCAAGCCCGATGATGAACTTTGGGATTATTGTAGTAAACAAACCACTTATCACATTGAGACAATGACTAGTAAATACCCTATTATGTATAAGAATAGTGGTGTTGTTGCCAAAGAGATTAAGTGGATTCCTATCACGCGTCTGGATTTACTAGATGCTAAAGGAGTAAAATACGAATTAGTCGATAAACGCACATTAGCTCCAGTAGACATACCAAAACCTAAGTTCAAGCTGCGTGAAGAAGACCAACTTCCAATATACGAAGAATGCGATGATACCTGTATTATTAATGGTAAGCCTGGATTCGGTAAAACTATCCTAGCCCTTGCACTTGCGTATAAATTTGGCCAGAAAACTCTGGTAATATGTACGAATACATCGATTCGTGAGATGTGGGCAGCAGAAGTTCGTAAATGGTTTGGGTTTGAACCAGGTATCATAGGTTCTGGGAAATACAATATTGATCCACCAATTGTGGTCAGTAATATTCAAACAGTGAATAAACATGCGAATAATCTTTCTAAAGTATTCGGTACTGTTATAGTTGATGAAGTTCACCATTGTGTGGCCACAACTTTCACTAACTTCCTAGAAATATCATGTGCTCGCTATAAGATTGGACTATCTGGAACATTAAAACGTAAAGATGGTCTACAAGTTATGTTCAAAGATTTCTTTGGATATAAGATCTTTAGCCCACCGGTTAATAATACTGTTGCACCTACAATCCATAGGTACTACGTGCCTGTTGAGTTATCAGGAAACCAAAACGTACCGTGGGCATTACGTGCTAACGATGTATATAATCATCCTGAGTATCGGGAGACTATTATAAATCTAGCACATTTATACGTGAATATGGGGCATAAAGTACTCATTGTAAGTGACAGAACAGAGTTAATCCAAACAGTACTAGAAGCTCTTGCACAGCGTGGTGTTACAACATATGAAATTATAGGGGCAACCCACTTGGATGACCGATTAAAAATTCAGGAAGATATAGCAAAAGGTGGGCCTTGTGTACTTGCAGCCGCTCAAAGTATCTTCTCTGAAGGTATTTCTCTTAATGAGCTGTCTTGTTTAATAATGGGAAGTCTCATTAATAATGAATCTCTCATCGAACAGCTTGCAGGACGTGTTCAACGTATTGTCGATGGTAAACTCGACCCGATTGTTGTAGATCTAATTATGAAAGGTGGCACTGGACTAAGACAGGCTTCTGGACGTATGGCAGTATATCGTAACAACGGGTGGAAAACTATTACCATGACTCCGGAGAAAGCAGTTCAATTAGCTAAAATTGCATTTGGCAACAGCTCATAAATGATGTATAATATATACATAAATTTGAGAGAGAAAGTTTCGGATTGATAAGAAAGTCCGAAGCAGAAAAATAAAAATTTTAGTTGCTAAATTCTCTCGAAATCTAGTATAATATATACATAAATTCGAGGAGAAAACAAAAATTAAATTCTTCGATTATGAAAAGCTATACTTACTAGCTAGAGGAAATTCCGACCTAATTATTAAGCTATTCAAAAGAATGCTTACAGAGCCTGATGCTCACCAATTATTGGTCGGTTCCTCATTCATTTTGAATGAATCAACAATAGTTGATAATCCAAATAAATTGTCTAATAGACAACTGGCAGAATATCTAGGGATTTTAAGTCTACGAAATTATGCCGAATACAAGTTTACAAACGATCCTAATTTGGACATACAATATGTTCCAGTATGGATACCACGTTTAGTAATCGACACTAACCCACTAATCGCAATTAACAAATCGAAATTAATCTTTAAAGAGGAAATAAAATATGGCTAAGTCTTGGGGCGAAACTACTGGCGGTTCTAACGATAAAATCGAATTCCTGAAGTTCAACAACGGTATCACTCGTGTTCGTATCGTTTCTGGTGTTCTTCCACGTTATGTCTATTGGCTGACTAATAAAGAGGGTAACGTAGCTCCTTTCGAATGTCTCCGTTTTAACCGTGACAAAGAGAGCTTTGTTCGTGGTAAAGCTGATCCGGTTCATGAGATGGGCTTCTTCGAGAAAGAGCTGGATAAAGATGGTAATCGTGTTCCGCTGAAACCGAAGAAAAACTATATCGCTTTTGTTATCGACCGCTCTGATAACAAACTGAAAGTAATGGAAGTCAAGGCTACTATTCTGAAAGGCATCCAGTCTATCATGAAGCAGTTAAGTCTGGCAACTCCGTTTGATATCGATATTTCTATCGAGAAAAAAGGTAAAGGTTTCGATACTGAGTATGATGTACAGCAGATTGCTGCTATGCAGTTCCAGATTAAGCTGCAAGATCCTAACAGTGCAGAATCTAAGCAATATGCTGCAGATGTAGATCTGATCGGTGAAGCTATGTGTGACGAAGATGGCGACATCATTAAGTTCGAAAAAGTTCCTTCTCTGGAACAAACCTATCCGGTTCCTACCTATGAAGAGCAGAAAGAAGCAATTCAAGCCTTCATGGAGGGTCGTGAGAATAAAGATGATGATGCCAAATCTGGTAATAGCAATGCAGGCTCCCAGAAAGGTATTGACACAGAAGCTGCAAGCGATCTGGACGACTAATAAATAGAGGGGCTTCGGCCCCTTTCTTTTTAACCTATGAGAATACTATTTAGTGCTGATCATCATATCAAACTAGGACAAGATAAAGTTCCAAAGGAATGGCAGAAGCGTCGCTTCCTGATGCTAGGAGAACGGTTAAATGGTATATTCCATAATCATAACTGTGATCTTCATATTGCTGGTGGTGATATACTTGATGTTGCCGACCCGTCGTCAGAAGAAATAGAACTGCTTGAACAGTTCATGTCAAGACTTGATCATCCAGGCAAAATCTTTACTGGAAATCATGAAATGTTAACGAAAACCATTTCATGCCTATATCATTATGCAGGAGTTATTAATAAAGTAACGAGTGGGAAGTGGGAAGTAGTTACCAAACCATATCGTTCCCCTGAATTTGATATTGTTCCGTATGATGAAATCCATAAGTCTAAGTGGAAACCATCTGAATCAAAACTATGTTTCACGCATGTTCGTGGTGAAATCCCTCCACATGTAAAACCAGAAATTGATCTAACTAAGTACAACTGTTATGATACTGTAATTGCTGGCGATTTACATTCTTATACTAATAGCCAGACTATCGGATCTACTAGACTCCTCTACCCCGGCTCTCCATTAACTACATCGTTCCATAGAGAACGCACAAAAGGTACAAATGGTTGCTTTATCGTTGATACCGACACATTAAAAGTAGAATGGATTGAACTCGGTGATTTACCACAACTGATTCGTAAAACAATCGGAGCTGGTGAAGAGATGGAACCTAGTGATTATGATCGTGTAGTCTATGAAGTTACTGGTGACGTTGTTCAATTAAAGTCTATCAAAGACTCTGATTTATTAGATAAGAAGATTAACCATCGAGTTACTAAAGACGCTAAGTTAAATCTTGTTGATCTTGATATGTTAGGTGAACTTGAACTTTACTTCCGTGAAGTCGAGAAGCTATCTCAAGGCGACATTGATAGAATCTTGGCTAGAGCTGCGAAATATGTCAAAGATTACAATTAAGACACTAAAATTTAGTAACGTTATGTCTTACGGTAAGGACATCGTAATTCATTTCGATAAGAATCCAGTTACTCAACTAATTGGTGGCAATGGATTAGGAAAATCTACCATCGCCACTGTTATTGAAGAACTCTTTTATAATAAGAACTCACGCGGTATTAAGAAGGATGCTCTGTTCTCCTGGTCTTCTCCGAAAAAAGAATACGATATGCACGCTTACTTCTCGAAAGATGAAGATGAGTACGAACTGCATAAAGTAGTTAAATCAACTGCTAAAGTAACTCTTATTAAGAATGGAGAAGATATTAGTGGGCATACGGCAACCCAAACATACAGGATGATTGAAGAGATTATGGGTGGTGACTTCCAAACATTCACCAAACTAATTTATCAATCAGTGGGTTCCAACCTAGATTTTCTAAAAGCAACAGATGCAACACGTAAGGCTTTTCTTGTTAACTTGTTCAATCAAGAACAGTATAAAGAAATGTCAGAAACTATTAAGGCTGACCGTAAAGAAATAGCAAATACCTTAAATAATTTGCAGGGCCAAATGGCTGTAATTACGAAAATCCTTAATGGAAAAAATAATTTGGGAACTTTGCAGGAACCTGTAGAAGTACCAGATTTTGATGAAGAACCCTTAGCACAAGAACTTACTGAGTCGAAAATTAAGGCGGCATTAGCCAAGTCACAAGAGGCTAATATTACTAAATTGCGTAATTTGGACAAAGCTGTACAAGTTGCCGAACAATCTTTCGAGCCTTTTAAAAATTTGCCTGCGCCCACTGACCAAAACGAAGAGATCTCAAGTGTTACGCGTGACCTAACGATTGTGACCTCACGTGCGGGCGAAGTTAAGAAACGTTATCAGAAGTTCAAGCAAGAGGCTTCAAATACTGAATGCCCTACCTGTGGTACTCATCTGGATACAACTGCTGCTCAAAAAGCAATGGATATGGCTAGAACAGAATATGATCCTTTGTTCAAAGAGAAGCAATCTCTTGAAGCTAAGCTAGAACAGCTGAAGAAAGAACAACTTGAATACACTGCATATATTAGAGCAAAGGATGCTTTGGATAAAGCAGTGGTAGCTAGAGACGAGTTCAAAAATTCAATGAGTGATGCTTCTTTTGAAGAACTCAATGTGCAAATCCTACAGGTGCAAATCCGACAATTAGAACAGGAAATCGCTGATGGCCGCTCTAAGGTTGCAATTGCCAAAGAGCATAATGCAAATGTTGAACTAGCCAATGCAAAATATAAAGCGAAACTAGAACAGATTGAAAAAGCTGAGGCAGAAATGTCTGAGATTACTTCCAAACTGGATGAGGTATCAGAAGCTGTTGCTGATCTCGATATTCTGATCGCTGCATTAAAGAATCTAGTAGGATATAAACTAGAGCATAGTGTGAAAGTATTTGAAGAACTAATTAATAAATACCTTTCTATTATGACTGGTGGTAAGTTCGCACTTGGATTTGAGCTTGATGAAACGAAATTACAAGTAGTAATCTTCAATGATGGAAACCGTACTAGTATGGAGAACTGCTCTACTGGTCAGCAAAGTCGAATCAACCTAGCAACTCTGTTAGCTATTCGAATGCTACTAACATCTATTAGTAAAGTTAATATTAATTTACTATTCCTTGATGAAGTAATTAGCTTTATTGATACTAAAGGACTTGATACTCTCGTTGAATTATTAAATGAGGAAGAAAGTCTAAATTCTATCATTGTTTCTCATGGGCATACGCATCCATTAGCTCATAAGATTACTGTCAAAAAAGATGCAGAAGGATTTTCCTACTTAGAATAAAACATGGCCGTAGATAGTAGAGAGAAAGGTAAACGTGGTGAATATCAGGTAAGAGATATTCTACGTGATCGTACAGGTCTTGAGTGGGAACGTGTTCCTGGTTCTGGTGCTTTTGGCCAGAGCCATGGACTGAAGGGTGACATCTACCTTCCACCACAAAGCGGACACATTAGTAAATATTGCTTCGAAGTTAAGTGGTATAAAGATGATAATATATCAAGTAATTTATTTAATGTTGGTGAATCCACTCTAGAGAAGTGGTGGCAGCAATGCTCACGTGAAGGTGAGCAGATGAACTCCAAACCTGCATTAATATTCAAGAAAGACAGAGGACAGTGGTTAATAGCTTTGGATAGCTCAGACCCGATGGTTGACAACTTAATGAGTCGTACCCATATGGTGTTAAATAAGAAAGATATGGAAATCGTAATTGGTTTATTTGAGCCGTGGCTACATCATGCATCTGTTGAGGACTTAATTAAATAATGAGTAAATCCTGGGGAAAATTTATTGAAGAAGAGGAAGCTGAAATGGCTTCCCGTCGTAACCTAATGATTGTCGATGGAACTAACTTAGGCTTTCGCTTTAAGCATAACAACAGTAAAAAACCATTTGCCTCAAGTTATGTTTCCACTATTCAGTCTTTAGCAAAATCTTATTCCGCTAGAACTACAATAGTTTTAGGAGATAAAGGGAAGTCTGCATTCCGCTTAGAGCATCTCCCCGAGTATAAAGGGAATCGAGATGAGAAATACTCGCAGCGTACGGAAGAGGAGAAAGCGTTAGATGAGCAGTTCTTCGAGTATTTGAAAGATGCTTTCGAATTATGTGAAACTACATTCCCAACTTTCACTATTCGTGGTGTAGAAGCAGATGATATGGCGGCTTATATTGTTAAACTCATTGGACATCTGTATGATCACGTTTGGTTGATCTCTACTGATGGTGACTGGGATACTTTATTAACTGATAAAGTTTCTCGCTTCTCTTTCACAACACGTCGTGAATACCATCTTCGTGATATGTATGAGCATCATAATGTTGACGATGTAGAGCAGTTTATCTCTCTGAAAGCAATTATGGGTGATTTAGGGGATAATATCCGTGGTGTTGAAGGTATTGGGGCAAAACGCGGATATAATATTATTCGTGAATTTGGTAACGTTCTGGATATTATTGATCAGCTTCCACTGCCTGGAAAACAGAAATATATACAGAATTTAAATGCTTCGGAAGAATTGCTTTATCGAAACTTAATTCTGGTTGATTTACCAACCTACTGTGTAGACGCTATTGCTGCTGTAGGTCAAGACGTATTAGATAAGTTTACAAAAGATATTTTGGAGATTGCAGAACAATGATTAAAATTAAATTAACTCATCCAGATTGTATGCCTAAGATTGGTTCCGAAGATGCCGCAGGTATGGATCTGCGAGCATTCTTTGGTACTAACCCTGCTGCAGATTTACGTGCTATTGCACCAGGCAAATCCTTGATGATTGACACCGGTGTCGCGGTGGAAATTCCGCGAGGTTGGTTCGGTTTGGTAGTTCCTCGCAGCTCTTTAGGTAAGCGCCATCTGATGATTGCAAATACCGCAGGAGTGATCGACTCAGACTATCGTGGAACTATTAAGATGAATCTGTTCAACTATGGTTCTGAAATGCAAACCCTGGAAAATTTTGAAAGACTCTGCCAGTTGGTAGTAGTACCACACTACTCAACTCATAATTTTGAAATTGTTGACGAACTAGGAGAGACTGATCGTGGTGAAGGCGGGTTTGGAAGTTCGGGAAGTAAATAATCTACATATCAAATAAATAATAAACCCCAGTGGACAAAATCCACTGGGGTTTTCTTTTACTTAGCTTTCAATATATTTATTTCTTCTTGCAATTCTTCAACTTTATTAATAAGCCACTTAATCGCAGCAACGGAATCAAGCAACATAACATTTTCATCAATGGCTAACGTTTTCTCTCTTCCGGGATCTCCGTATTCCCGTACATATTGGGGATCTATTTTCTGTAAATCCTGGGCTATAAAACCGCGTCTCACCTGTTCATTCTCATCATTTTTATAGATGTATGATTTATAGGGCATCTGCTTAATATTACCTATTGCAATATTAGTATCAATGGACTGAATATTTTTCTTTAATCTTTCATCACAAATCGGAGATTTTGAAAAAATATAGTTTAGCGAACCATCGTTATACCCATATTGAAGATCAAATGAATTATCAATAAACGTAAACACGGTAATACTCTTGCCGTTACCTTGTTCACCATCTGGTAGTGCCCAATCCCTTACTTGAGCAATTGCAGCTCTAGGATAACTATTACTAGAATCAGGATAAGATATTTGTCCAAAACAAGCAAAAGATCTATAGTTCTTTAGTGAATTACCACTACCACCCCCAAGAATTGGGACGAAGGCACTATATGCTGTGTTATTCCACCAGTCCGGCGCGCGATAAGCGCAGTGAGTATAGGAACTCCCAGTACCGACTCCAGATGGCCTATGAGATGTTGAAAACTGACCATTACTGTCATACTTAATGCTTACGGGGATCCCTCTATCATCTGTTATAGTTAAGCTAACACCCCATGCACCATTAATTACTTTACTTGATTTTAGTTCCGCTGTTACATTTGCACTGGGCGATTTATATTCAGATTTAACACTACCACCAGAAACAACAACACCTGAATCGGGGGTTGTTTTATCAGCGTTAATAACACTCCATGATGTATTTGCTGCAACGAAACCACCGGACGCCCGGATTACCCATACACCGGTGAAGTTATTAGGTGTAATCTCATCTGTATTACCATAACGACCATATACACTAGATTGGCGAGAAGCATCAAAGTTCCACCTACGTGGGTATATTTCTAGTGCAGCCTCTTCTTTAATAGCGCTTAGCCGAGCATATTTTTGGAATGCCTCGGTTGGGTATCCAGCACCACTTGCAGCATCATTTTCAATAATTGACGTATCAGTTACGGTTCTGAAGTAGGCAGTTAAGTTAGGAGCAGAAGACTCATTCGTTCTACCGAGGTTAGAAGTTACCCCACCATCACCACGTCCAAAAAGACCCTTAAAGGAACCAGATTGAACACCATTTCGATCAGGAACACGGAAGGTTGTTTGACCATCACCAACGGAGTATTTGCCCCTCGCATGTGGATCTGCTAACCATTCTGCATCACTGATAGGACTTAACATTTGAGCATATGCCCAAAGTTCCGGCCAGTCAGCACGGTTCAGCAATTGACCATCGGAAACCACTTCATATGGCTGAATATATGCACGGCTATCTCGAAGATGGAAATCTCCTACCCCATAGTTCATAACACCATTCATTGTAGGGCCAACTGTGCCAGTGCTGATCAGGTTTTGAACCCAACGCTTAGTTGCGGCGTCATAGTCTCCAACAGGATCTCCAGCAAGCGGAGTAGACCCAATAGGACGAACATTTAGCCACGCAGCTGCGCGATCTGCTATGTCACTTAAGTTATTATTCTTGTTAAGTGACTCATTTTTAAGTTTTGTAATATCTGCAGGAATTACTGTTTTAGTTACCATTATAAAACCTTAGGCCCACTCTCTAAGAGGCTGTTCCAGCTGAACTATAAAAGGCTCAAAGTATGAGTAAGTAAAGGATTCATCAAGAATCCTTACATTAACATAATATCCTTCATTACGAATATATGTCGGCTCCTCGTCACCTAGTGAAGGAATTTCAGTATACGTGTAGCCAATTTCATCTAGGAGAAACTTATCTCGTAACTCTTCATTTTCTTCCCAGCTTATTCCTACTAAGAAATTTTTATACTCATTCTTGTCTTTAAATTTTAGTGTTATGTCTTTCATACTGACTCCTTCAACTGACGATCGGTTAATGCTTTATGCCAGATTCTAAAGTTTCTGACATGTCCGAAAAGGTGCTTCCCTCCGTCTGCACTAATGCCACCGATACGAAGATTTTTAGATAAACCCGCTTTCCATGTTGTTTTCACAGGCGCACCGAACACAGCGTTTGTTACGCATCTTAATTCTGAGTTTTTGTTACAAACGAAACCTGTCACCATTTTCCCGCTTGTTTTTGTTGATACTGGCGTATATGACTGGCTGACTCCCAACTGAGAATAAGGCAGTGGTTCTACTGTAACGCTTGATGGAACCCTGAAAGCAACTAATAACTGGTCTTCTGGTAAATTTGCTACATGTACTATCCTTGGAGCTGAGTTTGGGGCTATATCCCAATTTCTATTTACCTCAACAAGTAGACTTAACGGTATAGATGATGGTTGATTGCAATCAGTTGGTATTAGGACCATGTCACTTGCGCGAGTTGCTGGTGCACTTCCTGTAATAATAAGCGACGAAGCGCACGATCCGATCTCTACTTGAGGTGTAGCTAAGTCAAGCGATGCACCTGTTTGTATAACACTTTCATTTTCAAGGCATATAATCTCAAAACGACAAACAACAGATAGATCTGCGTTAAATCCGAATGTCGTTTCAAAATACCACCAATCACCATCTTTTACCGATTTTGAGGTATATAAAGGACCAGAAGTTACCTTGCCAGTATCAAGATTGAGAACTGAATCAGAATGAAAAACTGCTACACCCTCAGTTACAGTTGCAAGCCTCATTCGAAGCCGAGAATTAGAACCTGCTCTAGCACGACACGACACTGTAATATAATCACCAGTTGTTCCGCTAATAGCATTACCTATCACCATGCTCAAAATTTGATAGCCGGCAGCACTTGGTGACTCGTTTGTTACAGTTACGTGCCCATAATTGAATCGACCATCATTTAACTCCTCGATACCTATCGATGATGTTTTATTCCATAATGCTGGTGAGTTGGAGTTTAAGAAATAATTAGTTCTCTGCCCTTCAATTAGCAAACCTTCTTTTTCAAATCGAGGTTCGTCAATCTCCGCAACAGTCAATACACCTGATTTGTTAATATAAGTTGCTGTTGAAGCACGTGAAAATGTAACCACTTTATCTGTTGGCATAGTAATAACATCCTCGCCAACTGTTATTTTTTTGTAACCAGGCGCGAAACCTGCTAGCATGTCCAGTGAATCATTGAACGGAATCCACACATCAGGGAAAGGCTGGATTTCTGGTGTATCGTTGGCAGCAGCTTCCGCACGGTCAGCTTCTGTCTTTGCACGGTCAGCGTCGTTTTTAGCTGCGGTTGCGCTTGTACCTGCGTTGCTTGCTTGTTTTCCAGCTTCGGTGGCGCTATTAGCTGCTTTCGTAGCTGAAGCAGCGGCAGCATCTTTTAGCGCTGTAGTTTCCGTTACCGCACTATCCTTAATACCTTGTGTATCTATTTTTAGCTGCTCAACATCTGATTTTAAAGCTGTAGTTTCAGCTACAGCACTATCTTTAATGGTTTGAGTATCAGATTTTAATGTCTCAACGTCTGATTTTAGACCTTGAATAGTGGTTACTGATTGACTAGCTGAAGTTGCAGAGCTAGCAGCATTTGTTTCACTAGCCTTAGCTTTAGTTTCGCTAGACTTTGCATTAGTTTCTGATGCTTTTGCATTAGTCTCGGATACTTTAGCAGCAGATGCAGATGCTGCAGCTTGTCTAGCGAATGTTTCTGCTTCATCCCTAAAACCTTTAGAATCGGCAGCGGAAGCAGCAGCATTGGTCTCACTAGTTTTAGTCTTAGTCTCACTAATTTTTGCAGCGGCAGCGGAAGCAGCAGCGTTGGTCTCACTAGTTTTAGCATTAGTTTCTGAGGTTTTAGCTTTGGTCTCGCTAGTTTTAGCATTAGTTTCTGATGCTTTTGCATTAGTCTCTGAGGCTTTAGCCTTAGTTTCACTAGCTTTCGCATTAGTCTCAGATACTTTAGCTGCTGCGGCTGATTCTGCAGATCTATCCGCTGATGCAGCAGATTGAGTAGCAGATGTAGCTGACTGAGTGGCAGAGGCTTCAGAAGCTCCAGCGGAGATAACAGCTTCCTGTTCAGAGTTCTTAGCGTTAAGTTCTGAAGTCTTAGCAGCTATCTCAGAATCTTTTGCAGCTGCAGCAGACTTAGCTGCTGCCTCAATAGAAGATACTAACTCACTTGCAGTAATAGAGCTAATAGAATTACCTAGAGCTACTGTATATCTAGGAAATTTACTAGCAGTAGCTTTAGTATCATCAATATTTAATATCTGCTGTACGATAATTTTAGTAGTTACTGCCATTATTTAGTTACCCCATCACTGATAAATACTTTACCCTCCATTATACGAAAGGAGCTAATTGCAGATCCTATAACATCTCTAGTCATAATTATATCATAGTATCCTGCGAATCGCTGACGGGGGTTATATTTATCTCTATCTTTAGATGCTTTAGCTCCTATATTTTCCACAGATTCTACGGGTAAACTTATAGCTACAGCCCCCTGAGTAGCATCAATAATATTAGTAGTAAAGGATGCTAATACCTCCGCATTCTCTTCTAGACTACTCTTTATAACACCCCTTAAAGAATATCCTGTTAGATTAACAGGGGTATCTGTAGACGGATAAGTACTATCATCAACGTCTAAGAACTGCATCATTAAACCATATGGTACTTTTTCATCTATTACTAAGTCTATAACTCTATTTTCAGTACTCATTATTTACCTTATATGAATGTACCCGTTTTGCAGGTCTATCTTCATTCTGTAATAGGCTTCCGGGTTATCAGATAATGCAGCGTTCCTATCATAAATAACGTTAACACCGATCTGAGATAAGAAGGCATTATTCGCCACAATCTTACTAGCAGTTACCGTGCCATTAACGATCATATCACCGTGCAATACCATTGCTGGGTTAACCCAACCGGAACCATTCCATTGACGAGTAAACGCAGATTGCGGAGCATTACTATTAAACTCAGTCAATACATCATATCTAACTGGTGGACTACCAAAGTTATTCTGGAAGAAGGTATTAGCTTGCCCGTCATCCCAACCACCAAGACCTGGAATACCTAAGGAGTACATGCCAGGACCCCTTTGACCATCTGCACCAATAGTACCCTCAGTACCACTCCACTGAACTACATCAGACCAGCTAGTACCTGCAAGTAGCTTATTAGTTACTGGGTCAAGTGTACCTGTAGTCGCATAGATATTTTGAGTCATATCTGTGCGATTAGGTGGGATTTTAGACCAACCAGGAGGCGGATAATCTTGTTCTAGTGGTTTAGCAGGTAGAGATGTTGCTAACTTATAAACAAATACTGTTTGCTTACCTTGCATACCAGTACCCAGATCTACATCGCCATTTGGTGTTCCGATTACTACACCACTAGAGATACGTAGCACATCACCATCATAACGAATCCACTGTGTGGCATTACCAATGTCTAACTTAGCTTTGGCAGAGGTATTATCCATGCCCATCCAAATACCAGAGTTATTATCTCCCCAAGATTTACCTTGAGTATAAATTGCTGGATTATCCTTACCAGATAAGTTAGTCATGATAAAGTTCGCAGCATTAATATCTCTAGTAATTACTTTACCATCAACGTTAACAACACGGTTTATAGGATCAAAAGAAATAGGCGCTTTTCCCTCTTCATCTAGCAGACCAATGTTAATAGCACCAGTAGCTGCATCGATTAAGAATGTCTGTCTCCAGATTTCTCCATCTTTCATGCTACCCTTAATAAAGGCATAGTTAACATCAATACCAGTCTCATTGACAAAGCTGTTGTCTAGAGGAGTATCTTCATTCAATATAAATGTTACAGGAGCTGATTCTGTTATATCTTGTTTATTTGGTCCCCAGGCAATTGACGAAACCTTAAAGGTATGTTCAACTTTCCATGGGAATGATATAATTGTTGCAGCCCTGGCAGCACCAACGTTTATCTTTTGAGCTTTAGCCCAGCCAGTCTTAGCGTATTCTTCAGAATTTATATATGTAACCAAGAACTCACGAACATTAGCACCACCACCGCGTTCCCAATCCCACTCAATTCTAACATCATAGCGTTCTTTACCATCAGCAATTCGCGCAGCTTTAAAAACAATATCGATAGGTGCAGTAGGAGGAATAAAATTATATGCTACAGTTAAAATATTAGGGAATTCATAGTACCCAGAAGAATCAACTGTAACACCATCAGGCATAGTTACTTGACCAGATATTCTGATCTTATAATCTCCAATAGGAACTCCACCAAATTTAATAGTAGAACCTAAAGCCCCAATGTAATACTTAGTCCAAGGACTATCTTCAGTAGCTGTACTTTTTAACTCAATAGTACAGTAGCTTGCTTCACCAGTTGTTTCAACAACAACTATCGGTGCGCCTACCCCAACATCCACAGGTTCTGACTCAGATCTTGCTGCAACAATTGTTGGCTTCTCTTTTGTCTTAAAATTGGTTTCATTAGATAGAATGATACCAATTTTAGCCTCTAGTAGCTCAGAATCTATAATAGAATCATAAAAAGCCCCTTGAACTTCATAAGAGGTTGAAGGGGTTAGATTATTAATCATTACGAAGAAAGTATCTATACCAGTATAATCACGTCTATCTATACTTTCTCCTGTCTTTAGCCAAAAAGATCTACCAATAACGTCATAGTCAGTATATATAGAGTGCTGGACATACGCCATTGTATACCCAGTCATTATACTATTTAAGACCATTTTGGCTGGTGCATTATTCGAAATCATTAAATGGATGCCCACTCCACAGACTGTTCTCCATCATCTCCTTCTGCTCTAATACGAAAATATAGTTTTCTATTGATTCCTAGAGCATCACTGTTATGAAGAGCAAAATCTGCCTTATTATACATTAATAAATAGTCATAAGTATACTGATTTTCAATACGTACACTTCTTAGCATTCTATTCTGGGAATCATAGATTTCCAGAGTATAGAATATACTTTCTATTATATCTTCTTCAGGTATCCTATCCCAAGCTAGTTTTACATCTGGGCCTACAAACTCAGTTACATCCCCAGAGGCCGTATTAGTTACTCTAAAATTAGATACTACGCTTAGGTTTTTAGCAGAGTTAAGTTCTATAGATAATGTTACTGGAGAACTTCTTCTACCGTTTATATCCACAGCTCTTATTTCAAATATTGCTAAACCTGCAGGCTCTCCAATTATCTCTTGGATCATGCGTTCATTGGGATTTGTTTCTAGTTGCTGCACGATATAGGGTTCAGCATGACCTGAATGCACGATAGAGTAATAAACTACGTTATTAGTTAAACTTGGAAGCCAAGATAGCTCACCATTTTTTCCTATAGAGCCAACTAAACCACCCGGTGTAGGAGTATATTTAAAATCTCTAGGAGGAAGAACGTTGTTACTAATATCTGGTATATCATTACCACTATTATCTACTTGATCAGAGTTGATAAATACATCTTCCCCATACTCCTGTAGGGTGACGTTTATCTTTCCTTCTCTAGAGTTTTCGACTTCATCTACTAAAAAGTATTTCTTATCCCATCCGTAACGGTCATATGTAAATGCAATAGCATCGTTAGGCTCAATACCAATGAATTGATATGGCAAAGAAAATGAGAGGGTTCTAGAATACCTGGATTTCTTAAGTTCTCTGTCTGCAAAACTTCTAGCAGTGTAGTAGTTAGTTATATTTGCAAAAGATAACTGTAATTTTTTGTCTAGATTTTTATCCTGCTCTTTATACTTAGAGTTGTAAAAGGTAATAGCATTAGTTTTCCAGCTAAGAGCAGGATCTACGATAGATGCTTGAACTGAGTTGAATTTATTTCTACCAGTAGTATCTGATAGCTCTAAGTCACCATAAGTATCCAGAAAATTAATCTCTAATGGAGTATTAGAGTATTTTTCTACAGTAATCCTATACTGGCCAGATAAGTTGTTAATAGCCCCGCCATAGGACTCTAGCAAACCTTGCACATTTTTAAATACTGATTCAGATGTATCTAGAATAGTATTCATTTGTACTATTTGTCTATTTTCTGCTAATGGATCAGTCCACCCAACGTATCTCCAGTATGGCTGCCAGGATACTTGGTAAGATTCATCTATAATATCTAGGATAGCAGCTTCCTGTACCAATTGTTGAAGAGGGAACTGATCAATAGTAATGTTAGCACCGTATCTATCTGAAGTTAAGTAATCAAGTGTTTGCCAGATACCATTTAAACTAGTGCTATTAGCAGTTACTCTACCATCAGAATGATAGATTTTTATCTTCTTACCCTGAATCTCAGCACTAACTTCTGGGATCTCAGTTCTATTTTCATTAATAGTAAAGCGTACTACCGCGTATGCAGTATCTAATAGTTTATATCTAGCATCCCAGTACTCAGGCCCATTACCGTTCATATTTTGGAGGTAGAACCCACGTTCCTTCGCTATATTTACTAATACTTCAGAAGCCGTTTGATCAGCTTTTCCATGATAAGTCCAAATTCTTATATCACCATTACCATCATTATACTTATATTCCTGACCATGCACAGAAGGACTACTAGAAGATATTCCTGATGCTATTCTTTGCATGGTGTCTCCGGCTACTTTTTTAACACCGAAACAGGTTCTAGCAGAGCTATCATTAGAGTCCATACAAATCATAGGGTTATCCCCGAAGGAAAAGTCAAGAAAACCGTCTATCTCTCCTTCAGCAAAAGCATATACTACGTAAACTATATTAGGATTGTGTAATTCCGTATCCGCAAAAATAGGTATTCCAGGTATTTTCTGTACACCATAAACTACTGGTATATATTTAGCAGCAAGGTTAAAATCTATATCTACTTCTTTAGTAACAGTCTCATAATACTTTTTAAGACTATAGCTTCTAGATAGGCCAAATAGCTTTTTCTTAGACTTTAGCTTGTATCTTTCTTCCTGTACCTGATATTTTGCTAGAATAGAAATACTTTTATTGGCGTGAAAGAACCCATAATCTTCTTGGTACTCAAGTCTTTTAGCCCCGTTAGATGGAACTAACTGCCCTGCTACAACCTCAAGCCCCCTATGAGAAGCATCATCAGTAAATCTACCATTAACCCTATCAAAATCATAGAATTGGTTAGAACAATTCCAAGTAATTGTGGAGGTTCCAACCCCTGAAGTACTAATGTTATCCTTAATACCTCCACCGGTAATTCTCCCCCTAAAGTATAATAAAGGGCCATTTGTGTCTGGGTCTACAGGTAAAATAGAACCGTCCTCTGTAATAATTGCTTGGTGGATTGATACTAGTCTATCTAAAAAGGACACACCATTCTGCACTAGTTTCAATACTTCATCCTGCGCTGTACCTGTAATAGTAAAAGATAGACTGCCAATAGATAAATCTCTATTTTGTTTATGTGTGCTAATAGACTTAACTTTACCGGCCTGGTACAAAATACCATTATATAGTACATCTCTAAAATAATCAGTTAAATAAATAAAAGCAGTACTAGTACCAGTAGAGCCAGGTAATTCTAGGGAAATTAGACTAGCAGTTTTTATTCTGCTGTTAGTTTTTAAGTAGCTTCTAGCACTATCTAATATTTTTTTCATAGACTTTCCCGTAAATTTAATGAGATGTTGGAGTATGTTCCATTATTATTTAGTGTAGATCCAAAAGCATCACCATTCATGAGTTTTGTTCTAAATAGTATTCCATTAAATACTGGCTTCTCCGCTCCAGTAGTAGTTATAAATAAATCAGGGTATAAGTTTATGGACCATGTATTGCCTGATTTATTGAATGATGTTATTTTATATACTTTTGGATGGTTAGATAGCTTAAATAGATCCCCCGGTTTTGGAATACCTGTGAGAAGTCCTTTTGTATCCATAGTTATATTAGAACCCTTCTGCCCAGCAGGTATATTTACTAGACTAGTATTACCTCTAACTCTAAAAGCTTCGTATTGGGGTAATATAACATCTATATAACTACCAGTCCTTTTGTATTCTAGAATAAAAGCATCTAGAACACTATATTCATCTGGAAATAATTCTGGATAAGAAATATTTATACCCCAGTATTGAGCAGATACCTTAACTTCGTTAACTTTACCATTTGGTAACTCATCACGAATTACTGGGTCATTATCAATCAGGTTAACACTTTCGAATCCTAAGCCTGAAAGTTCTGGATTCGTGTATGGGTCTGGTAATCTCATAGTTAATTTCTCCTCTTTAATAACAATATTATAATAGTATTAGAAAATTTTATCAAGAAATTTTTATTTTTCCATAAAGAAAAGGAGGACTCAAAGTCCTCCTCCAGTTTTAAGAATTTCCTAATGTTTTCAGACTAGCACCGTTCTCATTCAGAGCTAATTCTACTGCGTCTCTTAGAGCGCTACTATTACTAGAAGCAAACTCTCTAAAACTTGCAGCATCCATAGCACTAATATTCAAGATGATAGGTCTTCCTGAAGTTGAGTTAGATGAGGTTTTTAGCTCATCATTAGGCGTAGCTTTCATAGGAACCATAGGGGTAACTACTTCTGTACCATGTTCACCCATTTGGTAGCTAACCCCTGGGTACATATTACCACCCTCAGCACGAGGAACGAAAGAGTTGGCACTACCTATACCTTGATCGCCACGAATATAAGATAGTTCACCTGCATTAGCAGACATGGACACATCTATATTCTTTTGACGCTCTCCTAAGGTTAAGTAACTAGTTGTATCAGCTCCCGAATCAGCAATACTCGACATACTCGATGCAGAAGATGCTTGGGCGAGGGCTAGAGCACCTGCTAAACCTGCCGCTACCATCAGAGGGATAGAGAACGGGTATGGAACAGCTGTTGCCGCCTGCATTACAGCTACTGCAGTTTGGATAATAATCTGCTTCTTAGCTGCGTCTTGTTGAATCTTCAGCTTTTCAGCTTCCAACTTCTTCAACTTAGCTTTAGATGCTTCTGATTTACCATCACGTTTCTGCTCTGCTGCAATAGCCTGATCAATTGCACTAACCTGTTGACTAGTACTATATTGAATCATCGAGGATACGGATTGCATACCAGCAGCAATTAAGGAAGTAGTGTCTAAAGACCCCATGGAGAAATGAATCATAGCATTAGTTAAATTACCCATGCTTTGAGCTACAGCGGTTGCTTCGGAGTTTAGCTCAGATAATTTAGAGATTGCCTGATCATAAGAAGCCAGTCTATTTCCCATATCAGCAAAATCTTTGTCTTTTCCAGATAGTCCAGTTGTAGGAGTATACACAGCACCTAAAGAAGACCCTACCTGTTGCTGCATCTGAGCATTACGTTGTGCTGTTAAAGCCGACATCTGAGCCCTTGTCTTGGCTATTTCAGCATTCCAGCGCATTTGCTCGTTAGCATTACCTTTAGTAAGTTCTTTCATCTGAGTATAAAAATCTAACTGCATTTCCATTTTTTGCATTTCCCCTGCCAGAGGGAACATGGAAGTTAGAGTATTTTCAAAGGCTTCTTGCCTTTTACTGGTCATTTCAGCTTGCTGATCCTGACGGAATTTCCATATTTCACGTTCAATTTGGGCTTGAGAACGTCTAGACTGTTCAGCCTCTTTCTGTTTATCAGCTTGTTTTGTGTACCATTCGTACTTCTCTTTTTCAATGGTCAATTCAAGATTTAACTGTGCTAGACGATACTGAGTATCTGTCATAGTACGGTTATTTAAGAGAGCTATCTCACGATCTACACCAAGAATTTTATCTGTATAATCCTTAACTTTCTTCTGAGCCTCCATACCCTGATTAGTAAGTTTAAGTTTCTCCAGCTGAATTTTTTCAATTTCTTTCTCAACAGCTTTATTTCCCTGGTTTGTTTGAAGAACACGGCGTAAAGCAGCTTCTTGCTCTTCTAACTGTTGGAGTTCTAAACGCCTACCGGCTTCCTGTGCTTTTTCTTTATCCTTAGTTTGGTTATATACATCAGCTATCTTCTGTTGGACTGCTAACTGATTTTTAGTTTCATTACCAGTTAGTTTAACATACTCAGATAGAGCCTGAGATGCAGTTTTCATTTCAGACAGAGTGTTGTAGCCTAGGTTAAGATTTTTAACGTACTCATCAGCACTCTTACCAGTACCTAGAGATAGAGATTCTATGTTTTTTATAGCATCTGCTAAAGTAGCACTAGTTTTAGCAGCAGTATCTGTATTCTGAGCAACGTTCTGTATATCATTAGCTAAGTCACTAGCAGTTTTCTTAGTCTGATTGTATGCTTTCTGCTGCTCAGTTAGCCCTTTTAATACAGTAGAGTTAAAATCGTATACAGCATCAGGATCAGTAGTATCTCTCTGTAAATTAATTTGCTTCTGAAACTCTGGACTAGCCTTTGCAGCAGCAGCCCCAGCAGCTTGATACGCTGATTTCCAAGCATTGAGATTCTCTGTAGAATCCTCTACTTCCTTACCAAGTCTAGTTACTTGTAGACCCATAGCTGCAGTTTCTGCTACAAATTGCTTATTGGCCTCCGAAGCACCTGCTGCTGCGAGACCAACAGGAATACCTTCACCAACTTGACGTATAGCTAGTTTTGTATAGAAATCTGCTTGTTCCATTCGTTTATCGAACTCAGATTTTAGCTTATTACGCTTATCAAGAGATTCCTTATACATATCTAGAGCTTTATTATAGCCTTCTTCAGAAGCAGCTAAACTTAAAGCAACAGCACCAACGTTGGTAGGGTCTATCTGTCTATTAGTTTTTTCTTGAGCTCTAGCTGCCTCAGCAGATATAGAAGCCTGAGATGTATAAAATACTGTGTTGATAGCATCAATTACTGGCCCTAAATACTTAGCAGCAGCCTGTTGTATTTTTCTTAGTGCAGCATCTGCATTAGCAGCAAATTGTTCCCATGGAGTTGCACGTAGTACTTCATCCAAGTAACCAAAACGTTTAGTAGACTCCGCTATAACAGCATTAGCGTATGCTTGTTGTTTCTGGAAAGTGGTAAGACTATTAACATTATATGTTATACCTGTGTTTGCAGCATTTAACTGTTTAACATAATCAGCGTATGCGTCATTAAGACGAATGGTGACACCAAGTTCATCCAGAAGTTCGATTTCTTGTTTAGATACGCCCTTAATTACACGGTTAAGTGCATCAGTCATATCAACGCCAAGAACAGCAGCCGCACGACGAGCTACTAAACCAAATTTATTAAGTTGTTCGGCATCAAATCCATAAGCAGATGCTGAAGATGCCTGTCTCATTGCTTCCTCAAAAGAAATAGCATATCCAGCAGCTTCTTGTAGTGATCTAGCAAGGGTCTGAACAGGAGTACCTGTCTGAGTACCTACTATAACACCAAATTTTTCTAGACGATTTAGCTGATCACCTAGTTTAAGTTGTTCGAATGCAGATTGCAAAACGAAGATGTTGGAAGCAAGAGCTGCGTACATAATAGGTAAACTACCACCGATCTTAGCCATTGCCGCAAAATCACGAGTTGCACCGCGTGCGGAACCAGAAGTATTACCAATAGCTCTAGAAGCTCTGCCAGCAGCACCAGCAGTATCATTAAAACCTCTAGCTGTGCCACCTAATGCTCTATTAGTATCATATAATCTATCCTGGACTTTTTCTGTTGCAGCTGCAACATCATTACCCATTGTTTTAACAGATCTAGAAACTCCATCAAATCCGACTTCTAATTTATCTGCTACTTCAATCATTGTAATAGCGAGATCGTCTAACTTAGCTCCTATATCATTAATAGATTTAGTAACACTAAGCATACCTCTGCTAGCTTGCATTTTAGTAAGACTTTTTGCTGCTCTATCCGCTGCCCTCTCAATGGAGTAAAGGGTTTTGGGCATTTTACCTAACTGCTCATTTGTCAGTTCGGAAGCAGCAGCAGCGTTTTCCAACGCATCAGATACGTTTTCAATAGACTTTGCAGTACGAGTTGCCCCCTTCTGTTTAACGTCTATTAGTAATTCTCGTATTAGCTTATCAGTCATGTTTTATTTTCCCAATAAAAAAGGCTCTGGGCAAATCACCCAGAGCCAAGCCTCATCGTGGAACGCCCATTGGAGGAAACTTTTACCGTGCGCGAGATTTAGCATGTGGCTTAACGTTAGGAATTCTCCCGTTTTGCGGTTTATGCTTCTCAGCACGTTTACGTGCAGCATCTACAGCTTTAGCATCAAATATATTGATAATGTGTAGAACAAATTCTTTTTCTATAGGATCAGTAATCCCATAAATATCAAATAAAACACCTAATGCAGCCTTATCCTTACCTATAAAAATAGGAAAGTCACCTGGTATGAAACAGTCAATTAGACTGTTATAAATATTCATACTAATAGCTACAATAGGTGGAAAATCTTCGAGTTCAACGGGCATAGCCTTAGGATCAGGCTCTATACCCATTGACTCGCAAAGTATTAAATATTGTTGTTTAGTCATTTTAGACGCTGAGCTTTTAATACATTTGTCTGCAAAATCAGCAACAGCATCTAGGAGTTCTTTACGCTTTTGGGCTACGAAAAGTGTCTAAGTGGAACACTGTCTGGTTGATCCAAGAATCAAACGCAGCAGAGTTCTGCATAAGCATTACAGCATTATCGCGACTAAAAGGAACTTCAGTTTCAGGATCAGCATCTGTTTCAATCAGCATCAGTTTTTCAACGTCACCTACAGTCAAACCAGTCCAACCTTTAATCGCAGCATCAACGAAGGCTTCAATGAACTTATCATCATCCTGTACCTGAACCAAAGTACCGTTAACCCATTCATCGCGTTTAGCAGAAGAAATAACACGTTTAGAGGTAGCACGAGACATATAGTTAAGTTCTAGTTTAAAGTTCGGCATACCTGGGTAGGAAAGAGTAATAGTACGAGTATCAAGAGTAATATCTTTTAAATTAATCATTTTTTAATTTCTCCAAAGAAATCTATTCTCACTGGGTCTGAGGAGGCAGTAGGTATAATATCCCACTCAACTCTATACACATCTGAGAAATCTAGGCGTTTTGTAATACGTGCTGAAGGAAAATCTATAGAAATATTATTATTTCTTATCGTTAAAGGTACATCTATCTCCGGTTCTATATTATAAATCATATCTCCTGCAAAACGTTTTAAGTAATACAGAGAAAGGGTTGCCGAAGCATTCATTTCAGTTACATAGGCTCTTTTATTATTATAAATTTTATTTATATCAAAAACACTCTTATCCTCTCTCCAAGAACACTGCTGTTGGAAAGATAAAGAGGCAGAAATAAGACCAGGTAAGATGCTACCATTAGTAGAAGCTACTACTGGGCTGTAAGACATTACTTCGCCCTGTATAATAGAAGCTGCTTCTCTATACGTAGATACTTCGGAAAATTTCCCCGATTCAATACCAACATTAAGAATTGGTATATTCTTATCTAAAGAAAAATCTACCGTAGATACATAGCAGTTTTCAAAATATACACAGTTATTATCCTTATTTACTATATAGATATTGAACATAATAGGTTCAATATTATTACTATATAGTGGGAGTAAGAAAGTATTACCTTTTCTATCAAAACCTAACCATTCAAAGAAGTTAGCCTCAGTAAGAGTATTACTGAAATTTACTGCTAGAGAGATAGAAGAGGGAGTTTGAGCATTTATAATAGAGTCTGCATAGTTAGTTCTACGATGAACAGTCCTACGAAGAGTCTTGAATTCCTCGTAGGAAGTCTGTATATCATAGTTTGATAGGGCATCAAAATGAAATGCCCTACCATCATACTCAACTATAACTTTTGACTCTCTCATTAGAGAGTAGTACATTTAATTAGCCACCTGCAGCATTTACAGTAATCTGTTTAGTGCCTTTAACTCCAGAACCATCCTTAGCAGTAGCTTCTACAGTAACTGCGCCAGTTTTACTAGCATCTGCTGTTAATAGTCCGGTTGCACTGATAGTAGCTGCATCACCGGCGGTGATAGCCCAAGTAACTTCCTTATTCTTTGCGGAAGAAGGAGTAACTTCAACACTCATTTGAAGAGTAGCCGAGTTGTTTACTGTAGTAACATCACCAGCAGATTTAACAGTAATTGCGGTTACAGCATTAGTAGCACCATCACCATTAACAATCAAGTTATTAATAGTTGTTTTGTTATATTTACTAGAGAAGCCTAAGTAACCTTCATCACCAGCATCCAGATCAGATGGAATAGCTTTAAACTCTACTGAAGTACCAAGTACATCATCAGTTTCAATAGTAGGAATATTAACGTGTGCTTGTTTAGCTACCAGAATAGCCGCAGGACGTTCTTCATCGTATTCACCACCAAGTACTAGAGCAATTTCGAAGCGGTTAACTACCTTCAGAGTTTTGATAAGATCTTTGTACAGCTCCATAGAACCAAGAGATTTATCATTCAGATAAGCAGTTAATGAACCAGTTAATTCAAAAGCACCAGTAAAGGAACCAATTGGAATATTAACACGGGACATAATATTCGGGGTTAGATACGTGATGTTATTATTAATTGTGAAAGTACCACCAGTAATAGGTATATCATAAGACTTATTGGTATCCATATCCTTAATTTTCAAGATAGTCAGTTTGTTCTTAATATAAGAACCCTGGATAGTCATATAAGTTTCATCATCAATACCTACCTCATCTGGATCAAATGGTTGCTCATCCAGAGGAATAAGCTGATTACCGTTACCAGACCAAGTTACACGGCCAATATCTTCGATATCAACGTTAACTTCTGCCTGATTAATCTGGCAGGAATCGATATAACTCCATGCTTTATCAGTCAGAATATAAATGTGTAGCATTGCTAACTCGTGATAAGAGTTATCTTTGAAGTTAACCATAAAGTTAGCTTCGTTATTATGTGCCCCCGTATTACCTTCTAGGTTAATAGCTTTACCACTAGAAAGTGCATGCCATAACATATAGTCAGGAACAATTTGTTTGCTAGTAGTTTTGTCCTTATACGGCAGGATATAAGTAGAAAAGCTCCACTCAGCTGCGTTTAAAGAGTCGTTAAAACGTTTAGAACCACGAGTTGGACGCGGACCAGCTTCATTAACAGTAATATCTGTTGAGTTACTGTCCTGACCCCAAGAAATATCATCCTGAACTAGAATCTCTTGCGTGTTGGTCTTATCATGACCAGTCTTAACCGTAGACACGAAGATTCGAGTATTACGTAATAGTTGTAAAGACATTTAATTATTTTCTCCTAATCTGTAACTTACCTGCGAAGTGACCTACGTGGAGGCTGATACCTCACTGTTACATTTATTTCTGCTAAACCATATGGGGCCAGTAGACCCTCATCTGTACTAACTGATGTAATGATCATATCAGTTGCCTCACATGGGAAGGTCGATCCATTAGGTTTACTAACAGTATATTCTAAATTTCCACCTGTGTCAATAACGGTTTTTATATCCGCTACGAGTTTTTCAAGTTGCTCTTGAATGTCTGTTTTCTCTTTATCGTACACCAGGATTGGAAGTTCTAAAAACATCCACTGTTGGCCCGAAGGAAGATACTGCCCAGTTTCAGTTCCGATATGAACTGCCACATAAGGAAACTCTCGTATTTCCTCAAATTTATAAGTTTGACGAGAAACGTTTCCATATAGGTTATTAAAATATTCGTCAGGTTGAGAGCCATCCAACTGTTTAGATATACGGTCAACCAGAGCTTGTGCAATACTTGTTCTATGATCCATTTATTATGTTCCTTGATTAACCTTGATTTTATATCTAGAGTGAATCAGGTCTCTTGCAGCTTTTGCTATAGCCTCACCAATAAGTTTTTGGGGGTTTCTAGCACCAGGATAAGGTCGTAGAGATAGTCTCCTGTAGGTAGATACTGCAGGGTTGAATACAGAATATGGACGAGTCATATAATTATACGTTACGTTTAATTCAGGAGAACCTTTACTAGTTCCAGAATCACGAAGCATAACATCTTTAATTTTTAAAGAGTTTGCAAAGCGACCTGTTCTAAATTTTAGTGGTGCTCCTGTCTTCTTCATATCCTTTATTAAGTATTCTTTAGCAACTATCTCTAGTATAACCTTCATATTGCTATTAGACACAAAACGTCCGGAAGCACCTGTTATTGCACCTGAGTATCCATCCTCTACGTCTCTAGGATCTCCAAAGTTTACCTCTACTCTGCCTGTAGAACGTTTTTTACCTACAGCAGATTTTTTACCTGCGGTTGCCTGTATAAGATTTTCTAGAGCACCTAAATCCCCTGAAAGATCTAGACTAGAGGATACAGCTTTTAGTATAGAGGCTGTTCTAACATCAAGAAGATCTTGGGATACAGGTTTTGAAAACTTAAAAGATACTTGAGCAATAGTACCATCTCTGGTAGGATCTTTTAGCCCTGTTTCAACAGAGTATACAACAGTATTCTTATTATTTTCAGATCGTCCTGCAGTATCTAGCTGCTCTTTAATAATTTGTTTAGCTAGATCGGAAAGAGACATTATACTCTCCTATATACTTCAATAATAGTACGAATATGCTCTGGAATACCAGACTTAGTGCTATTGAAGGTTACTGTTTCACCACCAATTGTTTTAGCTTGGCGGTAATCTTGTTTATGCCAATGATCTACTAGCATACATGCTGCAAGTTTGAGATCTTCAGGTATTGGATTGAATCCACCTTGTGTATATGCTACATCCATATAACCTTCTGGAGGATTAAATTTGAGAAGGATAATACCATCAGAGTATAGCTTATACTGCTCTGGGTCAATCTCATTATCATTAATCGTCACTTTAGTTACGGAGGTAGCAGATGGTGAACTCAGAAAATATTTCCTACGTGTAGGTTTTGTATTGATTAACTGGTCTACCGCATCAGCATCATCCATGCCTAGAAGGCTCGTGATCAGCGCATTGGCAGCAGTAATCATCATTTCTACACCAGATTCTAATTCAGGTCGTTTTAAGCTACCATATAATCTATAATCTTCGGCTGTGATGATTTGCATTTATTTTTCCCAATAAAAAAGGAGAGCCGAAGCTCTCCTTATCGGCTGAAAAGCCTGTATTAAGATGCAGCGTAAGCACCAGATACAACGCCGTTTTCGAAGTAACGTTGCAGGTTAACACGCTGAGTAACGTAGTACGCATCACGCTGTTTACCAGCTTGGCGCTCACGTTCAACAGTAACAGCACGCTGACGCGGCATTACGAAGTTATCTTTATAAACAATAACTGCGAACTCTGCAGAGTTAGCTTTAGCCGGGAAGAACTCAGAAACTACAACCGGCAGACCGTAAATACGACCAACCTGACCTTGCAGTTTAACAGCATCATTACCAACCTGGGCAACATCCTGCCATTCTTCATCTTCCAGCAGATCGTAGTAAGCATCCATAGATACGATAAGTACCAGTTTGCTCAGCTTCAGACCATGACGGCCCAGTTTACGACGCAGTTTAGAGATAGTTTTAGCAGTTACTAGAACAGAACCATCAGCTTTAGCTTCAGTAATAACTTTAGCACTATCGCCTTCAGCCAGTTTCAGCAGACCCTTAGGCTTACCAGTACCGTCACCAGTCATAAACGCTTCTTCGATAGAAACAGCGTGTGCTTCAATCAGACGCTTACGAAGCAGTGGCAGCAAGGAGAAGATTGCATCTTCTTCAGTTTCATCAGTAATGAAGGACTTAGCAGCCAGTTTATAGGTTTTGAACTGAATTTCAGTCAGAGCACCTTTAACTTCGTTACCAGTAGTAGCATCAGTACCATATGTATTAGCATCTACCCAAGTAGCTTTACCAGCATCTGGTTCAACCAGCATAGTAAGAATTTTGCTGGACATTGGCAGTTCTTCAAACAGAGCACCAACTACTAGTTCTTTCTGCAGGTCACGAATAATACGCTGGGAGAAAATAGTTTCATAGCTTTCACTAGAAACTTCTACTGAAGAGGACTGGTTTACAGCTTTCAGGTGTCTCTGACCGTGTTCGGTATCAAATACACCTTTTTCCATCACGTAGGACAGAAGAACCAGTTTCTCCACTTCGTCTTCAAAGTTTTCCTGAGTACCATACAGTGCTTTAGCTACGCTATCACCGACGAAGGAACGTCCTTCACGAGCTGCCAGCAGAGATTTGATTTCGTCCTGAAGACCAACAATAGTTTCCTGCTGTTTTTCTACGGTCTGTGCAAACAGTTCTGCGCTCTTCTTAGATTTCTCATCCAGAGACTTAACCAGTTCCAGAGCTTGTTCCAGTTTCTGACGATCTTCGCCAACTGCTTTAGAAACCAGGTCATTCATACGAGCCAGTTCTTTTTCTTCCTGCTCTTTACGCATACGTTCAGCTTCAGCAGCTTTCTGAGCAGCGGTCAGACCTTCCAGAGATTTAGCCAGATCACCCAGACCAAGTTCTTCTTTCAGCTTATTAATATCAATAGTCATTTTTAAATAATTCTCCGTTATTCTTTAACGTAGCCTAAAGCTATCGCAAGTTTTTCTAGTTCAGAAAGATTACGTTCTTGAGCTGGGACAGCTTTAGAACTTATTGCAGTAAAAGATTTACGCCATTCAGTATAATCATGACCATTCATGCTCTTAGCGAGATTGAATGTCGAGTCCTGATTACAAGGTACAGAAACTACCGAAACTTCGTATAGTTCTAAATCTTTAATAATAAATATATCAGTAGCTTCATCCCACTCTGCATCTAGGCAGCGGAATCCGATACTAAAAGTTTTCAGTACACCGTTTTTAATTAGTGAAAAGATAGCCGGATCAGAACTTTCATAGATCTCGCATTCGATTTCGAGACCCATTTCAGTAGGGTTAAGATCAATACACTTGCCGATTGGACGACGATGGTCATGTCCGAAAAGAATAATCGGGTTTTTCATGTAGTTAGCAAGTGCATTAGATGTTTTCCATGCCGAAGCAGGGATTACATCACCAGCGCGATCTTTACTAATTGTATTAGCGAATCCACGGATTTTTACAACACCCTCTTTGGATTCGCTATCCATAGATTTAATATAAGCATCTAAATGAACCGGTGCTGATTTTAACTTATTATAGTCAATAGCAGCTTGTGTCATTTATTAGCCTCCAACACCAGGTGCAGTTGGGGTAGCTTTTACTGCTGTAGACTTAGGAGATTCTCCCGCCCCATTAACAGCTACTGCCTGGAAAGTATACTCTTTTGCTTCTAAGGTAGAAATAGTACCTGTTTTAGAAGATCCAGAATTGTAGGTTTTCGCAGTAACCCCATCAGTATAGTATACTTTATACTGGGTGATTGGTGAGCCGGTATTAGTACCATCAGTAATTGTATAAGTTACTGAGTTTTCACCCGGAGTTACCTGTAACGTAGGGGCTCCAGGGACAACGTCTACTGGACCAGCCTTACCATAAGCCTCTACAAATTTCTTCCATACTTTACGGTTAGTATGCGCGGATGAAAGTCCTAGTTCTCTACGCAGAAAAGCATAGCTAGGAACATATTTATGCACAGCAACCGTAGCAAAGAAGATATGAGATTCTGGCAGTTTTTCACCAAAAATGGTCTTTAGACCACTATAATCAATCATTCTTTATCTCCCTCGGTGGAACCTTGAGGTCTACCACCTTCTTGACCGGATACACCTGTTGCAGAACCAGCAACGTTAGCAGGAATACGAATCTTATTCATCTGCTCATCATCTAAAGGTTCAAGGTTCAGCTCTAAACGAGCTTCATTACCAGTTATAATACCATTATTAACCAATGAGGTTAAATGTTTAGCCTCAGATTCTTTATCTGGTGTTAATGCAGCTACTTCCTTAGTATTAGGAGTAATCTTATAACCAAAAAAGAAAGTAAGAGAACTAGTCAGTTTGTTCAGCATAGGGATGATAGTCATATAATAAAACAGTTCGATGTTTGGTCGAATGTTCGCATTATTACCACCATCAAGCAACACTTGCGGAACACCAAAGGCTAGACAGATGGACTTATTAAATCCTTCGATGTCTTCCTTAAAGTCTAGATCTTTAAAAGAGGATATTTGGGAGTACGGTTTAGCTTTCATACCACCATCTAGAATCAGGACAGAGGACTGACCAGTACTAGGATTATAATCTAGTTGTAATTCTTCTTGTTTACGCTCACGCAATTTCTTGTTCAGGATTTCATCCGTCTCAAGAATAAGACCAATCACGGTTCCATTATCGAGGAACTTCTCTTTAAAGTTAAGCATCTTAGAACGCTTCTCAAGAGAATCAATAACAGTAGCAACACGAGATTGTCCAGAAATTTGAGAATTTGTGCCACACACGTAACTGTTATCCTTTATAAAGATAATCTCATCTACGCGATAGTCTATCTGGTTATTAAATATAAATTTTTTGATAAACTTATTGGCATCTGCCTCTACTTGCATTAGTGCAGCAGGGACATGGTAAAGTGCTGTGCCATCCCAATAGATGTATGCACAACCTTCAAAAAGTAGGTCAGTGACTACAAGTCTACGGAATGTGCTTATATCCATGAATGGATTAGGTCGTACATTTAAGAGAGTGTCTAGAGTCTTTGCCTTGATGCCATTAGCATACGTGACAATATTATATTTATCTCCGACAGTATAAGAACACTCCGCCGCACTATCTATAACCATATTAGCAGTTCTATTGAGAATCTCAATTTTACTATAGGCTTGTCCAGTGGTAAAAGGCTTACGGTTAGTGCGATGACTAACTGGTTCCATGTCTCTTATAATACGTTGACCCGGATTTAGCTTTTCAGTAATCCAGCTTTTAAAACCCATTATAAGAACCTTGCGAATCCTGATTTTGTTTCAGTCTTGACTTGTGTCTTTTCTTGAGGATTCTGTAATTTGTCTTTCTGCTTTTGAACCCACACTTTTTGCTTATTAGCAGAAAATAAAGGAGGTTCTTTTGTGTAAACCTTATGTAATAATTGGTGATGGTGTACACAAAGGGTAACAGTGTCTTCTACTAGCTCATGCCTATATCGATCATAGAATGCCGTCCTATTTGAAAGGACTGTTTCTTCGTCAGTGAAATCCAATTGGAGTTCTTTAGCAAATTTTTTAACTAGTAGAGACACCGTATGGTAATGATGAAGCTCTAATTCTTCAGCACAACCGCAGATAGCACACTGAGAGTCTTTTTTATATTGACTTTTTATTCCGTCTCTCATAAGGGATATAGCATCGCGTTTATATTTTACATTGCTTGCCATAGTGTTCTCCTCAACTGTATGAATATAGTATACATAATCGTATCGAATTTGTAAAGGGGATTTTAAAATGCAGGAATGGGATACCAACTGAGTAGTATCCCATCCTATACTTATTTATTTACCACGGGAAATAGAATAAATTCCATAGCGCAGAGCATCACAGAGGTGAGAGTTAGCATCATGACGTGGTTTTTCACGTGATAATTTCTCTTCGCCTTCTTGGAAATCCCACTTATAGTTCTGTAGCGCGTGGATTAATGAGGAACATGAAGCATCTACAATAATCTTACCCTGCTGGAATAGCGCTTGCAAGCATGCTAGACCGTCTAGGACAGATTTTTTAGCTGGAGCTGATGCAATTTCATGTTCATAAGCTAAGTCCTGACGGAACTGGGCAGCCGCGGAGTCAACGAAGATACGATCAACATTATAGCGATCTATACAGTGCTGAATGTACGCAGCATGCTGAGCTGTGGTTTTCTCCGCCTGCTGGTACTCTTCTAAAACAAAGTAAGTATCCGTATCATAGTGATACTTGATAGTAAGAACTGCTGTAGGATCACGATAACCCACGTCGATGCCAAGCAACGTTTCAAATGCTTCATCATCTTTAAAGAAGTGACGCATACCTTTAAGGTCTTTAACATGATCAATAGCATTAAAGGTATCGAAGATCTGACCTTCGAATACAGAGAAGTCAGCCTCATATTCTTGGCGAAAGTAGTTTTTACTAACTGTACGACGTGCTTCTTCGATGTCATTCAGATCAGCACGTGGATTATCACGATATGTACCATGAATAGATACCCAGTTAGGTAGTGTATCATCAAATCCATAGGCATAAAACTCCTTAAACCAGTTACCCCCACGAGGAGTAGAGATAAATAGAGCCTTAGAATTAGGTTTATCTAGGGTAGGACGCAACTGAACCCTGAAGGCATCACCACCTACATCAGAAATTGCAGCCTCATCAAAGATGATAAAATCATATGAACGTCCAACTGCGGAGTCGGCCTGAGCCGCGGAAGCTAGTTTAAATAGAGAACCATTAGCTAACTCAATCTCTTTATCTTTAGCGTTCTCACGTTCGGTTTGTAGGCCATACTTCTTAATGAGACCACGAATCTGAGACCATCCGATGTTGGCCAGTGAATAGTTAGGAGCAACTACTAATACCTTCACATTAGGTTCCAGCAACTTTAGGAACCCAAGTGTATACGCGATGAAGGATTTACCTACACGGCGTGATACACACGCCGTTACAAAACGATGTCTAGGATCTTCTAGCGCATTGATAATTGCTATTTGAGGACCATTAGGTGTAATACCTTCTTGCGCCAGTATTCCTGAAACAGGTAGACGAAAGAAACGTTTATCTATTCCGAAATCAATAACATCTACTGTATTAACGTAGGGTCTTGATACTTCCATTACTTCTTACCTCCCGTAGCTAGGGAAGTAATTAAGTCCATATAGTTTTGATCCCCGGCTCCAGCAATAATGTTATTCTGGATGTTGGTCTGATTGGCTGGAGTACGGGCTGCTGCCTTCACTTTCTCCAATTCTACCATCATTTTCATTTCTTCCATTTTCATTTTATGTGCTTTCCAGAGAATATCCATAATATCCTGATCAGAACCCATGCCAGTTTCTTCCAGTTCCTCCAGCTTACGTTTAATAACTTCATCTAGAACACCAAATAAACGATCTCTATTACGGAAACCACTCTCCATAAAAATATCATTTAAGTAGTTCTTAACTTCACTACGATTCATAATATCTCGAAAAGCAATTTCGGACATTCCAAGACTACGTGCGGCAGAAGGTACATCGCTGCCACACTGTAAATATGCTTCAATTACATCCATCCCTTCAGGGGACATAAGATCTGGTACTAATACATCATTTGCCATATTTCCTCCTTTAGGTAAGGCGTTGAACTGTTACTCTTAATCTAGGTAGGAAAACTGCACTACCTAAACTTACGTGCATAACTACCCCTAATTCTACATTTCCATTTCCTAGATTTTTAACTGTATATATGAAACTATTTCTACTTAGTGCATTATTAGGTGTGTATCTAAATGCAGATGTAGTATGAAAGGGTACTAAGTAACCTACAGGTAATGTTAAAATCTGGTGGAATATTGCATCTCCATTACTATAGCTATAAGCCCTTCTTCCCTGCACCTGAAATACACCGTTATTCCATGTATTAGCTGGAACACCAGCACAATTAAGATTACCAGATATAACTTCAGTAGTAAGAATAACGGTAGCATTACCTCCTGGAATTCCTAGTCCAATAGTAGATAAAGCCACATATCTATCTCCAGTTCCTGGATAGTAAGGAGTAATATCATCCCCCATGTAAGAACTACCAACATTTCCACTAAAAAGTCTCAGAGGAACTGAAGAGGGCCCCCAAACAACCCCATGTTCGTTACCAATAGTATTATTACTTGAGTTTACGTACCATTGCTTACCAGCTCCGAATTTGTAAATACTAATTTGAGACTTAGCCCCTCCGTGATCTACAGGAGACCATAAACTCCCGTTACTAGAACCTACAAGTTCACACCTTGCAGTGGTATCTCCGAAGGCTCCAGTGTACGCTGCGTTATTTCCAATGAATTCCATATCTGGCCTATAGCCTAAGTTACCAAAAGCATTTTGGTTGATAAACTTATACCCAGTATTCGGTAAACTAACCCCTTTTATAGTAAAATTAGAGGGAGAAATAAGAATATCTGAACCAGTAAAAGGATTACCAGAAATACCCATATTACCATTAGAATACCTCAGATTAAGTACATACCAAATAACCTTAGTAGGAGTTATGTTATACCAATCCTGTAATATTGTAGCATTACCAGATTGATTAGCTAAATTAGTTGTAGAACCTCTACAAACAAATCTATTACCCCCATCATGATACATAGTATTTACACTACCAGGAAGACCTTGTCTTACCCCACCATACCCACGTATATTGGAGTTACAAACATAGAACCAATCGTGTCCTCTGTGTGCTGACCCTAAAGGAGACATCCATCCTGGATCCCAGTAATGTTGGTTATTACCATCTATAGGTACTGTACTACTATTAGTAGGAAAACCCAGCTGTGCAAAAGCTTCTGCAACAGTAACCCCTACGGGAGCTCCCCCACCTGGCCTAACTATACCGTGATAAGTACTATGTAGGGTGGTTCCCCCAGTACCATTCCTAGAAATAGATTCTTCATGACCTATAGATGGGTTATAGTTATATGTACCAGATGCCAGGCTATTACCAAAGGCAAATCCACTGGTCTGGGAAACACTAGCAAAAGACCTAAAAGGGTCTGCCTGAGTAGCAACTATAGTTTGACCCACCTTACTCTGAGTACCGTTAAGAAAAGCCCTATGAGTACCATTAATCTCAATAGCAGTTAGTATAACTCTACCTGGGTCATTAGATTTAATATTTATTATGTCAGAGGGCATCTGACATACAAAAAACCCATTTCCAGCATTGCCTAATGGAGCCTCATAGGTACCATCAACTAGGACAAATGGCATATCACTATGAAAAATACTATTATTATTTGGACTATAGTGACGATTAATGTCACCACCAGATTCAGTATTTAAAGATAGTACGGTCTTACCATCGCTATATTTTCCAGCGAAAAAACCCATATAATCTCCTATTATAAAAATGTATTTGCTTTCATCCCTCTATTTTGCTATAATAGATTCATAAATTAGAAATGGAGAGATAAATATGAAAAAGTTTGTGATTGCACTAGTTGCCGCAGTTATGTTATCTGGTTGTGCACCTGCTCCTAAACCATTTTGTACGGGATTTGTAAAATCTTTTGGCGGTGCGGGAGAAGAACATTACGGTCTCAAGGTTCAAAAAGTTCGTATTAAGGGAGATCGCTTTCCAGTAGTACAGCTCCGTACTAAGTTTGGGTGGTGGGATCTCAGTCAGTTTGACCTTAAATATGGTGATTGTAAATTTAAACTAGAGCAATCTAACTACCTGTAATTAGTATAAAGCAAAAAGACATCTAAGTAAACTAAATTTTTTATTTCTTGGATGGTATATTGGCAGAAAACACTATGCAAGAAAGTGAAAAGTCCTTCTAGGAAGTCACGAGCATGGTTGGTTATGCACAAACTATAAAATATTTTAAAATAGCATATTTACAGGAGTATGAAAGATATGTCAAATAAAAGAAAGAACAGACGCGGAGAAGTGTACGAAGCGTGGATTAATATTTATGGATTTGGTTTTGTATTATTCCTAATCTTCGTAGGCTTTTGGTTAGCAGCTATGGCGGGGTGGATATAATGGGAGTAATAATTATTGTTTTATTAGTTGTGGTAATTCTAGGGCAGTGTGTCTTGGATAACCACTTAGCTCGTATTGAACGTAAGCTACGGGAATATAAATAATGTTTAGTATTATAATTGCTTTTATTATCGGGATACTCGCGGGAGTTTTCGGGACGACTGCGGCAATCAACAAGCATCGTAAATATATTGCGGAAGTGTCGCGGGAGATTGCGGAAAGGGAGCGGAAGTTTGACGAGAAACGTGCGGAGTTTGAACGGGAGTGGTCGGATGGATCTCGGGCGTCGCGGAAGAGATTTCGTATGTCAGAATCAGGAGACAAGCCAGTAGACAGGAGAAGCTCATGAAAGAATTCGGGCGGTTTTTCGGGGAGTTTGAGATAACTCAAGAAGAACTTGAAAAGATGGGTATCACCCAAGGGATGCTACAAGTTTTTCCTAAGTCTTCGGAAATTCCAGAAGGATTTATGAGATTTGGTGAAGCTATTGAGTACATCAATAATCTTGTTAAGACTGACCATCTATGGCAGTCCATTCTCAGGCAGTCAGCCCGTAAATAGCGCTAATTTGACTTTTGCCAAATTTCATAAGATTACACATGGAGGTGTGTCCAGTGGCCTCCCAGATGAGAATGAGTCTCATTACCGCCCGGTACTTAGCAAGCTAATAGTCACGGCATGTTATCGTTACACACCGTGACTATTTCAACTTTAATTATTACGCAACTTTTAATTTCTCAATATATTGTTGCGGGCTGCAACTATATTCTGCGCGTTCTTCTTCGGTCATACTTTCCCAACATAATTTCAAGCGATCAGCTAGGAACTGATAATCATTATCATCGTCGAGAGATTCATCGATAAAGGTTTCACCTATCAATGCCACGCCGATTGATAGAATATCGTTAACGGCTTGCGCGTCCAGCGTTTTAAACCCGTATGATGCCGCCGCTGATAGCACGCCTTTATGATCGTCAATCATTGTAAAATCAGCGTTCGGATATAGCTGTTTAAATAGCTCAAAGTAATAAGATTTATAAACTGCGTCTTTGCTGTGGTATATTTCGCTAACTTTATCAGCCTCAAAATATTTGTGCAGTGTATCGCGGGAAAACACGCGGATATTGCTATTTCCACGCCCTCGCAATCCTTGTTTGCGCAAGAAATAGTAATCCGACTTGCTCATCAATCGAGCGGTGCAAATAATGTTTAAAGTATTTGCGTCATTCATGCACTGGCGCATATATTCAACCAATGGCAATAAAGTATCTTGCATTATTAAATGATGTTTGCAGGCTTCATTTTTATACTTATTTAAATCTAAATTGCCCTCACTATCAAAGCAAGGCGCTACACGATGGAAAGAATTAATGATAGTGCCGTCTAAATCCCAAATCATGACGCGGGAAATATGCGGGAAATTACGGAAAGAATTAATAATAGCTTTATTCATTTGTTACGTTCTCCATTAAAGGGATTAGATTAATTCAGCATTGCCCGCTATTTATCAGCGGGCAATAATAAATCAACTATTAAAGACCATAAGCCAACGCATCAGCAATAAAACTAATATCTTCGCCGGATACATGGGAACGAATACCCGCGCAGGTATATACCTTTGCGCTCGCTAGGTGATCATCGAGGCAAGCGGGGCAAGGCGCGACAACTGCAAAGGCAAGGCCGGATTTTACGGCGTCGATGATAATCGTTTCCTGCTTCACCGTATCAACATAAACACCTGCGGCCTTAATGTAACTACTTGCGCGGCCTTGCGTATAGGCAAAGGTAGTAACCTGCAAAGCGTCATTAAAGTCTAGTAATTCATCAATAACGTGCCCCGCCTCGACGTGGTAACGTTCACCATTAGAATAAACCAAAACAATTGAGGATTGAGCGCGATCGAAAGGAATATTTTGCTTTTTCATATTTATAAAACTCCAATTAATTTAATAAGGGATTTAATTTATTTGTTAGCTTCAAGACTTACAACAAAAGCGAGATTTGTTTCTTTCCATACGTCAGGAATATCATTTGCCTGTATATGATCTTTCGCTTCATAATCAGTCTCAAAAGAACAAAAACCATCGGACTCAATTATATAAGTGTGGCCGTTTAATTCATTTTGATAAATATAACAATTATTATCTTTTAAATTGCGGTATACAGTGCCGCGCAATATAGTATCAATCGACCATGTATCGGCGGTGTTTTTAACGTTGGGAAGATTAATTTTAATAGCCATTTAATTTAGCTCCTGTAATAGCGGCTATATTTCAAGCCGCTAGGGTAATAATTTAATTACGCAAAGAATTTACCATTCTTAAAGTCAATCAAAGTGCGCTGACCGTTTGCGTATGTAATTAAATGGGTTTGCGTCCAGCTTGACGCGCCAACGTTGTAACCCATATCCAGACTACCTGCTACGCCAGCGGTATATACGCCGCCGTAAATGCTTGCCGTATGAGTATGACCAGTGTTTAACTTGCCCAATTTCTTAAACTGCTTAGGATTGCCACGGCTGCCGTTTATGCCGTTGTGACCGTGTACGCCGCATTCAATGCCTGCAATTTTAAACGATTGGTCAGTGGTCAGGAAAATGGCGTTAAATTCACAACCTGCTACCTTACGCAAGGCATAATCTAGCACGTTGAAAGTATCGTCCTGCTTTGCAATAGCCGCATAGATTGCAGCGTTTAGGCTGTGATATAGTTCGGCGTTTGCTGGATCGTCTTTGATGTTAGCATTTCGATCATCCAGCCAACGGGATAACGCCAAATCGTGATTTGATTCAACAATGATTGTTTGAGAAAAATCACGCTCCATTGATTCCAGCACGCGCCCCGTATCGATAAGATCATCAATAACCTTATCACGTCCGGCGGCGTACTGTTTCGCTAGGAATACACCAGAAGCGCGGTTATGATGATTGCGGGATGTAAAATCATGCACATCATGTACAAACTGATATTTCGGTTTGAGAATATCCACAAGCCCATAAGTATCACCATGACCCCAAGACGCTTGAGCGCAAGCCTCATCTAGTTTTTCTGCATGAATATCGCCATACTGCAAGCCTAAAACATGCCCCGACGTTTCAAAACATCCCGAAGGAGTGGCGCAAATATTCAAATCGTAAAACATGCCGCTTTCGTCCATTGTTTCAAGCTGGCGAACAAAAAACTCCCCGTCGTCGTCGAACTCAACAATAAGCGCGCCAAAATTATGAAGTGCTTCCGCTTTCTGTCCTGCTTTCTGCTGAATGTAGTTTTTGAGCGTTGCCGTTCCGGTTGAATACATACGGCGCACTACTTCACCTTTTAAAGCTGGCACGCTTTCGGCGGTGATTTTAGCGTGACCAATTGCCAGACCCTCGATATTTAAAGCCGTTGCAGTTTCTGCAAATCCAGAAAGCGGATAATCTGCGGTTGGCAAAACATTAATTTCAGCCATGAAAGCGAAACGGCGGTTATTTAAAAACACGTTTTTGCTGCAAATATATTTATCGAAAGCGGGATCATATTTGATCCCATCAGCACCTTCCCCATTTTGGAATCCGTTTTTATTATAAATATACTTAGAAACAAGCAAATCAGCGCCGATAAATTTAGCATATTGCTCCAGCGCGGCTAAAAAGTTTTTATGCGGGAAAGTATTATTTTGAATCGACGTAATAATAAAACGTTTACCTTGTTTTACTTCCCACTGTTCCACGGTACTAGAAACAATCCCAGCCGCTTCGGGGCGCTCATCGTTTTTAATGGCTTTTGCTACTTTTGCCGCTTTCGGTTTCGCTGGTTTATTTGCTTCCAGCCAGTCGCAGATAGCGGTGGAGTGTTTAGTAGTATCGTATACCGCTTTCGAAATATCGTCACAAACTTCCAATTTAGTGGCGCGCAGGCGTTTACCGTAGAAATTGAAATCAGCGGCCATTTTCAGGATAACGGTTTGTTTTTCTGCGGAAATAATCATAGTAATAAAACTCCATTAAAGGGATTAAATTCAATTTTGGCAATATTGCCAAATATAACGCCTCCAATAATAGGCGTTATAATTTGCAACATTAATTTAAAGGCACTAGGCTAGAACTAACACCACAAGCAACGGCGGCAATAAAACAAATCAGACCTAAACGCTTTGCCAATTTAGATTTGCGTTTAAAATAATACGAATCTAAATCATTTTGAAAATAAGCGAACAATAACGAGGCCGCCATAATAAACAAGCCTAGAATTAAGGATTCAGTAGGAAAGAAAATCATTTTTAAAACTCCTGATTTAAGGGAAGAAAATAACTATCGCTAAACAGTTATATTATTGCCCCCTCACTAGAAGGGGGCAAGATATAACTATTATTCCCCTGCGGCCTGTTTCACTTCATCGGCAACGCCTAACAATTGCGCTACAGCGTCCAGTGTTTCCAATTTTGCACTTTCAAGGCTTGCCAGATCGTCGGCGTCTTTGATAATGCCGGAATCGATAGCGTGTTTTGCAATAACGCGCACATAGTGAGCCTTGCGGATTGAACTACCGCCGCCAACTTTGCGCGGCTTGTCGCTTTTTTGATAGGCTTTTGCACTGGTCAATTTTGACCGAACGGATACGGGGGAGGCCGCGCCTACTGCTTTTGCAATCTCTTTCAGGCCGTCGCTATTTGCAAAATCTAAACCGTTTTCGTTGATTAATTGCTGATACATGGAAACAGCTTTTTGAGTGTTTTCTTCATTCCATGCAAATTTTGCGGTTTTAGCGTTAGTCATGATATAAACTCCTGTTTGTTTAATTTAAGGGATTAGATTAACTTAATGTTAATCGTTATATCCCCCTGAAATAAGGGGGATATAAAGTTAACACTAGATTATAAAACAGCTTCCCATTTTTCGTTACGTTGAACAACCTTTACAACGTCGCCGGATTTAACGCGAACGCTAAAAACGGGTTTGCCGTTGTTACTACGTTCCGTTTCAGCGTATACCGCGTCGATTGTATCAAACGGCATAAGCGCCGCGCCTTTAATACGTTCGGCTTTTCCGGTTAATTCATCCGTTTTAGTAACGAAAGGAATGAAGACGGATTGACCAATTTTAGGCGCGGTAATAACGTTTTGCATAGTATAAACTCCAAGTTATTTAGGGGATTGTTCCGCATTACCTGCTAGAAAGTAGCAGGTAATAAGTAACAATCCGCTCGCCAATATAATCAATTTAAAGAACTCCACGTAGGCCGCTATATCCCAGTTAGGGGGCGGGACACATTATGGTAAGTGCCGACCGTCAAATTTTATCAAGTTATCGCTCTTGTCGAACTGGGTACATCTTAAAGCCTATCGGCTAGGGTGTCAAACAATTTTTTGAGATTTTTTATGATTTTCTTTCAGGTCAATCATAATATTTCGCCAGATCATTTCTAAACCTTGCTGGCGACCTTTCTTGTACTGCGTGAATCGATATTTTACCGATCTTTGCGCTACTGTCAACAAATTTTTTGTTTTGCTATCTAGTGCCTTGCTAGGCTTGCCAGTGATCAATAAAGTTTGTTTCATATCGTCGATTCCTTATAATGAATAAGTTTACCGCCGATAGGCTTTAAGATGTACCCAATTTTTAAAGAGCGCGGCGGTAAACTTCCCGCCGTGTAGTTCGTCATTGCCGCCCTACGTGATAAATAATAGGGGATTCCCGAAAATGGCGCAACCCTATTTTTGTAAAGAAACGTAAAGACAAAATTCACCGCACCACGTCCGGCGACGGCCTAAAATTAAAAGAAACGGGCGCGCGAATACCACAAAACAGAGCAGATAGGCAAGTAATTTTTTCATTTATATTTGCTTTGCCCTACTTGACAAAATCTAAAAAGCTCGTGGTAGCGATAAACGGCCTATCCCCTTATGATGGGATGGCTAAAAACTTTATTGCGTTCTGGAGCGTTTTAGGCGCATTCTAGCCTTGTTGATAACTTATCCCCAAAAGCAAAAATGAAATTTTCCTAGTTATCCACTTGACTTTTATTTTCCAGTGGATAACTACTTATTTTATGAAATAAATTAATTGACTTTTATTTGCTAGTGTGTATTGGAAGAATAGCAGACTAATAATTGCTAGGATGATAATCATGCTGGTGGATTGTAACGGATTAAATTATTAGCAGACTATTAATCACGGAAAATCTCATTAGCCAACTAACTATTACATAATATATAATATACATATAAATTAATGAGAAATAATAATTATAATAAATAATAACTACAGTAAATAATAACTATAAGAAACCATCGGCCTAAGTGAGAACCACTATCATTTAAGTTATCCACAATGTTATCCACAGCACAAAAAGATTTGACACGATAGGCGGCGATATAAGGACTTTTGCACAGACTTATCCACAGGTTATTCTACTGTATAAATATACAGGGTAAAAAGGTAGTGTTAACGACTGCAATCAATTTTAAGCGGCCTAAATCGCATTCTAACGAGCTAAACGCTGCAAGGTAATATTAAAGCAAAGCCTCAATGCGTCGGCCTGGTGGCTTCACCGTGTTTTGCTCTTTACTACACCGCTGCGCGGTTAGCATAAAATTAGGCGCTAGGCAAGGAATAAAAAACATTTTCTTTTTTCTTGCCCCTAGTGAACAAATATCTATATCATTCACTCACCGATTAACGAGGGAGGCCGAACAAATGAGGCTTTTTAAACCTGATAATGCCACCGTTTTAAAAGGTGCATTGCGCAACCTGCTGGACGGTAGCAAGTCAACCAGCATTAAACATTTTATTAACAAGGTTGAAACTATTCATCAAAACTTTTTTGATGAGTATGACGCCTATGATATGGATAGTTTTCTACCGTTATATAAGCAAGGGGCAACGCTAGTTTTATATAATCGGGATTGCCATATCTTTACAGGCAGGGGAGCGGGGCCGGATACCGATTTTATTGTTGCGCAGGGTAATAATATTGTTGCGTATCATAGCAATTCAGGCCGTCAATCATTTAATATAAATGGTTTTGAGCTTATTGGACTTGATCTGATAAATGGACTTTCTAGCATTGAGGGATTTTTAGATGTTATCTGGAAGTATTTACCTGCTGGATGGTATAAGCCGGATAATGACGGATCTCAATATACCGCTATAATGGCTTTTGATGGCGACGGTAATTTTTTGTTACCCTCGGAATTATACCCGTATGTATATGATGGCGACGTCGAAAGTGCGGGATTCTCTTTCGAAAGAGAAGAAAGTATTTACGTTGAAAATCAGGCTGTAAGTTCTAACACTCAAACTACTGAAAACAAAGGAAAAAACACCATGACCAAGATTGCTAACATCGTTGCCGCTAATAAATCCGCTGTTGTAAACGCTGCAAAACTGGAAGCGGGTAAAATTGCACTAACTCAAATCACGAAAGTAGCGGCTAAAAAAGCACCGTTTATGATTAAAGGTTATATTGATACGCCGATTGGTCGTGTAGTGATCGCTAACCTGCTGAGTGTAGCGGTTGACCAGTACGCCCCGACTAACCAAAAGGCGAAAGCGGTAGCAGGGGCGGCAATGGAAGCGGCAATGTTGGAAATGGTACAGAGTTTCAATATTGCTGAAATGATTGATGAAATGGTGAAAGGTATTGATATTTCTACTTTTACTACTAACACCGAAAGCGAGTAATAATATTTAGCGGGGATTGTTTCCCCGCTTTACTATTCCCTTGTTAATTAATAGGAGGCTAATTAATGGCTGATGAAAAATATGGCTTCTCACTAGGGGAAGTGAACACGGCAAAACATGATATGATCATTTTGGTCGATTGTCATACTGGCTATTGCGGGGAAGGTTGGACGGAAGAACATTTTGTTCCCGCTGGTTGTGATCTGGACGCTTTCGCTCATGAAATGGCTATTGATAACGCTTCTCGTTTCGGTAGTGATGGTTATGAGGACGAGGAATCGGGCGAATGGTATGAAAATGAAAACGTATATGCAAGCCTTTATCATTATCAATTGAGTAAATCCGGCGCGTATGTAAACGGCGGCGATCCTATTAATTCCGTCATGAAATTAATTATTAAATATGGTGGCGCGGAAATAATTGGCAATAAAGCGGTAATATACGCAAACCGATTAAAACAGCTTGTTTATATTCCTGATAGTACCCGATGGGATGAATATGCTATCTTGCATGACGAACTGAAACGATGTTTCAATGTTGAATCCTTACAGGTAGTTTAGTGTAAAGTTTTGTAAAGGTCGCCTTTTATGGCGGCCTTTTTTGTTATAATGCCTTTACACCAAAACGGTGGATTGAAAATTTTCCCAAAAATTTGGAGGCTTAAAATGGTTGCTTATTCTTCTGCTAGTCATCTGTTTACCGCTCAAGGCTGGGTGTCTAACCGCGTCATCATTCATGACATGGTGCAGGAGTTCGGCATTGCTAAAACTTATAACACCATCCAAGAACTATACAACGCCGATAAAATCGATCAGCAAACGGCTGGCTTTTTGCTGGATACCCTGAAAGCGGAACACTGTACCAAAAAACAAGCGGCAAAAATTGTTTTAATGTAATTAATAACGGGGCGTTACTTTCGCCCCACTAACTAGGGGAGTATTACAAATGGTTATTTTTCGAGCTATTCTGGCGGGTATCTTGGGCGCTATTTTGACTCTTTTCGCCACCGCTTATGGTATTCAGGATTCCTACTGCGGTCTAGTAAATACAAAACCAATGGTTACTATTGGTGCTGGCATTGCTGTATTTTCTTATCTGCTGGGCTGCATGACTAGTAAAGGAGAATAAAAATGATCCGCAACGTTTCTCTTGCACGTTCGAAAGGCTTTAAGCTGGTGGATGTTAACACGTTCGAGCGGGAAGATTGTAAAATCGAATATGTAGCACGTAACAAAAATGCCTTTCGTGTTACCGAGAAAAAATTTGATAAGCGCGGCAACGTGATCGCTGAAACGGTTAAACACTTTGCCACCTTTTACGCTGCGTTTCGTGGGGTACTATGAAAAGCGTTATCGTTATTGCCCTTGCAATGGTTGGCGGTTTTACCGCCACCTTATTCAAAAATGACCCCATTTCGTTGGGGATCTTTATGTTATTATCTGGCTATCTAATTGGGAGGCTGTCAAATGGTTATTTATGAGGGCAATCGTTTTGTTGCTAATTGCCGCCCAGCATTATTAGCAAACTATTTGAATCAGCTTTCACCAGCTTATAAGGGCGTTATTAATATTTATGAGGGCAAGGCGCATTATAAAATCAATGCGGTCGTTGCCCGTGAACTAGCATTTCAATTTTTAACTTTTGCATCTTGTGACGTTCAAGTTATGGGTGAAGCATTAATTGCAGAAAATGAAGATGATTTTATTAATATTTTCCGCAAAGTATGCACTGAGCGCCTGATAATGAAAGGCGCGTATATTCAATCCACTGCGGATAGTATTGAAACAGCGTTTCGAAAGGTGGCGCAATGAGTGAAATTACTTGGAATATGTTGCTAAAGGTTAAACGGGTAAAATTAACACAGGATTTATGGGGAGTAGGTAAAATAGGGGATGTATTCAATGTATTTAAAGACGCTCATCATAGATTTATAAGAAGAAATAATAATACTGGCACAGCGTTTTATTTAATTGATTTAATCAAATTATATGGTGAGGATATTTTCGAGCTAGAATATGAGTAACTATATAATTTTGGTGTATTGCAATGAGATTATATAGTAACGGAGCGTTATTATGAGCAATAAAATTGTTGTAACCAAAATCAGTACAATGGTTGATGTTTTTTACGTGCCCGATACGCCTGAGAATCGGCAAGCGGTCGAGCGTGGCGATTATGATAAAGTGATTTATGATCACGATGGGTATTATCAGCATTTGGTGGATTCCTACGGGGAGGAGGAAAAAATCACGCATCGACTACCAGACTAATAATCACGGGGCGCAACTATCAGGAAGTGCCCCCAATTCTCAAATGAGAATGATTCTCATTTGACCGCGCCCGCGATGGTTAGCCTGCTAATGATTAGGGTGTTACGTGTAGCCTTGTGTGATCGTTAGCGGGCTAACTAATTTTCAAGCCTCCTCCAATTTTGCCCTTGTTTTAGTATCCCCACCAAAATTAAACGCGTTAGAATGCGATCTAGGACGTTTTAGCGGTATATTAGAATTATCCACTGCGTAGGAATACTGTGTATTTATACAGTAGGATAAGCTGTGGATAAGTCTGTTAATAACGCCTCAAAATGGCTAGGATTTTGTCAAGTCAAATCGTGCTGTTAATAAGTCTGTGGATAACTTAAATAATAGTGTTTCTCACTTCCATTCTTAAATGCGAATCATTATCATTTGTATTTCACTATCTAACTAATAATCATTCCACTTTTTAAATGAGAATCGTTTCACTTCCTGAATAATTTTCGTTTCACTTTCTAAATGCGAATTATTATCATTCTCATTCCGCTTTTTAAATGAGAATGATTCTTATTATCATTCGTATTTAGCGCAGGGCAATTGCCCTGCGCTTTTGTGCAAATCCGACATTGCTCCACGGGTGTTACGTGCGGGCGTGTATGTGCGAATCCGACAATTTTTGGTAGTGTGCAAATCCGACCCGAAAAATTTTTATAGTGTGCGAATCCGACAATGAATTTTCCCAAAAACTCCAGCAATCTCGAACTGCGTTCGAATCCTGTGGGGTATGTGCAAATCCGACATGGTTTTTCTAGGATTAAGATGTGCGAAACCGACAAGATTTTTGTGACTCCGATTGGAGGATGTGTAATTGTGTGAGTTTGGAGAGAAGTTGAGAGAGCGAGAGAAAATTAGGGGAGAAGCTAGAGGGGCGCATGTTTGGTGCGAGGCACCCGATTTGCGGGGATTTTGGGGAAGAGTTGAGATAATTTGGGTTAATTGGGCTTGGGGCGAGATAAAGTAAAATTTTATTAGCAAAATGGGGCAAAATAGCTTGACAAGTGAAAATTTCTGTGGCTC